TTGCTATGTTTTTTCTCTACCAAAAAACAACATAGCAAAGCTGGCTTCTGCCGAAGCCTTTTTAAAAACCCTGCTTTCGCAGGTTTTTATTCGGGTGATCTCCGACACCCGGGACCGGCGGGCGGCGAATAGTGAGACCCCATCTTAAACCGTGTCCCTTTAAACGACCTCCATCACTACCGTGATGGCGCGTATATGGCGCGGGACCCTATGACGCCGTTGGTCCGGATGGCTTATGCCATCCCCGGATTATTAGCAGTTACCACTGCCACGGGTTCTAACGAACCCTCCGACTAACCTGGTATCTACCAAGTGAAAATTAAACGGCAACTTCGTTGCCCATTGATCACTATGATCACTTTCCCCTTTCGGAGTGGCCCGGCTTACGCCAGGCCAGTTAACTTACAATTAATATTTCTACCTCACCAGTAATCGTGGTCGTTTTCTTGGATATCTAGGATTTTTAGGTTAGGCAGATTGAGAATGTTCATTGGATATCACATTAAATAATCTTTCAGTTTCTCTTTTATGCCATCTACCATGTCTTAAATATTTCATGTGAGCTATTTCGTGGCATATAAGTCCTTCTAATGATTCAGGTTCTAGTTTAGGCCATGAATTTGCGCCTCTTATTCCCTGGCTCCAGCGATGATCACAATAACATTCATGGATGAAAAATTCATCTACAGTTATTTGATATACTTTTTTATTTTCATCGGCATATGCAATACCTAAAGCATTTTCATATCCTTCAACCTTTCCGTGGTCATAAGCAAGAATAGGAATGATTATGTTAAATTTCAACTTAATATTGGTAACTATATCGTCAAAATACTGTTGTTCCTGTTCTGTTAGCATTTAAAACTCCCTCATTACTAAAGATTTATCTGATCAACACTGTAATCCTGAAAGCCGGTTTTTAGTTAATACCACTAGGTGCTCATTCATCATCTTTATACCGGCCTACTAGCCGGTATTCCCTCCCTTCGAATTGGATTTACCGGCCTTCCGGCTTGGTTATTAGATCATTTTTTTAGCCTTTCGGCAAAATACATATAACCATTATCGCCGCAACATTCTTTACAAGCTACGCTTCCATTATTTGCACATGTTGGACAGGGATTAAGCGGATCTGTTTTCATGCTATTATCATGTTTCTGAACCCAACCAAGTGCATCTTCGCCGGTATAGGCATAGCCGTCAGCAACACTATCAATACCACCAACGTCCTTGCGGTCCTTATGGTAGATCTCAATGATACCTGCATTTAAATCCATCCAATAATAGCTATTTGAGTGAAAGTAGAAACCGATTCCGCCGGCCTCATACCAGCCGGCTGCTTTAATAGTTTCTTCCGCCGCTTTCATCCGTAGGGATTCCTGTTCTGATGTCTCACGCATCAGGTCTTCATGAGTCAGCTTCTTAACCATAAGCCCAACCTCCTTACTTTTGAATGAATTCAGAAATATGCGGTACCTTAACTTTTTCAAGCTTGCTCTCGCAAAGAGGGCATTTATTATTACTTTCATCCAAGCTGAAAACTTCACCGCAGCTTGTACACTTATATTCGGACACCTGCTTTACACTGGTTTTTATGGCATTCCAGCACTCTAATAGCGGGCCGGCTACGTGCAAGATTTCATTTTCGATAAGTTGCTGGTTTCCGCTGCGCAACGCGCCAAGGAGATGCCCCATATGTTCCCCGGCAATCACTCCCCATTCTATAGGCTTGCGCTCGTCATCCTCTTTATTACTGCCGTGCACTTCGCGGTTGATTTCTTGCTGTGCTAAAACGGCTTTTATAAAGCTTTGGGCTTCTTGTAACGTCATTTAATATACCTCCTATTCTCTACCCCTTAAAGGGGTGGTCCAGCATTCATATAATTATCCTCTCCACCATGTTCTTTTAAATATTAAGCACCAAGGTGCTTTGCACATGCTAACGCAGCTTTCGCAGCAAACTCAAAACCTTGATAAGTCACCCCAAATAAGGCTACTTTCCTAATTTCATCAACATTTGCAACTTCAATTAATATATAATGCCCCTCATATCCAGTTGACGGGTAACATACAAGCCAGCTATATTCCGGGAATTTCTGTTCCGGATCTACAGAAGGTAGAGTATCAAAATATTCTTCCGGATAACAATCTTCACTTTTAAGACGTTTTTCAAGCTCCTTTAAGACTTCACCGATAGTTTTATTTTCAATTTCAATTGGCTTTACTTTCATTAATGGTTTGTCCCTCCTGTATTCTGCGCCCAGTGGGCGCAGTTTTTATTTGCACCCACCGGGGGAATACTGACAATAGAGCTTGTTAGTAGCTTGTTATCATAGTTAAGCTAAAGCTGGCTACAAAATCTGCCAATTGCTTACAGGTCTTTTATGCCCATTCAGCTCTTTTGTAGGCAGGTAGTTCTCCTACAATTTCACCGGCAAGATCATTTGCCAGTCTATCCATGTCTTTAAACAGCTGCGATTTTGGCACATCGCCTTCCATGCATTGGTACAAAAATCCTCTCAGGGACTTATATACCTGCACTTTACTTTCTGGCTGACATTTGTATTTATACAAGTTTAATGGATTGTTTTCTCCGTAGCGTTGATCTATTGCTCTGACGTTCATGGCCCAAAGGTTTTGCCCGAGCTTATTCGGTTCTCCTTTGTAAGCGTCCGAAATTGCCGGATAGTAATGATAGATAGTGTCTATAAGCTTGCCATGGATAAATGTTACAATCCGGTCGATTGTTTCCTTCCCGACGATATATGCGCTCATATTCCCTCCACCTACTGCGAGCCGGATGGCCCAAATGCAGTAGGCCACCCGTTTTTATTGCTCCGGTGGTGGGCATATTTTATTAACCGTTAAATATATCCTTTAGCTTTAAAACTCACAAACTTGCTATCTCCGATCACCAGGTGATCTAATACATTGATACCAATAATATTACCTGCCTCAATTAGGCGTTTGGTAACCTCTATATCTTGCTGGCTGGGTGTTGGATCACCGCTGGGATGGTTGTGGACCAATACTAATCCCGCCGCGCTACGCCTTACGGCATTTTTATAAAGCTCTCTGGGGTGAATCGGTGAAGAATTCAACGTGCCGATAGAAATTGTTTCCCGGGCTATTACTTGGTTTTTTGTGTTTAGCAACAGAGCCCAAAAGTGCTCCCGGTCCAGGTAACGCATTTCTTCCATCACCAGGGCTGCAGCGTCTTCCGGAGATTTTATAAATGGTAAATCCTCCGGCATGAGCTTGGTCATGCGTCGGGCAAGCTCAAAGGCAGCTGCAAGGCGTATCGATTTCTCTATACCTATACCAGGCAAATTCAATAATTCTTCAGATGACATCTGGGCAAGTGCCCGAAGTCCCTGTTTCATCAAAAATTCCATTGTTTCATCGGGTATAGGTCCAAGAATGCAACCTAGTACGCCAAACAGTTCACTCGACTCAACACCATACCGAATAGCTTCTTCCCTGACTTGTAAGGACAGTGTTCTATGAACGCTTCCTACCGGTCGTTTCACTTTCAAATCCCGTGAGCTTGGCACTTCTTTGGTATATTGTTTTAACTCCTCTTCACTCCACAGCATATTTTGCATGATTACGGATACGGGCTGCTGCCCGTATCCAATCCCTCCTTTCGGATGATTGGTCTACGGGCGCACGCCCGGTTATCACTGATACAAATTAATCATTTATAATGATTAATCAAACTTCAAAAATTGCTCTACCATTTCTAAATCTTCTTCTCTCTTTTTCCTAAAATACTCATCTTCATCATACTTAAAGTATATTAAGGTAAAAAATCTTACATTTTCTAAACACACAAACAACTGACAACTTTTATCACTATACACTTCACTATCAAAATCCAAATCATACTTTTTAACATATTCAACAAAATTTTTTGGACTTAAGGCAAAACTTATTCTAATTCTGTCATTACGTTCTATATTAACATTGCAACTATATGACTCAACCTCTTTTAAAATTTTATTTAAATTTGCAGCACATTTATTGGAAATATTAAGAATCTCATTCAGATTCATTTTTAAACCACCTTTCAAAACTCTCTATTGAAGCTATTTAAAGCCATCATCTGAATTTCAGCGTTGCTGCTTAATAAACACTCAACCAAGTACTCATAATAGTCAACTTTGTGCAGCAGCCCTGCTAAATCGCAGTGTGCTTGATAACCGCCGGCTGCAAGTGAGTAATTAATTGTCCGCACAAGCAGCGACAGTGTTTCGTAAGCTTTATCCAACCTCTCGCATAATATCCGTTCCTTTTCCCGTTTCTTGGCTTGCTGCATTATCTTTCGGCGGGATGCCGATGATAGCGGCTTATTTACTTCAATACCAAAATCCCGGGCAATCATTCGTGCAGCCTCAATTAGTTCTAAATTGAATATTTTGGCTACTAAATCGACCCCATCGCCATGCTCACCACAGCCGAAGCATTTCCATGTTCCGTTTGGGAAAACAACGAAAGACGGTGAGTGATCATCATGAATCGGGCACCGAGCCGCCCAACGCCTACCGCGCTTCTTTAGCTCGACAATGTTATAGCGATTAATAATCTCCACAATATTTATCTGTTTAACAAGTTGAAATATATTAATTCGCTGTGTTTCATTTGCAGCGCGCATATTATCACCTCACCGTATTTCTCTCCTTGTTTTTGTAATTTCGCTTTATTTTGTAATTAATTTGAATTATAATTATGGGTAAGTGGGGGAGGGCTAGCTCCCCCAACAAGAGGTGTTCTATTTGGAATGGCGATTGGGAGATTTCCCTTTCGCTTTTCTCTTTTTCATTACGGTAGCTATTGCAGCCAAAGCCGTAATGATTTGAGAAATCAGCTTAAGGTAGTCCGCCACTATGATCAGCCAATCCCGCATAGGTATCACCCCCTTTCCTCGGAAGGAGGCCCCACTTACCCAAAAGTTACGTCTTAACACAAAAGGAGAACGCACGGGGTAATTCCCCGAAATTCGTTCTCCTTAACTCATGGCCGTTCGGCCTATCTTTCTTTTTACCCTGCAATTAAAGCTCTTTTACTTTAATTGCGAACCACGCAATGCCATCCTTCATAACATTATAACTGATCTCAAACCTCTTATTTTTACCGTCTTGTAATGCCTTACCAACACCATTTTTAGCAATAACAACCTGTTTTTCGCAACCGTTTTCAACCTGGCAAGTAGCCCTGGTATTACCGTTTTTGGTTGTTTCTATTTCAGTAACAGTGACCCGGGCTACCAGGTTTTCCTTTTCTTTCTTCTCTCCACCTTCATTTTTTGGAACCGGATCATTCTTAATCTCGGTATCCGCTGCCGGTTGTGACACAGGTACTTGGACACCAGCCAAGTTTGTAAACACACCAGACACCGCAAACATGCGGCAATCACTACCGTTCCAAGCCATACACGCATCTTGCAAACATTCGGTAAACCCTTTAAAAGGACACATTTTTTTCATTCTTTCAGATACGGGCCGTGCCCGTATCCATTCACCTCCATTAAAAGATGGTTGGATTCGGGCAATTGCCCCAAATATCTAAAAATACACCAGTTTTCTTTTAATACATCAACTCTGTTAACTCTTCGTCAGTTGCTTTTATACACCTATTGTAAAAATTTGAAAACTCATCAGGTTTAAAACGCCTCACTGTGATACTTTCAAACGGTAATGCACCGCGAATAACCAGCCATTCATCACCGCCATCAACCTGGTTGATGAAAGCTATATTCCCAAGGTAAAATGCTTGCGCTAAACACCAATTTCCCTTACTAATTTCAAAATATAGCTCTTCTAAAGTATCGCAACGGTAAAAGGATTCTTTTGTAAATGGTGGATCATAAGAATCCCTAATCCAAGGATTATTGTTACCTATTTCCAACCATTTTTGAATTAATTCCTGATAGTCACTTTCTTTTGACTCTATCCGCAATTCTTCCATGATAATGCCGGATACGGGCCACGCCCGTATCCAATTCACCTCCCTAAAAAGATGTTTGGATTCGGGCTTCACGGCCCTTTTCCCATTTTTTTTACCAGGACAATCCTAAGCTATTATGAACCGCCTTTCCCTCCATTTTTTCTTTATACAGACACTTGGTCTGTTAGGTCCGGGTGGCCCCAATTGCAAACCACCTGCTTTTTCTTGCCCAGTGATAGATTTATAATAAATTAATTTTCGCCTTAGTTCTTTAAAGCACCCATTTGATTCGCCAGGACCCAAAGGGCTTTATTAAGCTTTATATTGTTATCAATTGACTTTACCGGTCTCGTCGATACCCTTCTTCCGGAAACGGATCTGCCGCGCTGGCCGCCCTTGATTACGTTTTCCTGTACCCGGTTAAAGGTGCTCCAAAGGTCTTCCCTTTCGTCAACCCGACGGCGAGACGATAGTGCTTGAGCAGAAGAAATTGGAGCCTTCTCTATATCGTCGTACTTTAGAGTTAAGGCTGCCGCAGCAAAAGCTTTAGCTTCCGGAAGAGTCAATTGCGTTGACTTCATCGTTTCCACTGACTCTTGGGCTGTATCAAAATCATCGACAATACTATAAGCGGCATCTATGTAGCCGCGCAGAATTTTTGGCAAACATTCTCAAAATTTTTGGCAAAAATAAGAACTGATTCTTAAAAGATGCAAAATCAAGGACCACCTATCTTAATCCTCGTAGCAGGGTTAATTGTTATTAATAAATCTATCTAAGATTAAAATGCCCGTTAATATAAACAGGCACTTAATATAATTTTCGATTTTGTTTTATGGATCTATTACCACTTGTTAATCTTTTCCTTTTGGGGATATATTCTAAGATGTCTGACACTTCACATTCTAAGACTTCACATATCTTATCAAGATGATTAAGATTTATTCTTTCTACTAACTCGTGATAATAATCCCCTATTGTGCTCGGTCGGATTCCTGTTCTCCGGGCCAGTTCTGCCTGAGTCCACTTACGCTCTCCAAGGAGTCTCGATAAATGTATTTTAATCACGTACAATCACCCCATTTCGGGGAAATTGTATCACCGTGAGTTATTGTCTAAGTTAATATGTTATAAAATCACGAAATACGTTATTTAAACTTTAAAAAAAATTAAATTTAATAGTTTCTAATTATTAACTCTTTATATTGATGATCTGCATAGTTATATCTAATATTTAGATTATTACTCCGGCTTACAGCTACAATATTAAAATTTTTATATAGCTCCCGAACTTGAGTGCAATCGTTATATGTCAAAATAAACTTACCTTTGATATTAAGCAGTATCTCCCTGAGCTTTGCATGTTCTTCATGTTGAAATACGGCTGAGTAATATTTTTCGGTACCATAATAAGGTGGATCTAAATAAAATAGAGCTGCAGGTCTGTCGTAGACATCTAATAAGCTATCGTATGGTTTGTTCTCCACCACTACACGGGAAAGCCGCTGTTGGACTTGATTTAAATAGTTGGTCATACCCATAATATCTTTTGGTCTACAACCGTAATTACGGCAGTTGCTACCGTAACTGTTTTTAATGATCATGAAGAACCTCGCTGCCCGTTGGATATCCGTAAGACCTCTGACTGTATTTTGGGCTAGATAATCTTCAAATAATTCACGGCAGTTTAGAATATAGCTTAGTTCCTTTTGAACCTCCGAACAATGGTTTTTTACGCATCTAAATAAGTTTACCAGGTCCGAATTGAGGTCGTTATAAACTTCAAATTCTGCGTGTTTGTCCCGGTAAAACAGCACCCAGCCAGCACCACCAAATACTTCGATATACCTACCAAAGTTAGGTGGAAACCTCTTTACGATTTCTGCCCGGAGGAGCCTTTTACCGCCAATCCAGCTAAGAAAACTGTTCAAGATGTCACTCCTTTGCATATATTAAGTTCTTTATGTTGACCCCGTCTAACTAGGGTCCGCTTGGACTCTTCGAATTGGCACCTCCATTATTAATAATTAATTAAAGTTGGTAATAATCCAGGCCGCAAGGTGGCGCGACCTGGATTATACATACTTAAATACCTACCTGTGCCAAAACTGCTTGCACCATAGCAGCAGTAGCTTTATCAAGTTCAGCCAGGGGAATACCGTCGTTTCGGTTGCCACCGAAATAAACTTCGCGGTTGCCATAGTCAAACACAGTCTCGCCGCCCACTACAGGGTATCCAAACTCGTGTTCACCAGTGTAATCCACTATCTCGCTGTGTGCAAACCGCTGAGCCATCTCCAAACTGTTAACTACATGCAGAACCCCATACTTGTCACGATATGCTTTAGCCATTTTTTATCCTCCTTGTTTTTATTTTAGATAGTTAAGTGACGACCACCAGTTTGTGCCGATAACCACCTCCTTCAGAGTAATAAAAATAACGCCTTTCGGCGTTACTGCTTATGTCGTCTTTTAATCCTACTGCGCATTACTTCCCGAACTTCGTTTTCTTCTGCTTCCATTCATCCTGTAGCCTGGCAACCTCGTCCGTTTCGCCCAGGTCCTGAGCTTCACGGATTTTTTGCAGGTACTTTTCCCGCTCTTCTTCATAAGTTAGCTCAACCGTAAACTTATTACCTTCTTGTTTTACTTGCGGCATTAGCTAACCACCACCTTGATACTAACATTATCGACACTAGAATTCGTTGTTCTAATTTCGAACTCACCAGGTGTCGTGCTTGAAAACTGGATTGTTGCTACCCCATCTACAGGGGCTATTTCAGCTACTTCACCAGCTACGCTCACCTTAAACGGTACGATGTTCGCCGGGTCATTAAAATGCCGCCCCTGCTGCAAATCAAACAATTGCCATTGTAAGACAACGTTAACCGTTTCGCCCAGGGTGGCGGTCGTTTTATCGGGTGTAAGCGCTATTTTTTCAGACGTTGTATAGGGTTCCTGAATGATTGCCTTACCGCCTGGTTGGTTGTCTGATATGATTTCTATAGTTTTTAACACTTGCCCATTAGCTAACACTTCAAACATAAATACCACCCCTCTATGTTAAGGCATAATCAGCAAAGGCATCTAAAGAAAAGGAACCTTCAATGGTAGCACGTATTTCTACCTTTAATGACGAATTAAACTTTACTCTTGGAACTATATCCATTCTCCTGCTATTATCACTAAAACCTGTTATTATGTCAGCAATGTTATGATCAACTGTACTTGCAACACCATCTACCGTTATTCTAAAATCAAATTTGTCACTTGTTTGGGCTGAATGTATTCCAGCTACACGGTTTAAAACCCCACTACCTGACGCTATATTTAACACTGTATACCACGTATTCAAAGTAGGATTATCTATAGTAACTGCGGCTACTCGCGGCTGCGTAACAACCACTCCCACGTCTTTCCACCCCCCATCGTAATATTGGAGTTGACCATTCACAATTTGGAAGTCAATCCCGTCTACTTTATCTGCATTTAAGTTAGTACACTTTGTTCCGTTACTTACGGGAATATTTCCGCTCGCATTGCCTGCGTTTTTAGCATCAAGCAGGTCGGCATCCAAACCACTGCCGGAACCATCAACAGTTTTAATTGCCGCTAGTATTTCAGCTGCCGTTTGATCACCTGTTGCTCCCGCTTCGATGCCGTTTAGCTTGCTTTTATCAGTAGCTGACATAAAACCAGCGACAGCGGTAGTTGCGGCTGGGTGTTCGGAGCCGCCTGCCCCGACGTGACTTTCAGGTGCTGCCCCTGCCTGTGCTGCTGTAACTTGGTGCGGGTTCGCAGTATCGGCCTTATGCGCATCAATATTCTGTTGCGCTGCTACCGCAGTTACCCCGGCAGCGGCAGCAGCATCAGCATTTTGTTTCATTTGTGTATCAACGACATCCCAGTTATCCTCGGTCTGAGTTATGTCCGGGAGATCTGTTAACTCCCTCTTTTTGAAACCGTAATTAGTTGTTTGTTGCATTGTATCCCTCCTTACGCATCAGTCACATCAACCGTAATAGTGTAGGATTGTCCTACATTAACCGGATTAGGGTTAATAGTTACAGCGGTTACCACTGGCGCCGAAGTATCTAGATTTACTGTACGGATAATTGATGTTGTCTTTCCTGCCCGGTCAGTAGCTGTCACAGCTATTGTGTTTGCACCCTCGACCAGGGTTAAGTTTTTACTAAAGTTACCTTCTGTGTCAATTGTAATAGTTCCCTGGTCAACGTTATTTAACTTAATAGTTACCGTGACGGGGCTACTGGTTTCATCATTGGTGTTACCGGTAACAGTCAAAGATGATGTATTCTGCCAAGAGTTATCCGCAGGATTGGTTATTGTTAATGTTGGCGGCACTGTGTCAACTGTAAATGTCCTACTTGCTTGTGTCGCAGCGTTACTATCATTATCCTGCACATTTATGGTAATGGTGTGGCTTCCATCGGACAAAGGAGTTTGCGGAGTGTAAGTGCAATCATAACCACCTGATACTGTAGTTACGCTCATGCCTGGCGACGTATTAGTAATCGCTGTTCCGCCGTCAATTTTAAGTTGCAAGCTACTGATTTTAACCCCGGAACCGTTTGTTTCATCACGTAACCGGAATGTTATCGCAGGTGTGTTGTTTGATAAAAATGCGCTGGCCGCGGGGGTAGTGATAGTAATAGTTGGCTTGGTCGTCTCTTTAACAAACAGTTTTAATTGACCGCCAAGACTTGAATCAGTATCGTCAACTGTTGTAATATTACCGGCTAAATCTTTTGCCTCTATAGTTACTGGATAATAGTGGCCAGCATTTACGTTAAAACTTGTTATATTAGGAGCTGCTATTGTTCCCTCATATTTACCCGTGCTTTGATTTTTTGTTAATGTGACCCATGTTCCGTTTATTTTTGCTCGCACCGTATCAACTGCCATTTTCATCCCCCTTTCCTAAAAATCTTTTAATTCTTGCCATGAGCTTAAACCATTTTTAACATCATCCCAGGTAGCATAAAGACTGTATACTCCTGCCCAATTGTTTTCCACTAAATCAACTTTTATGTCGACCGATTGGCTAATTAAAGTTGTTTGTGTCAGCTCCCGCCAATCAGAACAGTTGTTTTTCAAGTTTTGCCATGTCAAATCCCTTTTCCTTACCTCATCCCAGGCATAAGTTGTTTGTAGCTGGACGTCAATTATCTTTATCAAGATTATCCCCCCTACTGTGGCGGGATGTAGTTTTTAACAACTTGCCAGGTTCCAGACTGAGCTACGTTTGCCCAATCTGCAAAGTTTTGTTTGATATCATTCCATGTTGAGTACCAGCGGCGGACAGATAAACCAATATGAGTCGGTACCTGGGGCTTTAAAGCTCGTTCAACATCCGGAAATAAGTACACATCACCATTATTCGGTGGTAGAATTTTTACATTCAAAACAGAATTTTCAAAGGTTACTATCGCATCGCCGCCGGTAAAAGCATTGACCATAGTTTTTATTTTTGCTTCATTAAGTTTACCTTGTCCTCTAAGAGTAGCAATCAAAAATGATTTCCGTTGATCAAGCGTGCCGGTAGGGACAATTTTTAATCTTCTTTCCCATTCTTGTATTCGAGTTTCAGAAGCTGACATTATGTAGGCATCATTTATTGCAATCTGTATATTATCCAGAAAACGGTCTATTTCGTGCCCCTGACTTTCTAATATGTTCCGTATTAGAATAGAATCATGTAAAAACCTCGGTAGATATTGCAGCATTCGCTGCGCAGCGATACTTTTACCCAGTACAATTAATTTAAGCAATTCACCAAGCTCTCGGTCATCAGTACCTATTATGGTAATTAAACCGTTATCGGATTGCACTGTTATTGTAATGGGATATACTCCACCATAGGCAGGCGCAGCAATAAGCTTCTCCCAGGTGCCATTGCTCTGTTCCTCCAGGTAAATATCCTGGCCGTCTATCGTTACTTTTACGATCATGTAACCACCGTCCATGTCGTAGTGCCCAATTCCGGTATCTGCTCAGACGTAAGAGTGATATCTATAGTAGCTCCATTAAGTAATAGGTTTTGGACCTGATCAACTGCTGACACCGCAAGTATGGCAGCCCCTATCCCTATATAAGTTACTGTATTTTTAACGTACGCCAACTCTGATAAATAGGAAATTAACGCATCATCAACACCACTAAGTTCGCTGTATCCTTCCGCGAGTACTAAATTGGCACTAATTTCAATATTAACCCTATTTGCCGATGTAACGGTTACCTTTGATCCGATTGGGGCCACACCGTTGCCAAGACCCTCAGATCCGGGGTCCATGTACTCCTGAAAGTCTGCTATCAATCCCGCGCTTGCAACTTGGTTTTCCGCATCTAATATTGATAACTTTACGGTATTAGGCCCATTCCAAAGCGGAAATACTTTTGCGCGTCCAATGCCAGGGTATTCTCTTGCCCATTTTTTATACTGTGCTATATTTCCATCTATTGCTTTATTACCTATTTCATCGAAATAACGATCTCTGAAATTATCATCTTTTTCCTCATTCTCACCTTGGTAAGTAGGTTCTGGATTATTTACCGATGTAACCCCAGGAATAGGTGCTGATAAAACTGTAATACTATTGGCTGGAACATTGCCGTCAGCTCCGGCCTCAATCGCTGTTATATTCGCTAGAGCTGACCCGGAACTATCAATTACCACTTCTTCATCTACTACATACTCCACGCCGCTTTGTGTGGATACGATTGATCCCGCCGGTATAACAGCCCCTTCCGTGCCATTAAATACTACTTTTCCGATTGCAGGGCTTGCTGGAACCCTTACAATACCCATTTCCGCTGCCCTTTTATCTAAATTCTCCCCGTCGGCATCTCCTGCAAAGGTCTGCTGATAGGCTATATCTAAATTTATATATGCCTGAGCCAATTCAATAGCAACTGGGCATAAGGCGTCCCAAATATAAGATCCTTCTGATTTATCAATATCATCTGGCACCCTAGCCAACATCCGGGCCAAAATCTTCTCTTCGGTTTCATCAAGGAAATTCGGCAAGGGCATTATCCACTCACCACCTGTGTTGTAATTTCTACTTTGTCACCCCGTACGGTTATTGCATCAAACGTTACATATACAGTGCCACTCTCCCAGACGAACTTAAAATTTATTATATCTGCCGTACGTGGGTCAACCATTAAGGTTTCAGTGGCTATTCGTTTTATCTCGCTTTCGTTTCCAGCCCGGGTAAGGTTGCGTCGAATTAAGTCCTCAAACTCCTGGCCGTAACTGCGGCTGTATATAAGATGCCGATAACGCGACGTTAATAGCGCTTTATAGCACCATTCAACATATGCCTGGATATCGTCAGCCGTAGCAACTTTTCCCGTCGTAGTCTGCACAAAATCCCCTTTTTCAAAATCAAAGCGCCAGGACCTGGGGAATTTCACCTGGCCAGTACTCTGTTCAGTTATTTCTTGACTCGATGCAATCGCTTCCGTTGGGAAAAGGTTGGGCAAATTAACTCACCACCTTGGCCACAATAACAGCATCCTGGCCGCCGTTAACCGGTACTGCAAGTACCCGGTCCCCCGGCTTAAGGCCGGTCTTTAGTTCCAAGCGTACCTGATCAATTATTGACGCCTCAAATTCAAACGTTGCCGTTCCCGTAACTGCCCCGCCAAGGCTATCCTTTAATCCTGATTGAGTTCCGGTAATAGAAAAGTCCGGTAGGTACATCTTAACCAGCCAATCAGCAAGCAAGTAATCCTGTATTTCATGCTTGAATTTATCCAGTTTAATACCAGTTGCAGTTATGGTGCCCAATTCGCACGGAACCCCGGCAACAGCCTTTGCGGCATTGCCGGTCATCCGCATTTCCAGCACAGAGACCAGCTCTTTAAACGGGTCTGGTGGCATAGAAGTTCCTCCTTACATAAGATTCTTCGGCCAATTCCAAAGTCATACGCCCAGGACTGCCCAACTCGTGCTTCACTGAAACAACCAGCAAAGGCCAATCGTTTAAATGAACTTTGTCACCAGCGCGGATAGTGTTAATATCAATACCAATTACAGGAATGGTTTGCTGTACCCCGGCAAGCATTTCTTTTGCAGATTGTTTGGCATCCGCAACGGTAGTTATTTTACTGTCCTGGATGACTTTTTGAATGGTACCGAGCTTGGCGGTATCACCCTTTTCCAGTGCTAGTACCGGTGACCGTCCTTCCTCCTGGCCGGCGCCCAATACTTTTACTTGAGTGACGGCCCCCTCCAGGGTCCGGCGTTGATTTACTTCTTCTACATTTTGTCCAGTTTCCAATGCCCAAACCGTCTTATTGGCACCAAGTTCAAACAGTTCAAGACCAGACGGCGTCATCCGGGGGCGATACATCTTGCCGCCCTTTTTTACCGTTTCTTGTAAATCAGTTAAAATCATGTTATATATGGGCTGAGCCCTATATATAGCCTTGGCCAGTTGCACCCCGGTATTTGGTATTTGACCAAGAGGTATTCCCCAATCAGCAGCATATTTTTTCAGGCGCTGCGCAGCGGTCTGGCCGGCAGGGAAGAGGTATTCGTCTTCGGATTTTGCTATATATATAGACTGATCATAAACTATTACTGGTAGGTGTTTTTGGCCCCGAGTAATGCTGTCACAATCCCAGACAACTCCTGGATGGAGAAGATAGACCATGCTTGACCCGCCAAATGGTATTCCGGAAACACGTATTTCCTGACCTGGGTTTATTCCCGGAAAATCAGGTGTTACAACAATTTTTACAGTAGCCTTATATGCTATTTCGCCAAGCGAGTCCTCCAGGGTAATACTCTCCAGCAGTTCACGGAGGTAATACCTGTTTGCCAGTACGACTTCATATTTGTTTAATCCCGGTGAAATCATGCCGGCATCACCAGTTTCATGCCCGGGATGATTAGATCCTTATTGGGTCCGATTGTTTCTTTGTTGGCCTCATAGATTGCTTGCCATTTGGAACCGTCTCCATATGCCAGCTTTGCTATGGCCCATAAAGTATCTCCAGGCTTTACAGTTTGTATTTTGGGTACCGGCTTAACGTCTACCCTTGGCCTTGGTTGGTTCTGGGCAACGCCAGCTGTAGAAGCGGGGAAGGCCGCCTCTGCAGTTGTCCTAACCTTAACCTCACGCCAGGTGCGGCAGACCAATTCATAATATACGTCCCCCGGTTCACCACCTTTAAATGTGGTGTTATGCACAGCTAACAGCACCAGGACATTAATAATTGTGTCGGTAATTAGTAAACGGATAGGCTTTTCGCTATTCATCCAGGACGTAAGTTGGTTCATGCCTTCCTGCGGATCTGGAATATCCTGATAGCTGCAATATGAATCGTAATAGGCAGGAAAAAAAGAAGAGAAGGAAATCTCCTTCACTTTTTCACCTGTGGGAAAATCAACTTCTCCCAGATTTATGATATTGATCGTTTCATATTGTTTTTCCCGCCGGATAGTAACTTCAGACGGATTTACCGGTAACTGAAGCTGCGGACCGGCGGGGTCTATGAGGTAGAACTCCATTAAAACCACCAAGTTTCATTGTTTCTAGTAATAATGATTAACTTGTTTTAACCAGCTTAATATAAACAAAGCTAACCTTTGATGTTTTACCTTCGTCTACCGTTCGCCAATCATCGCAGTTAACCATAACATCATATTCCCTCAAAGGCGAACCATAATCAAAATATTTAAAAAGTCTTTGAGCCGAAGTACCCTCTGCGCCGTCCACACCTTCAAGGCCAAGTTCCGTTAACAATTTCATTACATCATCAGGAACTTCTTTTAGAGCATATTCATCACTCGGGCCATAAACATAGTCTTCTTTTGGTGTTATATCAACAGATGCTGGTAGATCCATGAACAGCGTTATTTCAATATCGAATTCTGGGGTCTGATAAACCAACACTACCGTATCTGAATCTTTATTTTCTTGCCTACTAGGTTTTCCCAAGAGAGAAACTATATCGTTATAATTTTTATTAAGAATTTCCGGTACATCAAAAACTAAATCAATTTGTGGTTCGCTTTTTGGAGTGTTAACGTTACTCTCTACGTTACTACTAACCTCTGTGTCATTAGTCGAATTGCTTTCGGCATTTTTATCCGTATTTTGCACCTTTCCACATCCAGATACTATAAGCATTAAAATAGCAGCCGTCAATAATAGATACCATAATTTGCTTTTCATTGCACAACCTCCATTCTAAAAAATTGGATAGAAACTTCTATACAAAGTTAATTTTTACCTCTTTTATTTCGGGATATTATTTAATATTGACTTTAACTTTTTCACAATTTCACTGGCCACCTGCTCTACAATTCCATCTAACTCCTCTTTAGAGTTCACTATAATTTGTCCAACAAGTCCGGCAAGATCAAAGTTAAGATATATCTTCGGAGCACCGCTAACAGCATCCGTAGCCGGCATAGGTGATGGAACGGTACCAGAAAAACCACCCATTGCATACTGCTTAACCCCAATTACTTCCCCAGCCTGTTGCCAAAGTCTAAATGCCCGGTCTCTTTTAGTTGGCGATAATGGAATAATAGCCTCCGGTCCGGCCTCGGCCACCAGACCTAAGTGTGGTCGTGTGAGAATGCCTCCAAAAGCATGAGCTTCATAATCAAAGTGCTTAAAATCAGCAACACTCGTTTTGATAGGTTCTAAAGCTTTTATCCCAGAAAATGCAATTAACTTTGCACTAGCGAAATCTACAGCTTGTGCTAAAGTCGTAAATGCCTGCATTAAATTATTTTGCGAGTTAATCACAAAGCCATTTGACGTAATAATATCTCCCTGGCTATTCAGGTAAACCTGGCCTGTTTGAGCAATGCGCTCCTGCTGTTTACTTGCAGCCTCACCAGACTTAGCTAGTTTTTCATTAGCATCAGCAGCAGGAGATTTATCAAAAAGTTTCCCTGCAGTCCATTTGCCGCCAATATAACCAGCTAAACCACCCAAAGCGCCTCCAATGGCTGTACCGATACCAGGTAGGATTGCCGTACCAATGCCAGCACCTATTTCAGCACCTGCCCATCCTCCGCCCAGACCAAACGCCGCCTTGCCAGTAGCAGTAACTTTATTTTCCGCTTGCGCAATACCAACCGCCTCACCGGCAATTGCCAAAGGCCAGGCTAGCTTACCGATTACCTTACTTGCCGTTGATAAACCGCTACCCAACGAACCTAAAACTCTACTTGATGTTGCAATTTCCGCTGCAGGAGTAGCAGCCCCTGATGAGGCGGCTGGTAGTACTTCCCGAAGGATATTGCCAGATGGCCCATATATTATTCTTGAATTTTGCGCTGATGTGTTTGCTGCAGCTGCTACTACCGAACTCCTTGAGGCAGTATTAGCAGCATTAGCCACCATGTCTGTGGTTCTGGAAGCAGCGTTCACGGCCCCTGCACCATATGTTGCCCTGGCTATACTGGCAGCCAACGGATTAGTTGTTTCCAGAGCGGCAATCCTTGCAGCATTTCTTGTGTTCATCCAGGTATTGATCGTTCTACCTGCGTTCGCAAGCCCCCTACCGGCACCCCATGCGCCACGCAATACCATGCCGCCACCGAGCAATCCGGCACCCATGGCAAGTCCGGCAGAACCGATAATATTACCATGTAGAGCTGCATCCACAGATCCTTTAGCCATCCCACCCAATGCTGTAATCCATGCTCTAGTTGCTATCTCGGCCAGCTTAATAAATAATTCTTCAACTCGCTTTCCTCCCGGTCCGGATACCCAGGTGTTCATATCATCAACCATCTTATCAAGGGCTTTTGAGATATCCTTCATAATGAAATCTACTTTGCCGTCAAAACTTAACTCCTGAAATTCCGGATTATCAAGATACCTCACCCGGATATACTCGAAGGCCCTTTCCATTTTCGAAAGAACTGCATCTGCCGCTTGGCCACCAAATTTGACCAAGCTATCTTTCCATCTTTCTATCGTCTTTTCATTTTTATCAAACCAATCAGTTATTTTTCGGAGGCGTGGATTTATCTCTTCTAGAGATCCAACGCCAGCTTGACGGAATAATGTCTTGATTGTATCAGTAATGGTGCTAAATCGTCCGGTAGCTGTTTGTGACAGCTTTTCAGCGCCACCAGCAAATTTTTGCTCGGCTTTTTCAAGGAATCCAACCCAACCACCCAGGGTTTTAAATTCTTCCTGGGTCATTTTCATGCTAAATTCCTTCATACGCTCAAACTCACCCATTTGCGCATCAGCAAGCGCTTCCATGGCATCCTGTACAGTTTTTCCCGGTGTTAATGCAGCCATATCTCCTGCCAGAGATACCATCTGTTTGGCCATTGATATATCACCGCCGCTAATACCTATACCGCGGCTCATGGCTGGAAATAAATCTCCCATTTCAAAAGGAGTCTTGGCAGCAAAACTATTCAACCAATTAGTTACTTCTTGTGCTGCTTTCTTATTACCGCCCAGCCAATGCTCCATACTAACTTGTTGGATCTCAAAATCCATAGCTGCGCCGATAGTTAGTTTGCCAACTCCATACACCCCGGCGCCAGCCCCTAACAAACCAAGTGGACTGATAAGCTTAGTAATTATTCCACCGGTCATGTCTCTAGCTTGAATAGCAACTGTAACAGTCCTGTGTCCAATACGATCTATAGTGTTTATAATTCTCCTGGCAGGCTCGGTGAAGCGGTCCCTTAACCGGACGAATGGATTAGCTTCCATCCTATTTAGATTGCGGTTTTGTGATTCGATAATCCTGGCTGATCTTGTATAATGATCTTCCAGCCTGACGGATGGGGTAGCTACGGACCTGTTTAGAACTTGCGATTGCCTTGTAATTCTTTCAAAAACTGTACGTAATCTTTCTTCTGCAGCCTGTGCCCGTCTGATTGCTTCCTCATCTTGAACGTCGATAACAATGTCATACCGGTAAATCTCTCTTTCAGCCATTCAAATCACCACCGCGCATAACCTTCTGCTTGTATTTTTTCTCAAATTCAACCCTTATGGCGGCGAATATAAACCTTTTTTCCTTTGCCGGAAGCCGCCAAATCTCTCCCGGGGTTTTACCCAGAGCTTTGGCAGCTTCCCACAGCATAAACGCTATTCGTCGCCCTCGGATAAGTTTTTTATTTGATCAATTTCCTTGGTTGAATTGTAGAAGCCTGATAAATCCATCACAATATCAACTAATTGCATTATTTCTCCGGAAAGTAATACCCTTTTGATTACCTGCTCGGCTCCGGAAGCCCGGTATTTCGACAGCAACTCGGGATGGTTCCAACGGACATTTTTATCATCGCCGATGGCAATGGTGGCCTCTGCAATCACAGCCCTGTTATACCTTTTGCGGTCAAGTTTTTCAATTTCTTCCCCGCGTACCTTTTCAATATTTGTATATTGCTTTTGCAGTTTTTCCAACTTGTCTTCCTTTAGACCCTGCAGCGTAAAAGAGAGACCTATGCGGGAAATTCCCACAGTCTTCTGCGGAATATTATCTTCCTCACTGGCCGCAAACAGTTTATCCAAAATAGCCTTTTCGTTCATTGGTTTACGCCTCCTCAATAGGATCAAGCAATTCATACCCAGTAAAAGTGAACGGTATTTCTTCCGTTACAAGCTCATTTGGTTTGAAATTCGCCAGGATAATCTTATCAAAGCTGACGTTTTTAAGCCTAATACGTTCAGCTCCGTATGCTTCCGGGTCATCCAGTTTAGTTATCAGTTCCGTCTTGGTGGGAACGCCCCGGGCGCCTTGCGCCCAGGCATGCCTCTGAATCATTGCGCTGGTCACTTTAAAGCCGGTAATAGTCCCGGTTCCTGAAAGTCCGATAACCTTTTTATGCAACCACCTGTCGCCGGACAAGCGGACATCGGCTTTATCAATAGTCACCTCAGCCGTAACTGCATTGACATTTTGTTGGTGCTCGCCGTTTTCCCAAAGCTCACCATAAGAGCCGTTTACAATGCGTTCAACATCCACTGATAATCACCGCCTTTAATAACGGATAATGCCGGTGCCGAAGATTTTTTCCATGCTATCAATCACCCGGGCATTCCATTTCCAATAAAATTCATCACCGAGAGCATTGGCCTGCAGTTCAGTGTCAACTTCCACTGTAAAGTCGCCATTTATCAGGGTAGGAGCCAGGGTTTCAAAATATTTCTTAATGGCGGAAAGCAGCGCCGCCTGCCCATCGTTATTATTGAGCACCTTACCAATGTAATTATCATGGGCAGCCTGGGTTGTATCCACATCAATAGCATCAATGATCCTGATGATCTTAATCTTTTTCCATGCATCATCCTGGTCTTCTGACAGGGTGGTAAGGGTATTGATACCTCTTTCAATAATTACCTTTTCGCCATCATGCATTAAAACCAGCGTACCGGCCCGAAGGGCACTCACGAATTGGTTATCCGTTAGCCTGGGCTGCACGTCATCAAACGGTGTTACTGCATAAGTTAGGCTTTCGCGCAGCGCCTGGCCGGTGCCTTTGCTGGCTATATAGCAGGCCACCATACTGCTGGGATATAACACCCCGTCCAACTGAGCGCTAACCCCAACATTTACAATACCTTCATAATTAAAGCCGTTGGACCTGGCATTAGCTACAGTAATATCAGCATCATCAGTTGCCGACCCGCCAAGGTAGGCGATAATCTTTTTACCTTCATTGCGCAGCCGGGCAACCCAGGCGGCCACCGAAGTCTGGAGCGCCGCGTCGGTAGCCCCGTCCAAAGTAAAGGCGTTGAAAATTCTGGCCTCAAAAACCGACATTGCGTCAATATAATCAGCATTAACAACTCCGGCACTGCCATCATTGCCACCGGCCAGAGGCTGGCTAACCACATTAGCAATGGTGCCGGCTCCATTATCCAATTTTGTGGCATCAATCCAAACGTTTTGAGAGTTTCCATTAATTGCGGCCACAGCATTATCTACCACTGAAACCCCTTTGTCAAAGGTAAAGACAAATAGCTCAGTGGTATTCTCATAAAGGACAAGATCCTGTTTATTTACTGAATCAACCAGGTTCTCTCTGGTAGTTACTTTAAAACCTCTGGTTGTGGGATATTTGGAATCAATTTTTAGCACATTTGCCGCAGCGCCATCTTGCAGATTAATACTTGCCTTGGCTGCTACCCCATCCACTAAGCGGTATGCCAGGACGGTTTTAATACCGCCGAGCAAGGCCAGGCGTATACACGGGTAGGCGGTGTAATTACCTGTATCCTCAATGTTGTAGGTATCTTTCAGCTCTTTCTCGGAGGTAATTTCCTTTATTTCCTTCGCAGGCCCCCAGTTGGCCTTTACCGGCATGGCCAATATGCCCCTTACACCAGGTTGAATTGCCGCCAGGGCTGCCGCAACAAAACGCATATAAAACCCCGCACGTTCAGGTTTATCCGTTTCAGACCAGGTTCCACCAGCCATTTATTTCACCTTCTTATTCATAAATTTCTTAACAGCCTGCTTCACTTCGGCTACGGTAAATTCATTTGCCGTATTACCGTGCAGGGCGCCGATCACCACTTCGGGAGGCACTTTAAATATGGCTTGCGCATTGGCAACCAAATCTTTTTTGGGATATTTACATTCAACCGGACCAGCGACTGTTTCTTTTTTAGCAATGTTTTCCTTGGTAATTTCACTTGCTGGCATTTAAGAACCACCACCTTAACTAATTGTTCCCCGGCTGCCAACGCGCATCATCAACGGCACATCGGCTGCCGGCCTGCTGGTATATCTGAAAAGGTTAAAAGTAAGCTGTCCCTTGGATATCGCATCCGCCTTAAAATCACAGGACGGATTCTGAATCGTCATATAAGTCCTGTCCTCCAGGTTCAGCGGTATCTTAATGCTTTCTTCCAGCTTTCCAAGCAATAGCAGCGCCGCCTGCATTTCATCATTAGGCGTACGGCCAAGTACATGTCCGCTTATTTGACGCACAACCTTATAAATTGCCTTACCAGCATTTTCAGACCTGTATCCGGATAACCGCCATAAAACCGAAGGCCGCATATATCCACGCGGCCAGCGGTTAACATATATTGTCCAATCCTGACCGATAGTTTGCGCCGTCCAGCTTGCCAGCGCAGTAAGCCATGGATCATCCTGCACCGTTTCCGGTACCTGGCCAGGACGCAGGGCCATGACTGTAAAGCGCAGGCAGCGTGTCAGCACATCCCATTCGTCTACGACAGTGTCGTCGCCCAAAACACCTTGATACATAAGAGTAAACGCATCATTATCCAGAGTTTCAAGCCTGGTATTATGCATAGCTGCCACTGTATCATTGCCCAGTTGATCAAGATCACCAAATGTTGTCCTGGCCACACAAGGCCATATCTCAACATGACGTTGAAAGTTTACCCAAGAGCTTTTATCATCTTCAGAACCAAGTCTTAGCACCAGATATGGTTTAACGGTCTTGGCGCCGGCGGCATGTGGTTCATAAACCCGACCACCAATAGCGGGGAGGGAGGTGGCTAATTTTTGCCTTATTGTCTCTCGCACCATCAACCCTCCCAATAATCCTGAATAGTTTGCTTCAGGCGATTCTTATGACTTTCAAGGGTCGGCTTTATAATCGGCTTTGCTTTCATACCCTTAATTTGCCGCACCATCAGAGGCTTGCTTGGATCTTTTGGATTGGGAATGCCGGGAATAACCAGTACTCTCGCATTAACCGGTTTTATAGGCTGCCGGGAAGGCCCGAATATCCCGGTGCCTTCCTCCAACATTGGTCCGTAATCCTTTCCATGGGCCAGGTATAGGTGAAACCCGTCACTCTCCAGGTCCACACCGGAATGAATAGCCTGCCTGGCATGCCCGGTCTGATCATTCCATGGAGCGTTTTGCTTGGCATATTGCTCCAGATTCCCAGCCCAGGCATCAAGTAAACCATGAAAACCGGCCATTTTCTGCCGCATAAACCGTGCTACGCTCCCCCCAATATTCATACCCATCAGCTCACCAACTCCAAAGCTGCCTGGTAGCCTACCACTTGGCCTTGAACTATTTGGGGCTGCACAGATACTATGTTAAATGTACCGATACCAATAATTGTGAATTCATCAGTGATATTAGAGCCCTGCCTCAGATCAGCCTGCCAGTCGGCCAATAACCCCCAGCCATCAGCAATATCCTTATTGCCAACCAGGTGCGAAACTGTTTTAGTGCTATCTCCAACCTGGAATATCCGAACGTTTAAAGGGCCAATTTGAGATGAAACATCCGTAAAATGGCCTTCCGTTTCCAGCTTTTCCGTCCGGTTAATGATAATAGTTACCGGGTTTTGATTAATTGACCAGATAATATTATTTCTCCTTGTTGTCACCAAATCCATTATATTACCCCCGGTTTAGTCAATTTGAGAATGACGCCGGAAGATACCTTACCATTAGTTGCCGATGTGCCTAGAGAAGTGTATTGGTTAGCCATAGTTATAGCGTGAGCCAATTGATCCTTCAGTGACGTCAGATCATATTTCTCCTGACCCACGCTGTAACTTTCAATATCGCCCTGCAGTAGGCTGGCCTTAATAATCCACCCCTTGCCGGCAGCTTGGTAAACATTTTCCGCTTCCGTCAGCAGCTCATCCAGCTCCGATTCCAGGAACCTGGTGTCAGTCTCCGTACCTCCGGCAGGAATAATCTCATTCAGATATTTTCTAAGCCTGATTCGCAATTCTGCAGTAGAAGTCATCAACAGCACCGCCTTTCTGCAACATTATTAGGCAGGCAGAGTTAGCTCTTCCACTGCATTGGCGGGGGAGGCAATCACACCGCGCCGCGCCCGGCCCACCATGGCATCTTCCACTAACCTGGTTATATCTGCTCCGGAAGCGTCAATGCGCAGATCATGCTTAACCAGCTCCCGGAAATATTTCTGACCCTCGATAAGGTATGCCTTGCCGGAATCCACGCCTGAATAGTCGTAAGTCTTTTCTCCAACCACCGCGCTCCAACCATCATAAAAAATAAGAGTATCAATCTGACTGATGGCGGGATAGATGGTGCCGCCGATTTGCATGCGCTGCAGGCATTCCTCGATATCCCAGCGATTACTGGAATGGGCCAGTAGAATATTGGGACGCCGCGGGCTTCTGGTATCCGTGTTCTTGTCCAGGGACGCATGAATCAACCCGGCCTTGATGGTATTGCGGAGCTTTTCCAACTTTGTAGCGCCGGCAGCATCCGCTGCAGTTTTGTTTTTGGCCGCATAATTGAATTTTATAATGGGGCTTAAATGAATATGGTTCAGCAAAGCGTTATATGCTTCACCAAAAGACCTATTGGCCTCGGCCATCTCCCAGGTCTTATCGTACAGCACCATATCCTCGGTCCACTGCAGCCCGGCGGCGCAAGTGATAATCGGCACGGTATCTTTGACACCGATCTTGCGGGTACCGAACTTAACTTCCTCCAGCTCCGCATGCACCAAAAAAATCACCTGAGCTCCGGTAAAAGGCTTAACATCAACAAACTCAGTGAAATTAGCATCTTCCGTCCGGCGATAAATGGGAGTATAGAGTAAAGGAACGCTCTCGCGGCCCAGTTCCAAGTCAATTACTGATTTCTGCACCACATTTTCCAGCCCGGCAGGAGTGGTGATCATTTCACCCACAGGATTGGCCAATTCAAAAACTTCCATCTCTCCATTAACAATTTTCTTCTTGACCGACTTAATCTCACCACTGGGGGAAACGTAAAGCACATCCGCCTCAATGGTTTGCTTGCGTCGATCTTCCTTCAGAATTTCACTGCTTATGATTTTCAAAGCTTTCCACCTCCATTAATGGGCCAGGACCTGCGGCCCAAGCTTAAGCCAGATAACATTATTGGTGTCCTTGGCCTGGGTCACACGGCCCACGGGCCGGTTCTGTGGATTTCCGCTGGCATCATTGTTTGGCGCTGTAGTCAATAGACCGGTACCAACCGACCAATATATCTTGTCGCCCTTATCAAATGCGTCCGCCACGGTTATCTGACTGTTTTCATATTCCGCCGGCTCAATATTTAAAGTCACTTCCGCCGGTACCGAACCGGATGCAACTGCAGAGCCCTTGTAGCTGATAACATTGCCGTCAGCATCGGTTTTTATTGATTGCACCGCCATGCCAAAAAAACCATCCAACAAGTAAAAATTACCCTGCGTGATGACCGTGCTTGCCGGCACGCTAACCACCACGGATTGACCGTCACTAACTTTTCTACCCATGATTCTTACCTCCTTAGCTTAAAACTTGTACCTGCTGTGAAGCCGGCTTTCCGTTTGACAACACCTTTGGCCCGGGCTGTTGTGCCGGCGTGTTCTTGATTATGCCCTGGCGGCTGACAGGACGGTTTTCAAATTTACCGCCGGCGCCATTACTGACGAATGATTGTGACTGGGGATTGAACCTGACCAGACTCATATAGACACCTTCCTGGCCACCAGCATACCGCCTGACTCTTTCGTTTTCTGCCCGCCGCCGATATACGCAGGCCGGTCAATAAGCAACTTACTCAAAGCATCTTTTAACGCCTGGTCATTCAGTACCTTATCAATTTCACCGGCAACCTGTTCTTTAGTAGCGCCTTCCGGGATGGCCAGCATCTTTTTAACAAGTGACTGGGCAATTTCACCACTGACTTTTTCTTTAATGACCTGGTCAATCAGCTCAGCCTGGCCGGCTTTTTTCTTCTCTTCCAGAGCTTCATTAGCTTCCTTGGCCCGGGCCAATACATCCATCTCACCTGTAATCCCCAGTGCTTCCCGAACTTTACCCAGCAATTCCTCGTTACCTTTCATAGCCTCAAGCCATTTTGCGTCCAATTCTCCGGCCAGAGACGAGGCTGTCCAGCCCATTTCGCCGGCCAACTGGCCCATGGTGATTTCCCGGCCATTAAGCATTTTTTTCAACACTGCAATCAGTTCCTGAAAATTCATATGTTGAGCACCTCCAATAATTTGATCCATCTCTCCCGTGGCCACAATGCGCGTCGGCATCCCGGCCCGGTCCAGAGGCGTCCAGTCAATGGACATGGGCATATAATCCACTACTTGCGTTTCCCCGGCGACTTTTATGAGTTTCGGAATACCAAAGATAGAAACTTGGTTGATACGGTTGGACCTGATCCACCGTTTCAAGTCTTTAGCCGCAGCATCAACCACACCTCGAAAATAGGCCTTTCCGTCCTTCCAGGCAGCGCCTACCCAGTGAGTTACAGGTGGTTTAAACTCACTTTCCACATCTTCAGGCTTCTGATGCCCCAAGAAGCCTGAAAGTGTCTTTTCCTGGACGTGCTTGACGATGGCTTGAATAGCTTCCGGTTTGTAATTCCAGCCTCGTTTGGACCTACCAGCCGGTACTTCCATCACAACTTCCAGCGGGTCTTCATCTCCGGCTTTAAGGGTTGTCAAGTCTACCCCAGGCGCTAATGGTATATCATCCGGCTTTATTTCACCGGAAATGCCGGCCTGGAGATAAACCACCGGCTCATTATGGCCGGCCATTTCTCCAACCGGTTGTAACAACCAAAATACCTGCATAAATTCACCTCCCTGCAAATTGGTAAAAAAATAAAAGCCCTTTAAAAGGCTCTTACTCCCAATTAACTTATTACAGATTAAATTTTAGGCTCATACACAAGAGCTGGTTACAAATTTCACTGGCCGCTTAAAAGCCGTTTTAAGCCACCTTTTTTATATAGGTAGTATGTTTACACCTAAATAACTTTTTACCCCCGTGATCACGCGTGATCACGGCCTTAGAATTGATTTCAAACTTTACCCTTACCCCTTTATTTAGTCTTTCAACTGATTACTCACTTGATACATGTCCGATAAACTCAAATGCTTCTTTCGGAGTCACCCCATTCCATAGGTCAGACATAGCGAGCATTGGAAATAATGCTCCTGTAAGATAAGTAATAAAACTCTCTGAGGGCTGACGTTTAACCAAACCCGTCTGCTTAACCTTTTCAGCAGCCAAATGCAGCATTTCGTGTAATAGGATATGATGTTTACCAACCGGATGTTGGTCAACCTCGATACCAATTTCACCTGTTTTCCGGTCAAAATAACCAAGCTTACCGCTAAGTGATTTTTCAACCACTGGTAGTAATTGCCCCGGGGCAGCAATTATACTTTTCGGTAGTGGATTCGCCATTTATAATCAACACCTTTATGTGTTATTCGCCCCTACAAAAGATGCCGTAATCTTCTCCGCTAAGACCATTTAGGGAATACGAGAAAAACCCCGGAAATCTCCCGGCGGGTCGTATAAGTTCCTGACGCCTCGTTTCATCACCGCCACCATATGCCGGTTAACCTCATCGGGAAGCTGGTTAAACTGTATATCCGGGTACAACCCCGGAAAAGTTGCCTTTAAAACTTCCTTACAATCTTCAAACGTACCGGCTTGCATAAAGCGCTTAAGCGCATCGTCAGGCATATTAAGCTTCTCCCGCATCGCCCATCAGCCTCCTGATAAATTCAAAAAGCAAAATATCTCTTGCCTTTAAATTTTCCGGATTAAAAATGTATTCCCTATAACCTTCTGCAAAGTACTCTCTTAAACTCCGAGGATTAAAGAACCATTTTCCGCTTTTTTGATATATCAGCCCTAATTCTTCCAGCAGGCAGGATTGATAAACACTTATAAATTTATTAATTTCCCTATGTTCCAAACGCAAGAATGGTTTTTGAAAGCCAACCTCTGTAACAAAATTGGCAAGGGTTATTTCTTCCAGCGGTATACCATTCTCCAAAACCTCAATAAATTCCTTCTTATGGTAAACCTGTAGGAAATCCTCTATGGCATGCCCGGTCTCATGTAAAACGTCTTCCACCCCAACATCTTTAGTCAGCAAGTACATTTTACCCAGCCTGTCATAGCGGGACCAACCTTCAGTCCATCCTGTGGCAACCTGGACACCCATCGCTTTCAAAATATCAATATGATTATCCGGCAGCTTTTCCAGCGCCTGGCTGATTACTTCCCTGTCCGCTGCATCATCATAATCAGGTGTCATGTTATATATAGGCAATCCCTTAACTTCAGCATCAGGCTGTCTATGTACCCGCTGAAACCAGCTTTCAATCCTGGCAGTTTCAACGCTCGGACCTTGTTGTTGCCAGCTTTTAAGTTTTTTCAAAAGCTCCTCCGGCTGCTCATGTACAGCAACAATGGTGCATAAACAATTTGGATGAGGATATTCCGGCTCGCTGCCCGGCGCATAAACACCATGCCCAAGACCTTCGTCATGATCGGCGTAAGCATCACAGATATCAGCTATCGGATGGGAACTGCTTAAAATCCATTTGACACCTTTGTAGCTGGGTGAATTACGGCCTGATTCCACAACACCCTTCCAGTATGCCTTGCTGGTCTCCGCTCTGGCCAAACGCAGCGCCTCATATGAAATATCCTTGGGTATCCTGTTTTGCAGCCGTTTCATCATATCAGGATAGTCTTCCACCAGAGTTACGGCATCTTTCCGCACATACTGCTGCAGCAGTTTAGCTGTCTCAATCGCACTCTGGCCGGTTGCTACCGCCTCCTCCAGGATATTCTGGATCGCTTCCCGTGACTTTTCACCCTGCTGCCAAATCCGGTCGGATAGCTTCAGCCCTTTGGTGTGCTGGCGCCACATGGCTTCAACTGCCCGATTATTGACCCGGTAGAAAGATGACCTAATATCATCATCAATCTTTACCCCGCCGCCCTCCAGAAGCTTTATGGTAATTCCGGATGAAATGCCTGCGCCGGCTTCCACTGCATCCTGAATATCCCGGCGCAAGGTGGAGTTTAACCCATCGCGCAGCTTATCCGCCTCACCCAGCAGCATTTGCTCCACGTTTCGCAAGTGGGACTTCTTAAACGGCGTCAAAGGATTAGCCTTAGCCGTATCCTTAACCCTGGCGGCCACCCTGTCCGCCAGGCGAATATACCTATTCCTTATCTCAGGGTCCTGGCGCTCCCGGATGGCAATATACTTTTTCCTGGCCTCCAGGGCAAACCTGGTATAGGCGCCGGAGACATCCTTGGTTTGGGTGATTTCATCAGCCATTATTGATTACCACCGGCCAACTCCCTGTCGATCCGAGCTTTTTGCTCATCCAGGAACTGGCTGTCCTCCAGCCGCTGCCGCAGCAACCTAGTCTTCATAATCCGCTCCCGTTCCCCGGGCACTTCCGGATCATCGCTTATATAATCATTCATGGTATTAACAAACTGTTTCAAAAATTCAGTAGCAGCCTCATCACTCATAATCTCAGCTTCAAGAGCCGTCTTCAGGGCTTCAGTTACATTTTTCAGGATCTCAACCACTTCTTTTTCATCCCTGGGATCAACCTCGTCCCACTCTAACACCGTGGCATAGGAGCCGGCCTTTTTATCACCGGCCAAGTCCGTCAAGGCCAGCACGATCCGGGCCAGCCGCTGCCAGCTCTCGGTAAACTGTTCCCGCTTCCGGGCAATCTTACGCACCAGAATGGGCATTTGCTCTTTAACCGAACTTAAAGAGCTGGGAGTATGCACTCCAAAAGCAAACTCAGGCGTTTCCGATGTGTCCACGATACAGTAGAATAGGAATTTCAAAAGCTCCGTGGTATCACCGATAGCACTTTTAACCTCAATGAATTCGGCATCTTCATCTTCACTAAACAAAAAAAACTCATGACCATCCAAGCTGATGGTGCCGCCCTGGCTGGCAAAAGCATAAGGGTCGCTAATACCAAAATTGTTACGCAGAAATCCGGCCAAGTCCTTTATCGTAAATTTCAACCTTGGCGTACTATGCATCTTGCTACCCTGCAGTGCATGCAGCAACACATCATGGTAAGCCTTTAAAAATGGCTCAATCGGCTCTAAGTCACTCTGACCGAATTCTTTAGTATCGTCACCTTCGTTTTTGAAGTGGACAATAGGGATAAAGCCCCAGGGGTTGTCTTCCTCTATATAAGACGCCAAGCCCGCCGGGATATCTCCTGATATCCCGATAACTCTTCTGGTGGCTGAAATCCTTTGCGTCACCAAGGCCCTTTTGGCATTATCAAGGTCATCAAGCCAATCGTAGGCCGCTTGGATCACATATTCTTTAACCTGGTTATTATTAAGCGGGTCCTTAATAATTTGCACTACTTGTTCAGGCGGCAGCATATTAAATATCAGCCTTACTTTTTGCTCGGGATAGAGAGCTTGCTCGTGATTTTCCTCCCTGGTGATCCAAACAAACCAGTCACCGTCCCGCATGGCATTGCGCTGCACCTGCATCATTCGCGAGGTGTTATTGCTGAAAAAATCATCCAGTACCTCCTGGGCCGTTTCGTCTTCAGACTTAAATCTCGGCACACCCATAAAGCCGGCAGTGGTATTGATTACACCTTTGGAAAAGCCGGCGCCAAGTTTATATTTATCGTCAGTATTGTCATACAGCGCCCTGGCCCGGGCATAATCAACCCGGCTGGAATCAAGCTTATAGGCTGAAAAATATGACCCGGTCCGCAGAGCCCAAAAGGAGGTAAAAACACTAAAAGCGTTACGCAGCTTGGAAATCTCACCGGCAGCCCTTTTGTACCATGCAGCTTTATTAACGGTTTTTCTCATTTAAGCTCACCTATATATCCGAAGTTTTTTAAGCACATCCAAAAGACTTTGGTCAACCTGCTGCTTAGTCCTTGCCAAAGTGCGGCAGGCTTCCAGAGCGTCAGGGCCGTCGTCATTCGACGCCATGGGAAAGAACTTCAATTGTTCTAAAAGTCGCTTATGCCTGGCATTAAATTTGATGTAGCGGTTCTTGATATCAGGCTGCAAAGTTTGAATGCGGCCATATTTATCACCTGTTTGATTAATCTCTTCAATAGGCAGATAAATACCTTCCTCAGCACTGCGCCGAGCCAATACTTCCTTTAGGTACCACTGAAACTGGTTGGTCTCACAACCGAACAAGGTATAACCACGACCATATGTTAGCTTCAGCCAGCGTTCCTTTTCCAGAATATCCTCAATTATTTGATCCGGATGACGTCGCTCAATATCGGCATCCAGGTCATACAAATATCCTGTCTGAATATCCCTGGCCAATGTAATAATACAGGAAAAGTCGCTTTTTTTCTTCTTGCCTTTGCCCCCCAGGGAGGGGTCCACAAAACCAAAGAAACGGTACCGTTTTTCCCTAAAATCAATAGCGGCTTCATTGTAGTATTCAAACCATTCTTCTTGAAACAAACAATCATCCTGGTTGATCGGCTCGTTCTGATACTCACTGTTGAATGATGCTTCACCTTCAGTTACTTTGTCCACCATCAACTTATAATAAGAATTCTTGTCTTCCCAAAGCACCTTGGTTCCTTGAAGCATCTTATCACGGTTGGACATAAAAAAGGACCGTGCGTCTTCTTCATGGTTCTCATTGGAAAGATCAATATAAATCTCTTCCCATTGATCCCAAAGGTCTTGCCGTTGGGCGAAAGAAAGAACAGCTTTATACTTAACGGTCCTGTATCCCGGGTTATTTAATATCTTAGCCAACAAGCTGTCATAATGAAGTAAGGTACCTATATAAATAAAATCTGTGTAACTGTCGCCGGCCTTGCTTACCGCTTTGAAATACCAATTGTTCAGCTTTTTTCTTTGTTCAGGTGTATTGACGTTTTCATCATTCTCAATATCATCAAGAACAATTAAATCAGGACGCCAGTTACGATGTTTCCGGCCCCTGATTTTTTTCCCTGAACCTATAGCCTCAACCTTGATATCAGCGGAGGTGAGTAATACGTTATTACGCCAAACCTTTCCCACCAGGTCGCCAAAGTCTTCACGAATGGCCTCGTTTTCCTCCAGCTCCTCCCGGATGCTTTCAAGGAAGCCCTCAGCTTGCTCAGAGGAATCGGAGATAATCACAATGTAGTGTTTATATTCGTAAAGAACTGCATGGGTGGTATCTTTAAATGTAACGTTTGTGGACTTGGCGTGCCCACGTGGTGCCGCAATTGCGCGTTTGCATCCCGGCAGTTTGCTTATTTTTTTGCCAATATTTTTGAGAATAGCAGACTGGTTTTTTAAAACACCATCTTGCCATATGGCATCCAGTTCCCTGTGAAAATCAGGAGTTTGGCGGCTGAAGTAGTGGGGGAAATATGCTTTCCCGAAATACTCCAGATCGATAGCCCCAAGCTTTTTTCTTATCCCGTGTTTGCCGGTCAGGGGCTTTCCATCCCGGTAGTCTTGCAAAAGCTTCAAACGCTCGGGCGAAGAGTCCCTCTGCAGGTATTTCTCCATGAGCATTTTTAGCTCTTCCACCCCCTGGTGCACTTCCAGGTTTCGTTCCCTGATGTCTTTTAAAATGCTCACTTGACCACCTCCATCCCCGGGCATAGCTTCGCCATCCAACACTTTCCTTCAAAGTGCAGCACTTTACTTCGTTTGTTCTCGTAGCGCCACGTCACCGCCGAAACAGGTGCCGCTTTACTTACGATGCCTGAATAAACTCAATCCCGAGGTTAACCTCCATTTCTTTCTGAAAGAGCGTTAACCTGACCTTTGCTCTTCTTTTGCGCTTATCAATCTTTACAATATAGCCTTCCATGCCCGTAAGCGGGCCGTTAATAACTTTAATTGATTCGCCGATTTCCAGGGTGGACAATCCAACCAATTCATCATCCTTACACAACCACAAAACATTAGCCATTTGATCATCAGGCACTGGAATGGGTCTGTGGTGAGCTAAAAAATTGATGACACCTGCTATTCGCCTGGCCGCATAATAATTCTTTTCATCCAGATCCATTTGCACAAAAACATACGATGGGAAAAGAATTCTGACGACTTCCCTAAAAGTACCCTTGTGTCGTTCAATAACTTTTTGCCTGGGCGCCAGGGCATTTATGCCGGGTAGATCCAGAAGCAGCTTCTCCTTGATAGTGGTTTCTTCCCCAGTCATGACGTGGAGCACATACCATTTCATGATTCTTCAGCTTCCAATCTTTCAGCCACTCTGTTGGCTACCTGGATCAGCCTTTCACACAATTCAGGCTCCACTCCTTCAAGCTCTGCATAAACTTCCTTCTTAAATTCCGCCAGGGCAATTTTAGCTTCCTGAGCCAGGTCGGCCCTAATTCTATCCTTATAAACCTTAGTCCTCGACAGAGCCACCATTACCCGGGCCGCCTTATCCAGGGGCATCTCATCCCATTCCTCTTGGGCCTGGGCCAACTTCTTGGTTAGCTCACCGCTCATGATCTGCAGCGCCCCTTCGGTATAGTCGGCATCGGGATTTTTCTTAATTGCCTCAATCAACATCCTGGTTTGTTCCTGGGCCTCCAGCAGCCTTTGGGTAGCGTGATTGGTTCGCAGCGCATATCTGCCGATAGCGCTTTTGGAGATGTCATACCCTTCGGACTTTAGGTGCTCGGATATATCATTGTACGTATTATTGGTATCCAGAAGCATAGCCTCAACTTTTAATTTCAGCTCTTCCGGCAGCTCATCCACTTTAGACCTTGTTCTTGTCCGTTGCCTTTGCTCACCCACTAGATGTCAACTCCCGGATCATCTTTGTGGCCCTCAACCAGTAATTCTCCCTCCGGGGTTAGCCTGATCATGGCATCGTTTAAATAAGCAGTGTAAGAGGTCACCTTATCGTTGGTGTACTCAATATAGCCCCTTTTCTCCAGATAGTTTAAATACACAGAAATGTCGGGGGAGATAATTATTCCATCCCTTAGCATGACATTTACCAATTGGCGACATAGCAGGCTATTGTTATGTCCTTTTACAAGTGACCGGATAATATAGCCTCTAACTGCGGCGTTCTTAGCAGCCATCTGCTGTCCGCCTTCAATCACGCCTACCACCCCTTTCAATTGTTAGATATTCCAGCAGCTTATCCAGCTTTTTATCCATACCGGTTATTTTCCGGTCAACCGCATTCATGGCAGCTGCATGATCTTCCCTGGTGGTATAGATAAAAGGCAGGTCACTTTTTAGGTTATTTAATTTATCCTCCACATCCTGAACCCGATTCTCGTTCTCCTTCATTCTGATTTTCAGGTCATTCATAGTGGTTTTTAAAAAATAACCAATTATGCCTATTCCAATCATTGTGGCCGTTTGCATCATCCAGCCAAAGTCCATTTAGATAGCACCTTCCTTGATTTCCAGCACCTTGGCTTCAATGGTGTTCCTAATGTATGCGTCAACGTCGCCCAGGGTAGCTTTCAAAGCATTTACATACTCAGGCTCCATAGTCTTCTTAATTTCATTAAATGCAACTTTTGATAGTTCGATCAAATCTTCCTTACTCTTGACGCCGTCTTTAACAGCCTGCCGCATCTCCTTAGCCACGGTTTGTTCAATTTTCTTAACAGTCTTTTCAGCTACATCATCCAGTCTAAAAATAGCATCATGGATGAGCCCGCGCTCTTCTTCGCTATCGATTTTGTTGGTCTCGGCAACCAATTTATCTGTCATTTTTTTAATGCCATAGATAGCGATCGAAGCAAGTAAAGTTAATACTGCCAAAGACAAATTGTACAAAAAATCCTGCACTAACCCTTCCACTATGGTCCACCTCCTTTCTTTATAAAATAAAAAAATACCGGCAAGGCTTTTGCCTATACCGGTATTCTACTAATTTTGGCCGTAAGTTTATATTCCAAGCACTTCTAAGAATTAACTCTTATGAAGCATCTTGTTCATCTAAACCAAACCCGAAATCCAAGAGAGTTAATTGACCGTCATTAGCTGGACCACATATTTCAACTATCCAGCGCTCACTTAAATTATATTTTTTGGCAAGTTCGGCATGATTATAACCATTAAACTCCTTTTTAATGTTAATATCCCTGGCCGGCCTTAAAAATGTATCTGCTTTTGGTATATAAATCGTTTTACCACCTAATATCTTAGCCAGCTTAATAAAATTCTCAATTCCGATTATCTCAGCCAGCTCTCTATAAGAATCAGGAATCATATCCAGAGTCAGATCATTTATCCAACTTTCTAGCACCAACAGGATCACCCCCTATTATATGCCGAAAAAGGTTTAAAGGAAATGCCTTGTTTTTAATTGACACTATTTCTGCGTACTAACCCCAACTTTATTCAGCACATACTCAATGGTACGTCGCATAAATACTGCACTTTCCGCTCTTGTAGTTGGCTTATCAGGATAAAATTTATTATCTTTATAACCTGAAACAAGTCCTTCTTTAGCTAACCACTCAATGTCACCAGCGGCATAGTGTCCTATAATATCCTTGAACATTGACAAAATCTCCTCCTTAAATTTTGTGTTCCACCATCCTTCATTTCCGTAAGACTCGTTAAAATCCACATTAATTCCCGCTAAAGCTTGATCGTTTTTATATTGATATATGTTTACATATTGGCTTTTTTTGCCCTGTGACCAAGCGTAAGTTTGCCAAAAGTTATTAACTACACCACGTCTGGCCATCTCCTCAACCACGTTAAATGAGCCATAAACACCAATATTATAATCAACTAAAACGCTGGCAGCTGCACCTAGATATTGTTCAATTACTGAATAGTCTTTTGGTTGAGCATCATAATCCACTGCAAAATAAATAACTGTGCCTTTGGGCTGACCAATCTCCAAGGCCTCTTTGAGTGCTAGTGCCCCGTCAGCTTTTCCAGCGGCTGCACCACCAGTAGACCGGTTTGCTGATGTTTCAAACACGCTTATTATATTTAATCCGGCAGTGGTAATAGCTTCAGCCTCCTGTTTAGTAAGACGCTTCCATGCCATTGACGGAGTATTAGGCACTAAATAACGGCAAATAAACTTCATCCCGGTGGCTGCTATTGTCTTTGCTGTTTCAACAGTTAGCGGCGTGGCGCAATCAATACCTTTCATATTATTATTCACCGTCCTTTTTCTCTCTTATTAATTCAATGGAGCTATTGTTCTTGATTAAATGGCTTTTTAATGACCTAAACGATGACCAATATGGTAGATAGTAAGTATATTTAGCTTCAGGATCTTGAAGACCGCGCAAACGCTTTGATATTTTTTTCATTGCAGCCTTATGTTTTTGATTATAAACTGATTTTTTCACTGGGCAACAAAAGCGCCGCCTCTCTTCGCAATCATCCAATAACCATTTATACTCAAATATACCATTTACATATACTATTATCCCATTCTTCATTTGACTGAGTCTTTTCAAAACAAGTGCAACCTTATACCCATCACATTTCAGCTCAACGTGACTAAATATAGATTGCAATTGTTGTTCAACTTCTTTCCAATCTTCATTAGTCAATTTAACCACATCCTTATTTACTTGAACTGGTTAATTCCAATCAACTCTCTTACGGGAACTCCTGCTTTCTTCAGAGGAAACCACACATCATAGTAAAACATGTGTCTAAAGTATCCCCTGGCATAACGTATACTTCCGTCGCCATAGTCACTAAAATTTTCCGGCCTTCTAATGTCTAACGGGTTACCCTGGAACAGAGCAAGTTTTATGCAAAAAGCAAAAGTGTGACCGGTTCCGCGCCCCTCGATGTAACATTTTCCGTCATGGTTATGACTCAACCTGGCACCCTCAAAATTTCCACTACCGAAAACTACACACGGGCATATATATAATGGATAATCCTTTCCATGAAAAATGAAGTCAACTTGCCATGGATAGAGTTTCACACCAAGGGCACGTTCTATTAATTCCAGCGGTACCATTTGTTCGCGCATAATTCACGTCCCTTTTTTAAATGTTTTTGGTTGAAATGTTCACTAAGCCGCTTCCTTCTGCAATTCCTCCCGCAACACATCTGCCAACCTGGGCAGTAACTTTTGCCCAAACGCCTTGATGTCGGAAGGATAATCGTAGCAGGCAAATTCGTGGGCTTCATCAATTTTCGTCTCGTCGTGCCAGCGAGTGAAATCTATTACCGATATAAAATTATGTTCATATTCCTTTATCAGGTCCCATTCTTCTCTGGCAAATTCCTTTGAGTAAGAACCGTCGCGGCGGTAGTACAGGATATGTTCTTTAATTGACTTAATGGTGTTTTCTCCATCAAACTCCTTTTCTTGTCCTTGAAAAAGCTTTTTAATGTAATACTCGTTATCTGAACCATGTTTAATGTCGATGAAAAATTCCCGGAAGTCCTTACAGCCGTGATGTGTCCACTTAAAGGCATAATTGCCATAATCGGTTACTGCCGCAAACATCCCAGTGGAGTCTAGGAGGAATATTCCCCAACCTTCGATGCTGTCAATAGGTGGCAGTGAATATCGCCAGAACTTAATATCGCTCAAATCTTAATCCTCCTTTGTTTCACACTTTTTAGCTCCTGCCGTTCCCTGGTTGTACTGTGAACTAAGCTTCCTGTATATCTTCAATCTCTGTCAAAAGTATGTTAGTAATATTGCCATCCTCATCCGCAATAACAATTTTATCGTCAAGTATTTCATAAATCTCTGCCGCATGACAACTGCCATCTTTTGTCCAAATGTCTGCCGAATCATAGGGACCTAATTCAAAATTATCATCCATTTCGTCGCCCTGATTGGTGTCTTTTTCAACAAAAAGCTTTTTGACAACGTCTAATTTCATACATTTTCCTCCTTCGCATTCTTTTAGCTACTACGCAGAGCATCAATTGTGTCGTTTTCCACGCTTCTTTTGCCACTTATTTTGAGAAAGGAACTTTTTAAAAACCTTCTTATCAGCATCACTACTCAGCACCAGCACATGACATTTTAAGTCCTGGTTATATCGAATTTGCCTTCGGTCTTTACCTAAAGCCTCGCAGATCCAAAATATCTGACGCCTTACTTCACCGGCTATGTAGACCGTACCATTGTTGTCATTGTAAATATCAATTGCAGCGCTCATTACAATATCCCCTTAAACCGGTAATCCAGGGCCAGTGGGTCTTCATCCTCACGGAGGAGCATTTTGCCCAGGTACATCTTGCCCGTATGCTGATTCCTGGTCTTTTCAAAGAGCCTGCCAGCCGTAGCCTTGGAGAGAAAACCAATCAATTGGTGAAAGTATTCGCTGGTGTAGATGATAGGGAGCTGCTTCCGGTACCGGTAATCTACAATCCCGTAAAACTCTTTAATCCATGTATCTTTCTGGCTTTCCTTGCACACATCATCAATAATTAAAAGATCGCAAGTATAAAGCTTTTGCCTGATTTCGTCTACCTTGTATGCTTCGTCTGGCTTATTGTAATAGGACAGCCATTCAGAAAAACTTTGGACCCAGTTAAAGAACATCGGGCAAATTCCCAACTCAATAAGGGGAAGGACGGCAGCAGTGGCCAGGTGAGTCTTACCGCAACCAGAGGTGCCCAATAGTCCCATCCAAGGGGACCCTTGCAGGCTTTCGCCACGTTTCACCCTGGCTACTAATCCCTTTGAATACTCCCTGGCGATGCTATACGCATTAACCACTCGGCGATCCGTATCATTAATGTCGAAGTTGTCAAAATTCTTGTGGATGAATTCATCGCTGATATTGCAGGATTTTAGAAGCTTTTGCAGTTTTCTTCGCTCCATACACTTGCAGGGATAGGCTACATTCAGGCCTGGGTCGTCGATTACACCATTATCCTGGCACAGGTCGCACTCATATTCCGGAGAGTCTCCGTTTAAAGGCTTCTTCGGCTCTTGAGTCACGCTTACCGGACGGCTTTGCCGCTTCAGCAGTTTTTCTTGAATCGTGATCCCCTCCATGGACTGAACCACCTCTCAGATTTCTCAAAATGCCACGAGTGTAATTCTCTCTTATATGGGGGTATTTCTCAATGTGAATTTTTAAGGCTTTAATCACTACTTCCGGGTCAAACTTAGCCCAGTATTCCAGCTCCTTTTGCTTGATACCAACGGATACTCTATTGCTCCTTCTGGTGAAGCGGATAGTATCCCAATAATCAGCGATAGTTTTCTGCTGATCTGGCGTATATCTTTCAAGGAGTTTTTCCACTGCCGGCTGCCTCCCTTTGCATGCGCTTTTTCATAGCCTTTAAAGCTTCAATTACATCACTGGCCTGACTAAATTTTAAATATCTTGGATGACTGACCCCCTGCCTGTTCTCCAAAAAACCGCGCAGCCGCCTGGGGTTATCTTTCCAGCCCAACTCCTCAGCCAGCTTATTAATTTGCCACACTTGCTTACCGGTTGCTCTGTCAGCGGTAGTGGTGTGGCCAAGTATCTGATTTAGCCGGTCAATCACCCTGATGCCCTGTCTCTTAGTTAGGGCCTTAATGCTTTCAGAGCCGGTCACCGCAGTGACCAGCTCATGAAGCACCTCATTATCAAGACCGGCTTCTCTTGCCAGGGCAAATATCTTCTTAATTTGATCATAGCTTATTTTCATGGGGCATCACCTTCGTCCTTCGTATTCCAATCCGACACTGATACCAGCTTCGATGAAAACAGCTTTTTTAATTTGCGCTATTTGTTCGTCAGTAAGCTCTCCGAAGAACCGATCCACCAGCTCAAAGTTTTTATATAACCTGATATAGTGCAACTCTTCTTCACAATCTCCCAACACACCAACACTTTCAAGCACCTTTTTGTCTCTTAAGTAATCGCCTTTCAACTTCTTTTTGACTGCCTTAATTGCTTTATCATCCAATTCTAGGACTTCCAGTACTTGTTCGATAGATATTTCATCGCTGTAATCATCATTGCAAAGGGCAATTAAAGCTTCTTTAAATCTTGATTCCGTTTCATATTTGATTTCTTCTTTACGTGTGATCTTAGCTTTTGCGATTTCCCCTAACACTTCGACCAGCCGATTAAAGTTATCAATATCAAGCTTTTCCTTATGAACCACGTTAAAACTACCATATAGCCCGAAAATTTGCATAAACTTCAGGTTTTTATTATCCATTTCCTCATAAGCCGCATTGGTAAGTTTGGCTTTTAACTGATCTAAGGTCTTTTTATCCTTTTTCATTTTCTTTTCCAAGGAAATGGCCTCATCAACCAAGCTGAATAATTCCTCTTGCATGTCTAACCCTCCCTGGTTTTCTCGTTCATCATCCGCAAGCAGCCCGAGCAAACAAACCGTCCTGCGTGAGCGATAAGATCAACATCAGACTTACAGAAAACACATTCACCTTGAATACGCTTTAAAACAATACTTCCCTCGTTGTTGACGCTAATACGAAACCGTTCTCCGCTATCAATACCAAAACTGCTGCGGCGCATGGCTGCTGGTAGCGTGATAGAGCCGCTTTTACTAAGCTTTTTGTTAAACTGCTCCAATCGCTTACTCCTCCTCTTTAAAAGTTTTAACTGCATGACCATCCTCGCACAGCATCACCAGACCAGCTTCCCGGTAAAGACTGTCCAACTCACAAATGCTAATATTGTCCAAGACACACTCCACTGCTGCCATTGCCATAAATAGCACCACCTTCCGTATTTTTAATAAGCAAATGCAATCATCTTAATGCATCCGGCCGCCGGTACAAAATGAATCTCACCGTCATCCAATTTAACTATCACCGTACCGGCCACGCCGCGCTCTACCTGGTACCCCTCAGCCGTCTTTTCCCGGGCCAAATCATTTAATTCCCGGGGCATCGTGATCACATCGTTAACCGCCTTACAGATCGATTCATGGACTTTCTTCATAACCGTGCCCCCTAAAGCATCATCATATTGCTTGCTTTGGCGATAGTATCCAGGGTGATCTCCGTTATACCTTCACCGTCCTGGCCATCCATCAGCCGGATGATATTATTCAGTGTCCTGTCCATCAGCCTGAAACAACCGGTTTGGCTGTTGGTCGCCCTTTTGATCATTTCCTGCAACGCCTCATCCGTAAACGGGAAGGGCTCCAGGTACTCCATAACTTCTTTTTTGGTCAGCCCTTGTAGGGAGTAATAGTTGTCCACCCGGTTGGCAAACCGTGCCAAGTACCCTTTAACTTGTGACTCCAGCTTTGGCTCACCGGCTACGACCAAGCCTACATCCGACTGATCAAATATAGAGCGCAATATTTCCATTTTCTTTTGGGTGTACTTGCTGATTAGCTTATCCGCCTCATCTATAATCAACAAATAGCCTTTATTAAAGTTAAAAAACTCCTTAATACCGTTTACCCGCTTCCAAATGGTGCCGTACCCGGAAGGGATGCCCAATGCCTTCTCAATTGCCTCTACCATATCGCGACAACTCATAATATCGTCACATTCCACATAGGCAACTCGAGGCATCTTAGTGTAATATTCCAGAGTGCGGCTCTTGCCGTAGCCAGATTTTCCAACCACAACACCAAGTCCGGTAAAGTCCTGGCAGGTGCTACATACAGCGATGATGCCGGAGGCATCCCGGCTTTCAAAAAACTCTGGTTTTTGCAACTTTGGCGCTTGGGTTATAGGTGTAACGACCTTACCGCGCTCCCGAAGAAACTGAGTAAGTTTTGCCTGAATATCGGTGGTATCGCTTTCATACTTGCCATTTAAGTACCTTGAAAGTGCTGTTCTATGGTAATTTATTTCTCTGGCCACTTCCGTAATGGTCAATCCGCTTTTCTCCATAAAATCCTTAGCCATTCTGGCCACATCCTGCGGCGCAATGGAATAAATCTTTGCAGCAGCTTCCATTTATTTATCCCTCCGTTTTTATCCCAGTTTACGGAGCACAGCCAATGCTTTCTCCGCTTTTTTTCGATAAAATTCATTGTCTAACTGGTCATTATGCTTCTTATTCCTAACCTCATCCTTAAACTGCTTATCTTCCGGCAGGGCAACCACATTGTCAACCGGTTTTTTGCCTTGCTTCTTAATGACAAAACCGCCCACCGTATCACTTGGCCCGTTGACATGCTGGTTGATGCGCTGTTCAAATGGGGTAGTGTATTCCTTGATGCGTTCTCTGTCCCGCTTAAGCTGCCTGTGCTGGGCCTTCATGTGCTCTTCCAAAGCCTTTTGAGGTACCTTTGGAGCAATTAAGAGCAGATCCTGACTTAAAGCCTCGCAGATTTTTTTGCCGTCTAAGGTGTAAACATACAACCTAGTCACATCTTCCTGGTCCCAACGAATATCTACTTTGTCGCCGATGTAGTCACATAACTCGTCCGCCCGGTACTCATAACCAAACTTATGGATTCCGGTGTTATAAACATGGACCCGGTCGGCCCTCATCATCAACATACTGGCGTATGACCTAGGCGGCGCCGGCTTATAATAGCGCTCTTCGGCATTAGCGAACAACTCGGCAGGCTTTCTCCATTGTTCTTTTGCCTTTTTTAAGCCTTTGTGGTCCTTCTGGTGATACTTCTCATTGAGCCACTTCTGCCACAGTTCATAAAATTCTTCCAGTGTTAGCAGCTCATCCCGCTCCAGCATTCCCTTAATATCTTTTCTGACTTTACCCGCGGTGCGCGAGCCGGTTAGCGTTCCGGTGTAACTGGCCAACCATTTACTAAACTCACTGCACACTATGCCGAAAAAACGTTCGATATATGCCTTGCTCCATGGCTGATAAGGCAGGCTTCGAATATCATCCTGGATGCCAACGCTTTTGTAAAAGCCTACCGTCTCACTATCGAAGCTGACCCGATATTTGCGTTTGCGGCCCGTTAGGGTTTCGGCGGTGTATTCCTTCCCGTTGTCGATGTTGATCCATTGAGGAACCCCGCACGGTTTACCGCCAATTTCGTTGTAGATCATCTTTAGAATGGACTGCTTCATGATTTCAGCGTTGGCGTGTAAGCACATTACACTGCTGGGAATGGCCCTGCTTCTAATATCTACCCAGGCCACCAGGTTGGGCTTGATGGCTGTTACCTTCCCATTAGGGTGTGTATACTTCACCCAATCGTCAAAGGTATGAACATCGCCTTGGACAAGCCCCATCACCGGCAGGGATTTAGAATCACGGGAAGCCTTGACCATAACTTTATTCCGGTATTCCCTGGCGCCTCTAGCCGCTAAGAAATGGGCATTTTTGCCCCGTTTTTCCTCCATCAGATAGTTTACATACCTGGCCACCGTCTGGTAGGAGGGGTAAGGCCAACCATTCTTTCCAGCGACTTCCTCCATCTTTTCGTAAAGCATCTCAACAGTGCTGTTATTGGCAGCAAATTCCTTATCAAACCACAGATTTTCAATGAAAGCCCTTGCTCTATCAGTCAGTGAAGGAAAGGTGAATCGCTGTTTAGGCTTCCGGCACAAGGCTAAAACCTTGAAAAAATCATAATTTTTACCGTCTTCCTTGTTTAACTTCACGGCCCAGGCGCTTGCCTCCAGGTAGTTTTCCGCCTGCCGGTATAAGGTTCGTAGGCTTATCCCTTTTAAATCAGCGAACTCCTGGGCAAACTCGGTGCGGTTATCACCGGCGTAATTCAGAAACTCCTGAACGGTCTTGGTGAATTCCACCGCCTTGTAATACTGGCCGCCATGGTTTTCGACGTACCAGTTTAATTCCACATCGACATACCATGGCATGCTGTTCGTTATCCGTTTATCAACCACAACATCCCCCCCTTCAATGCTTTGGGCTTCCTTATGCGCCCTTCGCGCTTTTTTCGAAAGGGAGGATACGGCAACCAGAACCCGCTCTTTGCCGCCGTTTACGGCTGGCTCTGTTTTGGTCTTAAAGGCTTCGGGATTGCGCTTCATGCGTTGAATTAGGGTGTTATACTTGATACCCTCGTATTCCGCAGCCTCTTCCAGCGTGATATAAGCATCTGCCAAAATCCTCCGTCTCCTTTACGCAAGGAGGGTATCCGTAGTACAATGTAACCGAACAGGTTCCCTGTTCTGCGCCTGCGGGGTGCCTTCGGCTAAAAGGGAGGCGAAGGCACTCCGTTTTTATTGCCAACTTTTTTGATAATACCGGCGCACAAATCACGAATACACTCCTTCAATTTTGTATCACTACACCTTTTCAGTCTGGCTAAGCTTTTGTTGGACAATCTCCGGACCACCGTTTATAAGATCTTCCATTCTGGAAATCTCCAGGCGCAAATATTCACGCATGCTATTCAAAGCTTCGATACCAGCCTTCTTCATGTTCGCCCAGGCGAAGAAATCATCAATTTCGCGCTTTATATCATTTTGGATTAGCTTTTCCTTTTGACGGTATTCGGATAGCTGCTTCTTTAAAAAGTTAGCTTTATCTTCCGCTGATAAGTTACTTTCATCACGGCCGAGTTTCTGATTCATAGCCGTCAATTCACTTAGAAATACTTCAGTGTTCACTTACTTATCGCTCCCCTCATGCTATTTTTTGGATTAACTCCTCGTCGAGACCAAGGGCTCTAATAATGTCAGGGAGATACTTTTTGCCCGATCTTTCGCCGTATAGCACCAGGTGCAGGTATTTCACGTTCATTCCTACTATTTCAGCCAGCCATACCTGGCTCTTGTTAATGTCGATCAGGCGCTTCTTTATGACTTTGCCCAAAGGTGATAGCTCTCGTCCCACCTTGATCCCTCCTTTCACCATTGGTCTTGCAGAACCAGATAAAACCACCTCCCGTGAGTTAACGTTTCTTGTCTCTTTTTCTTCGGTTGCCCGAATCAGTAGTTTTCCTGGGTAAACCTTTATTGCCGCCAAAATGGCAAATCTCACAACTATCTACCCGCTTGGGACACTTAAATCTGCACTCGTTATTAATATCTAAAGTGCGAAACATACATCTGCATCCGGGGTATTGACCTAAAAACCCCACAAGCATCGCCATGGCCATACCCCCTCGTGTAATTTGATTAGTAACCAAATTTTCGGTGCAGTTTTTACTGCTATATCGCCAAACCTCCAACAAAAAACCTAGCATCCATGCCGGCATAAGCCGGCCACCCATCAATTGTCTTAACCTCAATATCAGACTCGCTTAGACGCTGCCACTGGCCGTCATTACAAACTTCCAAAATTGCGCCTGGCGCGACCGGCATTAAATCGCCGCTATCCAGCTGAATAAAAACCCCGTCTTCAATTACCAAATTCCCAACCTGCCAACCGTCAAGAATATTAGCTGTTTTCCTGATGCTGTCTGCTAACAAAAACACGTCATCGCCATCCTTCCTTTGGGAAATCCGATTTAGGAATCACCCACTTTTGTGGGTGCCTTGAAAATTTTTAATCACCTCCATAATTTTCTTTTTTTCGCACTGCCTACCTGATAGAATGTTGTTGTGGTATATGAATCTATCATTTCAATTATACCACACGCTTGTGGGGTGTCAATAAAAATCCCCACGATTATGGGGTTAAATACCCAACAACCAAGGGGTTTAATACCATACGTTTGTGGGAAGGGGGAGAGCTGTGTCTGAAAAATTTGGGAAGCGACTTAAAAAGGCTCTTAAACAAGCCGGATACACCCAGGCTAAGGCCACAGAAGAACTTGGACTTTCTAAAAATGCTATAACTAATTATGTATCTGGTAGAATTCCTGATACTTTAATACTTTACAAACTTGCTAATTTATGTAATGTATCAATGGAATGGTTACTGTCCGGCAAAGAAACAAAAGCTGCTGGGAAAGCACATTTGGTTGAAGAAGCAGTTAGAAGATACGCGGTCGCCCAGCCTAAAATAATCGAAGTACCGGCAGGTGTAACAGTCCGTTATGCCGGTGAAACAGTGATGATCACCGATAAAGCAATGATGCTGGAAGACATTCGTGAAGCACTGGAAAAGGGTGTTGATGGTACGGGTTACCCCGAACTTACTAAAGAGCTGACCCATCTGGAATACCGGGAAAAAGAACAACTGGTTATTGTAGTAATTAAAGGTACTAAAAAGGGCCAGTTTATAACTAATAAGGAGGACGAAGAACTGCTGCCGTTATCGAGTGAAGAGCGGCAAATACTCTTAAAGTACCGATTGCTTGACGCCAGAGATCAGTGTGATATCAAAGAAATTATTGACATGAAATATGAAAGAATGGTTAAAAGGGGAAGATCATACGGCTCCGGGAGTGGAGGAATAGGAAGCGGGGAAGAGGCGGCTGCTAAAGAATACGCCTAATTTTTTAACCCTAAATGATATATTTTTATATCTTTTTCAATTTTTCACATTAATATCGGAAGTAACTCGCTAAATGATGTCACTTTGCTACGGCCTTTTTTAAGCTGCTGAAGACTAGCCGAAACCAGCATGAATACTGCAATGTGACAGGTTTTTTTGAAAATCACTAAAATGTCACTTTGCTTATAGCCTTTTGGGGCTATTTTTCTAGTGTTTTAATCACGTTTTATTCACGCCGTTAACGCGCATTCACGCGACGGCGTTTTTTTATAAACCCTGTAACCCCTGATTTTAAATGCTTTCAATTTCTCTTTAAGCTTTTCGCGTGATTCATTCACGGTCATTCACGCCAGCGTGATCACGCCCTGGCGGTTTTAATTGACCGGCACTCGTGGTAAACTAATGTAAGGGCAAACAAAAAAGCGCTTATCCCTAATGCAGCAAGGCTTCCAGCGCTTTTGCCTCTTTTTTTTAAAATTTACCTGACAATAAATGTATTCTCAAAATAATTGTTCGCCGTTTTTTAATAAATCCCACCTAATCCCTTGTCATCTCTGTGTTTCCCACCCTTTCCCGGTTCATCTTTTCTAGTAAACCTATTGTCAGTTATTTTGTTAATCTACACCCATGCCAACTTTTCCACCGCATGCTCCAAATCCTGAACCGACGGCCTGGTATACCTGGCCGTTGTATTAAGATCAGCATGCCCCATTAACGCGGCCACCCTGTCCAGGCTTTCCCCGGTATCCACGAGCATTTTCCCAAAGGTGTGTCGCAGCATATGCGGAGTGACATCCACCCCTGCTAACCGTGCGTATTTTGTTAGTACATTCTCGGCAGACCTAGTTGTGATATGTGCACCCCGGCGACCGGGAAATAACCACCCCGATTTCGCTTCATTTACGTACACATCCAATATTCTGCGCACTGTTACGTTTAGCGGTACCTCCCGATATTTATCTCCTTTGCCCTGACGGATAATAACAAATCCGGAACGTTCACGAAGAGTTATGTCTTCAATTCGCAATGAAACAGCTTCAGATATTCGTAAACCGGTATGTAAAAGCAACATAATCAGTGCAGTATCCCTCTCCTTACCATATTTTTGAACTGCTCTGATTAAAGCTCCAAGTTCCCTCCGGTCAAGCCATCGTGGGGCATTTTTTTGCTCCTGTACCCTTTTGATACCCGTAGCCGGGTTGGTTTTAACTAAATCCACAATACATGCCCAGGTGAAAAAGCTATTAATTACATCCAGGGCATGATTGACCGTGGCCGGTTTTTTCTTCTGATTGATAAGGTTGTTGCGATAATTGGCTATATCCAGGGCAGTTACGGAACGGGGATCGAACCGGCCATAGGTTTGGGCCAACCACCCGGCAAACCGGTGTATCGTCTGCATATAAGAGCGCACGGTACGTTGGGATAGGCCCCGCCCCTGCAAGTTCGTTTTGAAATTACTTAAAAATTTTTCCACTTTTCACTCCTTTCCTTATTAACCGCATAAAGGTGATTGATCCTATAGGTGTTCCTCTTGAATTTGCATATCTGTTCTTTTAAACAGCCATCTGTTCAAGTAATTGTGCCATAGTCGTTATATTAACGGCCGTTGTCATCTCGGGAATATTCGCCCTCACTAGCGCGGTAGCAACAGGGGGACATACGGCGTTACCACATCTAGCGACTTGGGCAGTCTTGCTGTACGCTTTGCCGAGATAGTCCCTGTCAATCATGTAATCCGGCGGAAAGCCTTGAGCGTTGTAAAGCTCGCGCGGAGTCAGCATCCGCATGCCGATATCCGCGATAAAATACGCAGTACCATTTATCCAGAGAAGGATTACTTCATCGTCGGCTAAAATATAGCTACAGTATTTATTTAACAATGCACGTATCTTCGGCCAGTTTTTAAGATCTGCTCCTGGCATGGCTTTTACAAGAGTCGTATATACCGTCCCGAACTCACCGCCACCAGCTGTTAATGTTTGCAATGGCTCATGCGGAATTTGCCCAATATTTGTTCCCTTGAATTTAATAATGTGTGAAGTAACAACAGCCGTATGACTGTTGCAGAGTTGGGTGTTTACCGGTTCTTCCACGCTTCGCGCAACACTCGCTTTGCCGTGGAATTCGGATAGCACTGCTGTTGTTAATGCCTCCCGATCTTTTGACGTTATTGTGTGGCATGGGCTATCCATATCGTGACCATGCTTTTCAGTACCGAAATATTTAACTATCTGAGCAGCCGCCAACCCATAGCGGTTAGAACCATCAATGGTCATAATAGGAATCGCAAGGTTTTGTCCTCTGACGTACTCCTGCTTTTTTTCGCTGTGATACTGGATCAGGGAGGGCATTATAAGCATTTGACTTCCGGAACTGGTTACCGTGTTCATCGGCACCCTCATGTCTGTTCCACTCGCGTTCTCATGATTATGCATGTAGAAGGGGGTTATCACCGGCGCTGCTACTCCGTATCCATGCTTTGCCGTAACAGTCTGCATAACGTCGTCAATGCTGCCGCCCCTAAATCCACCCGAATGATTTGTAATTACAATAAAAGGTTTACCACTCCTGATCGTGAATTTATCCACACCACGCGCCACCCGCTTTAGTGTGTTATCCGCCAAGGGACGGACGGCATTGACACCGTACTGCTCCTTAATCTCTGCCTTGCTGGCGAAAATAGACGGGCAAGGGATTGACCAGTTAATGATCTCGGCGGCGCTGCGCCATTTTGGCAGGCTGTTTTTTCCGTCCCGCGAGTGTGTTGGTTTCGGCTTAACAATCGGTTGCCCGTCGCACCGAAACACACCGAAATATCGCTTGCGGATTGTAGGCGCTCCATAGTCCGCTGCTACAAGTTCCCAGCCGTCGTAATCGTAGCCAAGCCCCCTGATAAGGCGCTGTGCGTCTGGACTGAACGGCGCGATGTGCAGGAACTCGCAAGCTTCCATCAGCGCAGGGTGATCAGGCTCAATACCGGTCGTCAACATACCAATGAATGCCTTGAAAGTCTCTCCAACGTGATCCGGATCGGGATACCACTTACCATCCGACCGCTGGATCAGCGGTCCCCAGGTCTGGATCTCCTCGACGTTCTCCATGAACATAACACGAGGCCGAACGGCAAGTGCCCACCGAAGGATAACCCATGACAGGCCGCGAATTTTCTTTTCGACCGGTTTTCCACCCTTCGCCTTGGAAAAATGTCGGCAGTCCGGGGAGAACCAAGCAATGCCGACCGGCCGACCGGCGCACACCTTAACTGGATCGACGTCAAATACGTCCTCCTGCAGGTGCTGTGTATAGGGATGATTTGTACGGTGCATTCTAATCGCGTCTGGATCGTGGTTGACGGCGATCGTCACCGGCGCGCCGGTCGCTATTGATATACCCGTGTCGGCTCCGCCTCCACCAGCAAAGTTTACGACGGTAATCTCATCAAAAAGGATCTCCTGTGCTTTCAAGCACGTATTTATCATCATCTCGTCCTCCAGCATATTTTTTAAACGCGCATTAATTTCTATTAATTTCTTTGTGGTTTTCTTATGCGAAGTAAAAAACCCCCGTTAAACAGGGGGTTTTTACAACTTATCCGAAGTTTTTAGCCTTATTTCTTCGTATAAGACCTCTTATTCAAATTTTTTGTTTTAGTGACTTTTTCCGACAAACTTTAATACTAGATTTGTGATAAAATTAAGGAAAGTTTTTATCAATGCAATATTTATCCAATTTTTTATATTTGTTCTAGGAACTAATACTACCCTATTATATAAGACATCTCTTTTTTAATTATTTATAATTAAATCTTTAGTAATTTATTAGAATTAGTGGGGTAAATATGACATACATATTCAAGGTAATTTCAAGGAAATACTATCCATTCATGATAATTACATGGCTTGTTGCTGGCTTCATAACAATGTCCATTTCACAACCTCTTATTGGCCACAACATAAACAATATTTTAGAACAATTTACTCCCTTCAATATTCGAGTTATTCCTTTTGCCTATTTTTTACTTACAATTATAATGTCGTTTATCTCCTTAAATTACGGTCAAGAAATAAACGAGACTATTATTAAAAAACTAATACTATATCGTTTACAGATTAGAGAGAGTGATCACCTATCATCGGAATATTATGAAGATCTACTATCGTATTGGAAGCATTACACAAAACAATTTCAAATGCAGGTTATAAATAACAATGAATTATCTGCAGAGCTATTAGATTTTGAAATTAAAAATCATATTTTAAAAACTTCAACTCTATGGAATTTTGCTAGGGCGTTTTTCTCTATCATTAGTCACATTTCCGTTTATTTATTATCTTTTTTAATTTTAATAGACATAAACTGGATTTTGATTTGTTGCTTTTCACTAATAACACCACTGCTACTATATATACATTTTTACTTTTCCGGTTTCTTTTCTCGGCAAAAAGTCGAAACAAGTTCATTCATAATTAAACTCATAAGTCCTTGGGAGTTTCATGATACCATTAATACTTACTAAAACTGAATAAAAAGCAAAAATATATAGAAGAATTACCAAACTTATAATAAATGCAAACATTTTATTTCCATCCACGAACTATACCTCCTAAATTTCTTGCCAGTTCATAATCACTCTATCGGCACACTTTGTACAGTCTCCTATTTGCCCACCGAGCAAAGCGTTCAAGATAGGAAGCAGCATCTTTATAAAGAATTACAAATTATTAAATCAGAGTCTGATGCCCTAACCTCTATAAACGGTAGCACGAACCGTACCCGGTTTAAGTTTCTGGTTCCGAAGCACTGTTTTGCTGACCAGATTCTTCGGAACATCGCTCCAACTTCTATAGTGTGGAAGATTTGGCACGTCGACCATCCCTTTTATAATATCTTTTTATATCCTTGACACCGCCGCACTATAATGAACATAGCGTTATTTATTTACTGCTTGCCTTTCCTCCTGGTACCAAGCGATTTGGGTACCAAGTGATTTGTTCCTTATAGAAAGCCACAATATGCTCATCGAGTTCCTGGCTAGCGCTCACGACTTCGGAGCTTACTAAAGAACCTTTAGTAGCGTATAATTTTAGCCGTGCACTCTCAATTTTCTGGTCAATATTTTCCAAATAAGACACCTCCCTATAACAAAAATAGCCACAAACCTTCGAAAAGGTTGGTGGCATCCAATTTTTAACAACCACTTTTATTACGCTGTATTACGCCGCCCCTTCCGGGGCCTGGCTAAAACATTCGCATGTACCTTCTTCTTCTTCTGCCGGCTTGAGTGCCCTGGGTCTTAGCCTGCGGATGAGAATTCATTCTTCAATTTCACTTTGCTGGTAACTACATGCTTCAGGTGCTATGATTTTTAATTAGGGACGTTAACAATTATACTTTATTTTTTTGAGCAACGTTGACCCAAATTTATTTTTTATCATTCGAAAGTTGAAACCGGTGTAGATTTATTTATACACGTTGTTTATGGAATAGTTTCTGCTTATTTTGGTAAAAAATAAACTAATTTCAGATAAGGTAAACAGTATAATTATTTAGATTAGATGTAGTTTTTTTATCATTTTTTTATTACTATTAAAGTTAATGCTACCATGCCTTAACAGCCGGGGGGATAACCAACTTTGGATAAAAAAAAGCTGGTCCATAAGCTTAAGGAGTTTTCAGCATTGGAAGCTTATCAGGTAAAACTTTACCAATCTCAAATACAAGCACTTGAAGATCCACATATCAAGCATGTATATGAAAGATTTGTTGTTCGGGAAAAAGAACACCGAGACTTTATAACACAACAGCTTGAAAACCTTGGCGTAGGTATCAATTTGGCGGGTCCGTCTTTTACGCTTGCCGGTATTGTTTCTGGAAAGACACTAGACCTCTTGAGCCTTAAAGATCGGTATAAGCTCGGTATAGCAGTCGAACATAAAGCCGTCCAGATGTATCATGAGTTTATTGAAATGACACGCCATGATCCCGAATTGTCAGAGTTAAATAAGAAACTGGCATATTTTATGGTTGATGAAGAGCAACACGAATTCTGGTTTAAGGAACATCTTACAAGATTGGAACATGTATAAACTACTTGTTTAAGAAGATTATAAATTATTAACGACAAATCTTTTTAAAATCAAAAAAGCTAATAAATCTATTTTAAAGATAATATTCTCTGAATCTATTGAGCCATAACCGTCGCCTCCGTGCTTAACCCTTTTTTAAATGCTTCTTTGAGCACATCCCATAATGTAAACATAAAAACACTCCAAAAGAACCAATAAGATATAACCCCTCATAAAAAAAAACCGGCGTTAACCGGTTCTCAAGTTTGTTTAGAAATTTTAACATCCAAATATACTCGTACATACTCAGAATTTCTATTTTGATACTGGGTCGATTCAGATAGAATGCGATAACCTTTCTCACGAAGGCTCAGGATCATTCTTTCCACTTCTGCAGGGAGACCCTGAAGACGGATTTTTACCATTTCAAAAACTCCTCTATTTTCATTTAAAAAGTTAATAAAACTATTGTCCATTAACAGCCTGCATAATTGCCCGGAGACCAGCATCCTGTAAGCCGCCGCCTTTGCCGCGCTTTCCTCCGCCAATCGAAACAGGTTCTTTTGCATATGTAACTTCCACGTTATATTCACGTAATTTGTTCTTCTGGCGGTTACGCCTTTGTCGGCGCTGGCATTTGCGCTTATTCAACCAACCTTCTATACCGCCAATTTCATATAACCTACTGTAACTCATGTCAAGTACGTGAGCTAAAGCCCTTACTCCATCATGCCCACAGTTTTTCATCATGAATCTAACCATAATGGTTCTCATTTCAGGCTCAAATTTCCATGCTGTTTGAATTTCAGATTTAGTACCTAATATCTCAGTCAATACCATCCCTCCCGTATAATGCCTTTTTACTACGCACTCTCCAAGGGGCCGGCATGACAATCCGACCCCGTACGACAGCGCATAATAACGCTGTTTTTTATGAATAAACATGATTGCGCTATAACAGCGGCGATATCCTTTGACCCTTTACGGGGAGCTCGTCAAGCCCCGTTGCCGATATACGGTGGGGGAGCTCTTAGCATCTATGCGCCTGGTTATTAATTCACGTGGTATTTGATAACACATAATTTAGATCCGCATAAATTTATCTATTCTCAAACCTCCGCGAAAAATAAACCATTTGCTTCGCCGTTCATTCCCGGCTCTCTTTGCCGATATCTGCCAAAACTATTATTATCAATCATCTTCCCGCCAGGCAACGGTTTTTCAACCAGTAACGTGACGGGGTTCTAATGCAATTGTCAGGGATCAAACCGGCTTGCGGCCACCGGTAAACTGCTCCCGGTTACCGGATGGGAGCTTCCTGTTTTTATTTATGTAAATTACACATGATGTTTACAGGCATAACATCGGACGGTTCACGCCCTACTGCCGATTTTGACGGCACGCCTTCGGGCAGTTTGTCGCTGCCCGGGGGCCTACTGTCAAGATAGGCTATTAATTTCCTCCCCCCTACCCCCCCCGCCAAGCATCAATAGACTATACCGCATTTGATAAATTCAATACTAATTCCCTGAGATCATGGAACGCTTTTTCCAACCTGCTACTGTAACCGGGTTCACTTCCAGTTCACTTGCTACTTGCCTTAGTGATTTCCCCTCCGCCCGCATTTCCAATGCCTTTTCCCTGATTTCTTCCCTGGCTTCTTCACGCTGTGCCTCCAGGTCTGATACCCAGTTTTGCACCGTCTGCCGGGTCACTCCCATAACATTCGCTATCTCTCTGTCACCGGCCTGGTCCCGTACCACCGCCTGACCAGTTCTCTCATCTCACCCCTAGTTAGTGGTTTGCCGTGATGCAGGTTCAATTCTACTGCCCGGGCAGCTGGGTCATCCGGATTTTCAATTATAACTTCTACGTCATCCGTACCTATTTGTATGCATGCTTCAAAACGGTGCCGTCCATCCAGGAGTCGGTTATCCCGGGTTATCACTATTGGCGGAAATTTTGCGCCAGCAGCCATGGCCTCGCGGTAGCGCTCGACTGTATCCGGATCGAAATTCGTTCTCGGGTATATGGTTTCGTCGATGGCGATATTATTTATTTTCATATGTATTCACTTCGCAATATAGGAAAATTAATGGCATCTTTTAGATAGGTGCTTGCTCTACACGAGAGTTAACCTCATGATCTTTCTTATCCCTGGTATTATTTAAAAGGGAAATATCACGAATAACAGCCTCTGCAATTAGTCGCTTCATCATCTGGTAACCCTGGTTTATGGCCAACTGATCTCGATCCTTAGGGGGTACTTGATAAGTTTTGATTTTTATTGATTCGCAACGCGATTTACGTGCCACAGGGCACCTCTCCTTATTGCGCATTTTAAACAAACATTTACCCCGGGTCCGACACGCATTTACATTAATTTTTAGGTCGCCGTGGTAAGATATAATTACGCTTGTGATTCTTAAAAAGCTGGATATTTTACTTAGCTACTAAACTAATCAATTGATTTGTTGATTTGCTTCATTATTATGGCCCTGGCTAATCGACCTGCCCAAGGTACCGCACAATCGTCTCCTATCCACCAGCGGCACCTGCTTTGTTTACATGGCTGGTCTATTGGCATTAACCCAGCAGTGTTATCTTTAAGGTAAGCAGTTAATACCGGACAAATTTTGGCATGGCGATCTTTTTTAGGTTCCATTGTTAAGCTCCTTTTAGTTAACTGGCTTGCTCTTCGAGAAGGTCGGTAAGCTTTACACCAAGAGTAGCTGCCAGTTTCACCGCTTCATTTATATCAGGCAATAGTTTACCAGTTTCCCAATCCGAAATAGTTGTTTGTGGCTTGTTAACTAACCGGCCTAATTCCAGTTGCGACAGCTTCTGTTTTTTACGAAAGTATCTGAGCTGAGCTCCAAACACTTCATCCACCTCCATTTAACATGTTAAACGATATTTCGTTATAGTCAACGAAAAACCGTTAACTGCACCTAAAAAAACTAATGTAAAATAGTTTAAATAACGATATTCCGTTAAAAGGAAAATTTGCCATGGATATTAATGAACACATTATCAAGCTTCGGAAAGAAAAAGGTTATAGCACAACCAGACTTGCCAAACTGGCTGGCATCGCACAATCAACATTACGTGAAATCGAACTTGGTAATACTTCACCAACGTTTGATACTATAAGAAAAATTAGTATTGCATTGGGGGTACCCCCGTTTGTTTTTGCTATAGATCCCGATTTTCAACCACCTGAGTTATCAGAGTTTTTGCTTGCGGGAACCTCTCTTGAGTTTCGTCGCATAGTATTGAAGTTAAAACAATTGCCACCAGACAAGCTTAAAATTCTCGAATCAGTTTTAGATACATGGGTTGAATCTAACTAAATCCTCACCGCCACTAAACCGAAAGGAGAGCAACCATGACTAATGAAGAATTCCAAACATTAGTACTCCAACACTTTCAAAAGGTTTATGAGAAATTAGATTCCGTTGATAAACGCCAAATTAAATTAGAAAATGTAGTTACTCGCATAGAAACCGACCACGGCGAAAAACTTAGTATCCTTTTAGACGGCCATGAGCAAAAAACTCAAATACTTGACCGCCACACCGAGCAACTTGACCGCATTGAAAGTAAAATCGAAAGCCACGACATCCAAATTTCCGTGCTGGATAAAACCAAAGCTAATAAGCGTAAAGCAAAGTAATCCTATTGGCATTAACCCGGCAGTGTTGTCTTTAAGATAAGCAGTTAATACCGGACAAATTTTGGCGTGGCGATCTTTTTTAGGTTCCATGGGTTAGCTTCCTTCAGTGCCTGTATGTCTTTTACCACCACTACATACATGTAATGGTTTATCCAAAAAAATATATTCATTATAGTCAAGTCCATTTTTCTTGCAAAATTTCATAAACCTTCCTAGAAATTTAGGACCTGCTACACTTTTGGTATTCAATACCCTATGTAATTGAGCAACGTCAACTTCAAGCTGACGGGCAAACTCATGATAATTACCTTCAGCATGTATAGACATCAATTTTTTCACTTTTTCTTTATTTAAAAACATTATTACACCTCCAGGTATTACATGTAATCAACATTGATTACATGTAATACTATAACACTGCCATTACATGCAGTCAATGGATTTTTTAAAAAAAGTTGGTCATTGATTGCAATCAATGATTTTGTTATATAATATGTACTATAGGTAAAAGGAGTAGGAGATATCTATATGTTTGATAAACAAAAATTTGCTCAATTATTAAACAGGGCACGAGGAGACAGATCAATTAATCAGTATGCTTTACATACCGGTGTTACATCAGCTCACATATCTAGATTATCAAGGGCTATACTAGATTCGCCACCATCTCCTCAAACAATAAAAAAATTAGCTGATAATGCATACAATGATGTCACATATAAAGATTTGATGGCAGCTGCCGGGTACCTCGATCAAAAAGACCCTCCAAAACCAAAGGCACTTGAAGGGTTGGATATGTTTTTTTTACGAGCCGTTGGCAAACTATCTCCGGAAGGAAAAAAGAAAGTTTATGATTACGTTGAAATGGTTGATGCCTTAGAAAAACAAAAAATAAAAGAACAAAATAAGAAAAAATAAACCACCGCAAAAATAGCGGTGGTTTTGTTGCTTTTTAAACATTCGACATTATTCAACAGGAGATGACATTTTGACTGAATCAAATGCTACAATAGAGGCGAGATTATTAGTCAATGCGCTCAAACCTAAATATCCTTTAGAGGTTACCTGGTTAGCCAATCAAATACTTGATAAACCTGTTATACTTGATGAGCAAGATTTCCCCATGAATATATGTGCCATGATTTTGGACAAGCCCATATATACCTCTGTACATATTTGTGTAAACCTTAATAGGCCTCACACAAGCCGGCGTTTTGGCGTGATACATGAATTAGCGCACCTATACCTGGGCCACAAAGGGAATATTAGTTTTATTGAAGAAGAGGAAGACCCTGTCCTTCACACAGAAGCCGATGACTTTTCAACCGAAATGCTTACACCTAAACATAGTATACTTATGCTAGCCCATAGATACCATGAGCCAATGGTCCTAATTCATAAAATTTTACGCGGTTATGATGTTAGTCTGGAAATGACGTGCAGAAGAATTTTAGAACTTGAAATTTTTAATGGCACTTTTACTTGCTTTAATGAAAATGATACATTTTTTTCTTATAGCACTCATGGATTTGAACTTAATACAGAAAATATTAATTACATACCCAAGATTAACAAAGGTTGCTTAATAACACGTAAAGAAACTATACACGGTGTTCCTGTCAATTGTTATATCAAACGTTTCATTAGTGGAAATTTTTTAATAGCTTTGGTAGAAGAGAGTCCAAAACCGTTTATAGAAAAACGACCTATCTTCATCCTGCGTGCTTAGGTAATTAATTTTACCTTCGTAAATGGCCATAATGGCCATATTGTATTATAATTAATGTAAGAATAACATAGAGGTGATTTACCCATGCCAAGCATTCCTATTCATGAGGCGAAAAATAAACTAAGTGCTTTAAGACGTGAAGCCATAGCTGGTAGAGAATTTCTATTAGCTGATACAAAAAGAAAAGACGACCAACCAGCATCACTCATTTCAACAGCTTTACTAGATGAACTATGTGAGAGTAAAACTTTTTCTTTCGGATGGCCTGATGAACCGGGAAAAGAAAGTGATAATTATTCGCTTTATAACCATGAAACCGGAGTATATGGTATCGGCCCCACAAAAAAGGAAGCTGTAGAAGATTTTATTGATAATATCGTGGATTATACTAATGTATATTTTAACGACCTTCCATTTTATTTAAGCATATCCGGTGGCCGTCGTGGACATTATTGGTATCTACGGCGTATTCTTCGCTGCGAAGGAAATAAAGAAAGAATTTATCAGTTAATGGAACTAGATAAGGTGATGGTTGATTAATGGGGTATACCTTTACTTGGGATGACATCGAAAAAATTTGCCGCAAATTAGGGATGAAAAAACAAGGCAAAACCGCTGTTTGGAAAGGTGTAGGGCCAGATGGAATTAAGCGTACCTGTGTTATCCATGCCAAACATAAAGGTAATATAGGAAGTGGTTTAGCACAGAAGATCGCCACAAGAGAACTAGGTTTTTCCTCGGTAGAAGAAATGTATAATTTTTTAAAAGCTATCTAGAAAAATTTACATTTAAATCAAATGAGAACAAGTCCCGGTGATTAAAGATCATAAATTAAGCTAATTTTAACCGAGGTGTTAATATGACCCAGATATACAACTTCCGTAACACATACAAAGAAAAAAACAACTCTATCCGCTATGCCGTAGCCGTATTTCGAACATCAACCGAGGATCAATTCATAAGAGGTAATTCTATTACCGAGCAGAACAGCCGTATAGATAAATGGGCTTTGAAAAACAACGTTATAATCATTGACAGGGAAGATATCGACCACTCTGCTTATCGAGGCCTGGATGAAGATCCCCGAATGTTACATTTACTTGAAAAAGCAAAATCAGATCCACGAGTCAGTTTCTTTTTGGTTGATGAAAAAAGCAGATTTGCCAGACGTAAAGTTCTTCGCGTAATGTGGGCACATGAACTCCGTCAGCATGGCGTTGAAGTTATTGGTGTCAGTGAACCTCACTATGACCGTAATTCCATTATGGGTGTATGGTGGGAGGGTATGAGCGAAACCAAGGACGAGGCTCGTTCCATGGAAACAGCTTACTGGACCATGCGTGGCATGTTACGCAATTTCCAGGAACGAGATCCCGAAACCGGTCATTGTTACCGTAACGGTGGACCGCCGGCATACGGCTATAAAAATGTCCATGTAACCAGAGGCAAAGACCCCAGAGGTAAAGATATCGTTAAACTTATCTGGGACATCAATGACGAGCATGCACCAATTGTCCGTTACGTTGTGCTAACTTGTTGGTTAGAAAAAAACATGACATTCAAGGCGATAAGAAACCATTTACAGTCTAATGAACCCAAATGGGACGGACGACGTGAACCGGTTCTAAACGCTAAAAACAAACCTTGGAGTCTAACCTCTATTCGCGAGATGTGTGTTAAGGCGATGGAGGGGTATTACAACGGGGTAGGTTACTTTAATCGCACCAGTAAGGATCTAGTTGGTACCGGCCAAAAGTGGAAAGATACAGAGGAATGGCTTCGACTAGAAAATGCCCACCCTAAAATTATTACAGATGAAGAATTTGTAAAGTTAGTTAAAGTGAAAGGTTTAAAAATGGAGCAAAGAAAAAAATCCGGGTTCATACCTCCTCGGGCAGAAAACAGTCGATATTTATTTACAGGAAAAAATCTAATCGGTGAGAATATGTTTACCTGCCTTCGCTGCGGCGGTCCGATGAAAGGTTCACCGTCAGGAGGTTATTTGTACTATATATGTTCAAATAGGGATAATCAAGCTGTGATAATAATGCTCACTTAGCACAGGATGAAATCGAAAAAGTTGTTATTGATTACATTAAGGGAATGTTTTCGCCAGCAATGCTGGACGAAATAGTAAAAGAGGCAGAGAGAATTCTGGGACAGGAAAATAGCGACCAAGACGGGGCTATAAAACACTTGGAGAAATCTATTCAAGAAAAACAGCAGGCTATCAGTAACCTTCTTGAGCGTTAAAATTCGCCAAGGACCGTTCTATTATGCCTACACTAACAGCTGAACTTGACAAACTACAACAGGAAAAATCAGCTTTATTAAGCGATTTGGAAGAAATCAAATTGGACAAGCCAAAGTCTGTAATAATTGATTAGGCAGCTATAATTAAAAAAATAAATTATCTTGAAACGGTTTTGCGAAGTGATAAAGTCAGTAATCGCGATAAAAAAATAGCTGTTAAGGGCTTTGTAAAACAGCTTCAATATGACCCAGTAGAAAATATGCTTCATATATATTTCTGGCCTTCACCGGTGGACCAGGCCAGCCCGATGGTTACCGAGGCGCTAAAAAGCAGAAAAGCCGGAGATAACAGCTCTCCGACTTTCCCGGCTTTAGGTGGAGGCGACACCCGGATTTGAACCGGGGGATGAAGGATTTGCAGTCCTCTGCCTTACCACTTGGCTATGTCGCCTTGGGAAAGACCTCCCCAAAAACGCAACCCCGCATCTGGTGCGGCCTAAACCTTCTATCCAGATATTAACAAACTAATAATTTTATTAACTTTTGGCCTGAGTCCCCTGCCGCTATTTCGAAAATCCTCTGCCGCTGGCTAAAGTCCTCCGTCGTCATTATAACTCCATAATATTTCTAAAGCCACTCCTTATGGCAACTACTCCAAAAACTCCTTTGCCATGCAATGTTGGAAATGGTTCGAATATACGTTAATCTTTGGGAAACAGATTTGCAGGCAATGCATATGCAGTTTAACCCGGTGGACAGGCTTTTAAACAATTAATTAAAACGGGGGTATTAAGCTCCCTTTTATTCCCCTCAGCTATCTTATTTTAATAAACACAATATTGTTAAATACCCCGTTCCCTTTATACTTGTTATTTAAACATAACTAAACACAGAGAAGCGGTATACTTGTTCAGTACGCACCGCTTCTCCCTCCGAACTGATTCCTTCTCTAATTTAATTTAATTAACCCAATGGTAATCCAACTGCATCAAGCAAATCTTCCTTTTTTTGGTATTGTAGCCATAATATAAAGCCCCTATCTACGACATGAAGCCTTAGGTTAGATTCATCATAATCTAAAATTGTTGGCTTAACGCCCTTATTAATTTGTAACGATGCAGTAAATTTAAGTGCTTGCGTAATATTACCAGAGTTCAATTCCTCACCACGGGGGTGCTTTTGCTCTAGCTTTTTTCTTATTTCAGAATATCTTAATCCTTTTTCTAATTCCTCCGTTGTTGCTGTCAGTATCGGATAAAGAAGCCACTTATACATTTGAAGAGTAGTATCTTGAAAACCATCCGCAAATTGAATTATAAATGAATTATACCTACCCGACTGTTGATTGACTATTTCTTTTATAATATCCTGGACTGATTTATCAACATTGACAACAATATTTTCTTCTTGAGTTTCTTCGATTCCTTTTAATTCACATGCTTTATAGCATGCCTCTTGAACTATATAAACACTTTCCTGGCAATTATTTATTAAATTATTCTTAAAATCATCCGTGAAGGTAATATATAGAAGTTGTTCCCCATTTTTTATAACCTCAAGAAGTTGAGGCTTAGTCCATTTATCGGCGTTAATAGCCATAACCCTACCAGTTAAATCGCCATTATAAACAATTAAGCGATTTTCCTCAAGCCATACTCCAACTATTACAAAACATAAGTTAGAATTTTCATGAAAAGCCTTGAGTTCAACTGCAAAATCCTTTTGTGTTTCAGGTTTAAGATAATGAAAATCTTCAAGTATTATTAGTTTACTAAACTTCATCTGGGCAAGAGCATTAATTATGTCGTTTACATCATCAATATCTAATTCAAGTTGAACACTTGTTATTGCCGTCTCCTTTTCTTGCTGTTTTTCCCCTTGTAAAGATGAACCTATACCTAAAACTTTTGCCGTAAGCGAAGCAACAATCTTGTTTTTTCCCCTCTCGGTCTTAACGACAGATTGCTTAATTTCAAAACCTGCCCGTTTAAGAATATTTGCATTAATGTCTCCGATGTCCCATTGATTAGAACAATGGATAGTTATGTAATCTTCCTGCTTTAAGTTTTTTTTTCGAAGACTTGTTTTTCCTTGTTTTGAACTTCCGAATATAACTATATGCTTATCTCTTTTAAGCTCTTTAAACTTATCATCAATACCTTCTCTTGCCACATAGTTCTCTGGTACATTTCTTGAAATTCCAAATACATCTTGTGTTTTATAAACGGTTATTGTTGCCATATGATTTCTCCCTTTATACATATTAGGAATGGGTATATTCGCCGCACCCGAATGACTTACATTATAACACATTTCACTTAATATATTAATATTTCCAGTAAAGGTTAAGGTTATTATATACACCATATTTACGCTACTTATTCATTATGATGGCTACAGTAAAATCGACATATATCTATTTAATTATACAAAGGTTTCTTAACAAATAAGCAGAATATAAAAAATAATATCAGCTGGGTGGTGTTAATATTGAACGAACAAACTAAAATAAAATTAATACAATTGGGCTTTACTGAAGACGAGATCAACAAAATGGCAGATACATTTAAAAACACACTAAAACTTTCCCCCCAAAAAGTCGAATCGGCATTTAATGAACTTATTAATCAAGGGCTTGATGAACAATCCGCACATGATTTCTTTGTCCATACTCCATCTATCTTTGGAAAAGCAGTTGAAACAACTAGAAAACAATTCGACCTTTATCGGCAAATATTTGGGGATAGGTATATTGAAGTCATTAGTGATAGTCCAAGACGATTAATCCAAGGGCCTGAAACAATAATAAATAGATTAAACTATTTTAAAAGCGAAAATATACCCTTAGCTGAGGTTCAAAAAAATATATTTATTGGAAAGAAACAATTCAAGAAGAAATATGGTGTTGAACTATAAACTTACACATTACAAACATACCCTGTTCTCTAATTAAATCTTGCGTAAAAAGCCCCTGCGTCGCTTTTGGTACGACCAAGGGCGTTCGATTTTTAATGTAACAAGATAGCAAAAAAGAAGCCGCAGATACGGCCCCTGTAAACAGGGTGGTAATTAAGTTTTTAAATCCACGCCACAACGTAATTACCCCCAGGTAATTACGCCACTCGGCTTTTTGCTATTTCAAAGTAATCAGGGTCTTTTTCAATCACAATAAAATTAAACCCTTCCCTTTTGGCTGCCACCGCCGTACTGCCACTCCCGCCGAAGGGATCTAACACGATACCTCCTGGAGGTGTTATTAGTCGGCAAAGCCACGCCATCAAGTCCCTTGGCTTTACCGTGGGATGGTTATTCCGGTATTTCGGAATTTTACCGCCAGTTAAACTTCCGTCAGCACTTCCGCACATACTACCGCCGCATTTTTCTTCAAGGCTGATCACGTTGCCCTGCCAGTCGGTGTTCCGGTCATTCTTGCTTGCCTTTTTGGACAGTTCCCGTGATGTTACATTAAAATATGGGGCATACCATTGGTCAGGGTCAATTGTGACACAATTTGCCGGGAAGCGGCCCATCTCCCCAATTTTACAGCCGTCAATATTCAGCCCTCCAGTTCCATATGTTTCAACGTTATTGCACACAGTTTTCTCCAGGGGCTTCCTCGCTAAAAGTATCGGTTCATGGGCTGGTTTCAGGGCCGTCCCCCACCCGTCCCACTGTTTTGCCAGATCGGTGGTAGGTAACTTAATTGGCACCTCCTTTACTGCCTGGGAGTTTTCGTCTTGGAAGGCATAAGTTTTACCGCTTCCAATACCGGCCTTTTGGGTGCCTATTACTTCCCGTTCGGCCCCAGCCTGCCTGTCAAATTGTTTGCTTACGTTCATGCTTTTGGGAAAGCCTTTCACGTACAGCCATTCTATTACGTCCCTAATCTCAAAGCCCGCCAGCCGAAGGGCCGTGGTCATAAGGTCTTGTGTCCGTGTCCCCGCAAAGCAAAGGATGTGTCCCCCAGGTTTTAGCACACGGTAAACTTCCCGCCAAAGGGAAGGGCTGGGCACAAAGCTGTCCCATTCCTTACCCATAAAGCCTTTACCGGGGTGCCTGTATTCCTGGTCGTTCATCCAGTGGGTCAAGACTTCCCTAATGTCCGGTTCTTTGGAAAGGCCATAAGGCGGGTCAGTTACCACCGAGTCAATTGACAGTTCAGGCAGTTCCTTTAACACATCATAGCTGTCGCCCAGGGTAACTACGTTTATAAACTGCTGCATTTGTTATGCCTCCTGCGTTTATCTTTTTTAGGGAAGGTCTTGCAGTAGCTGTAATAAGAAAGGTCTGGCCTGGGAGTTTCCCTTTTATTTCGTACCTTCACCTGTCCATCAGATAAGAACGGATATTCTTGACGGGTCACTTTATCGGGGCACTTGTCGGCCAGATCATCTTTTAAAATGCAATTGGCCAGCCATTCCAGCGGTTTGGTGTCGGGTAATTCACCCGTCTGATTAACATAGGCTTCGCAAAGGTCGTCCACGGCTTTTATACGCCACGGCATGGGCATTTCTTTTGCCGTTAGTTCCTTTACAGCTTCCGTAAAGGCCGTTTTGTAATCGCTGTCTTTACTGAATTTACCGTCATACAATGTCTTGGGCCTCCTCCTTTGCCTTGTTGTTGGCGGCCACTTTCCGCACGACGTTATTTACGTGGTCACTTACGGCTTGTTGTGAAATGGTAAGAATTCGGGCCACTTCGTATTGGGTCAAGTCCTTTATAAATACATGGTAAATAACTTCTTGTTGGCGTTCGGTTAACTTGGCCTCCTTTATGCTCTGATAAAAGTCCATCAACAAAATACAGGCGTCAAAGTCACCTTGAAGGTAGCGGACTTCCCTTATGCGGTGCATCTGTAACAGCAGGGCGTAAACACCTTTTACCTTATCCAGGGGGTAGGCGTCTTCCAGCCGCTTTTCTTTGGTAGCCAGGTCAATCTTTACGCTACCCAGGGCGTTCCCCTCCTTTGTAAAAATTCCAACATCTGTTCCGCCTGGATCTCCAGTTCTTCCACGGAGCCTTCGTTCCACAACTCAAAGTCCGTTACGAAAGTGTTAATATGCCTTTCGGTTTCGTGGTCAAGGTCGGCGGGTTCGAATTCGTCACCGACGGCCCGCATGCGTTCCAGGCGGGTGGCGTGAGAGGCGTTTACCCGTACAATGGAAAAACCCTTATTACGTAAGGCTCTGTATTCGTTGGGCTGTCTCATGTCCGTAATAATGACACTTTTATTCCGGGCCGCTTCTATTTCATTGAAAGTGTATTTAATCCATACTTCAGGGTCATACTTGCGTAAGTCTTGGCCTAAGCCCTGGTAAAGCTTTCTGGGCTTACGGCCCTGGGTCAGCATGCCGGGAAAGGCTAGGGCACATACTTTGCGTATTCCGTCGGCAAAGGCAAAGCTTTGAAAGTTATGAATGTCGGCTAAATATTGGGCCACCGTGTCCTTGCCGCTTCTCATTCTTCCGGTCAGGGCAATTTTTAATACGTCAATCCCTTCTATTTAAACCTCCCGCCCTTCTTCGACAGCCAGCCACTGTTCAAGCTGTTTAATTCGTTTGATTAGGTGTTCATAATAAGCCCGTTCAATAATGTCCAGCCGTTCCAGAATGTTTTGCATGGAAAGGGGCTTTTCAGGGTCGGCCAGTTCAATAATATCCGCCTCGAATTCTTCCAACTCGGTTTTCAGGTCAGCCAGTAATTCTTTGTAGCTTATTACGTTGTCATTTCTCAACTGTCGTTCTCCCTTCAAATTTAAGCCACTTAAATTCTTGGGCCTGAATTTCATAACACATTTTCCCGCCCCACAGCAGAAAGGCTACGGGTTTTCTAGTTTTGCGTATTCGTTCCAGGTCAACGGTCTTTAAGACGGTAAACACCGGGCTATCCGTTTCGTAGCCGTTCACCCAGATAACGGAGGCCCTTTGTTTTAAATAACTTTCTAACTGGTCAACTTTAAAATGAAATCTTAAAAGCCTTTTGTTATTAAATTTTACTTCCACGGGTTGCCCGTTTAGCTTAAAGTCCGCCAGGGTGTTCACTTCGCCCCGCTCCAACAGCTTGCCGGAGTTATCGCAGCCGTTGTCTTCAACCTCTAAAGCTATCTTGTATTTCATTTCGTAATAACGGACGTACCAGCTAATAATTTCCCGTTCAACTCTGGTTCCCTGGGCTATGTCTTCGGCAAACTGCTCCACGGTGCGGTTGTCCATTCGATAACGGTCAAAGGCGTACATGGTGTCACTGTTTCCCCCTTTTCGCTAGCTATCTACCGGAAAAGGAAGGATTTGTGACACTTTTAAATTCTCTTATCAATACCCCTTGTACTTGATTACGTACTTTGAAACGTGCTATAATACTTACACTAGAAGGGAGGTCGCACACATTGGCCTTAACGATACGTATTAAATTGAAGGAAGTTTTGGAAAAAAGGGGGTTAACCCAGACGCAATTGGCTGAAATATCCGGTGTTCGCCGCCCCTCCATTTCCGAATTGGCCACAGGTGCCCGCACGACAATAAACAAACAACACTTGATTAAAATAATGGAAGCTTTAAATATAACAGATATTACAGAAATAATAGAAGTCGTTGAAACGAAAGGCTAGGCGGCCTTTTGGGAGTGTTTGCCGCAACGCCCGTGGCTTTCCGGGCAGTACCCCCGCTCGTCGCCCCTGCAGCCCAACCCGCTAAATATAACGGGCATTTGGTCTTTTAGGATCTCAGCCATCTCATAGGCCAGCCCTCTTATTTCCCATTCCGCCCGTAAACAAAGGCGAAGCTGTAAAAACTCGTAAAGTCCCTGGAAATTACCGCTTATTATTAAATCAGTGGTGGCACCAAGGGGTAGCAGCATCTTTGAAATTTCCCTGCTGTGTTCGGTGCTGTAACCCCTTTTGTCTTTGTTCCAGCGTTCGTAGATGGCGGCCAGTGTGTTCAAGTCCTTGCTGTAATCCAGCCGGTCTTCAGGCTTTACATAAGGAGGCACGATGTATAAGGTGTCTTCGAAACTGCAATACCGGCTTGATTTCACGGTTAGATTAATATGTGGGTGTCTTGACAATTGCCTTAAAAGGCTTTGGCTTACCCCTTCCACCAGAAAGGACGCCATGCCGTGACGGGCGATACTGCGGTGGCCGCTGTCCCATACCCGCCCTATAAGTTCTTCACTTTCAGGGCTTTGGTAGGGCATGGCCGCCGCTTTTTTAATAACGTCAAGGGGTGTGCAGTCTATTAATGACACTTTCAAAGTCCTCAGCCTCCTATGAATGTATTTGTTAGAATTGTCAAAGCCACTACCGCTTCTTCACGGCGAACTTCAAAGCCAAAAGAAACTACAAAACACAGGATTAGGGCTATAACGATAAGCAAGCTTATTATTACAAGATCTTTACCGGCTTTAAGGTTCATTTACGCCACCCCCTTTCCCGTACTCCCAAAGCCGCCACCACCACGTTCGCTTTCATCTATAAATGACACTTCCATTAATTCGGTTTCATGGTGGACAGGGGCGAATACAAGCTGGGCTATTCTGTCTCCCGCTCTAATGCTATATTGCTTTTGGCCGTGGTTAATTAGAATTACACCCACGTCCCCAGTGTAATCAGCGTCAACGGTGCCGGGGCTGTTCAAAACGGTTATGCCGTGTTTAAGAGCCAGTCCGCTTCTCGGCCTTACCTGGGCTTCCATACCTTTGGTCACCTGAACGGCCAACCCCGTTCTAACAAGGGCTATTTGACCAGGCCACATAATAAATAACGGTGCTTCAACGTCATAGGGCTTCTTTTCCCCAGGCCGTATAACGTCCAGTGCGTGCAGGTCGAAGCCGCTTGCCAGGGCTGTTTGCCGCCGGGGAATAATCGCGTTTTCATGCAACTTCTTAACGATTACATTCACGGCGTATCCCCTCCCCCTGGTAATGACACTTTAATTATGAGTTTTAGCATTTACCTTGCCTCCTTTCTTCTTCGTAAGCTATCTACCGGAAAACTGCAAAGATGTGACAAGGCAAAAAAAGGAGGCCCGAAGGCCCCCGGATTTAAGCCGCATTTTTAAATTTTCTTTTTGGGTATTCGTAATTCTTACGGGTGTCGCCCCAACTGGAAACCTTGGTAAAATATCCGATTACACGGGTCATGTAGTCCGTTATGGGTTCACCGCAGATAGGGCAGGACGCACCTGTGCCCACAACGGTTGTGTGCCCCTGGGTGCATACCCCAAAGCCGTAGTTTATCGCGAAGTGTTCCACGCCTTCTTTTAAAGACAGTCTTAACAGCCTTTCCATTGTGGCGGCGTTTTCTATGCAGTTTTGGATATTTAAGTGCAAGATACCGCCGCCGGAAACGTGCTTCATAAAGCGGCCCGTCAGTTTGACACGTTCCACGGCGTCAATTTCGGCAATAAGCGGAATGTACTGGTTTGAATATAATTCAAAGGGTTGTTTCTCAAGGCCGTAAATTACCCGATCTTTGCGGGCCAGCGTAATGGACGTGCTTTCAGCCGGGATTTCTTCCGTATTGAAGCTGTGCCCCGTTGCTTTTGAGAAGTCCAGGGCGTAGCCGTCCGTCATTTTCAATACATTTTCCGTAAAGTCCTGGCCTGCGGCGGTTTCCATAGGTAGGCTCATAAAATGGGTCATTTCATAAAGGCCGTGAATTCCGATGGTGCTGAAAAACATATCCAAAGTAAACCACTTCAAAGGCTCAAAGAATTTCAAGAAACCCCGTTCCACACGGCGGCGGAGTATTTCTTCACGGTGTACCAGTAATAGATCACGGGCCATTTTTAGCCGCTTGTCTAACAGCTTGTAAAAGGTTCCTATGTCCCCGTTGGCGTCTAAAGCCAGCCGGGGGAAGTTTAAAGTAACAACACGGTGGGCACCGATATTTAAGCCCCCGTTGCCAAAGGAGTCCGCCCTGTATCCCATGCGTTCGGTGTCGTTAACAAAGCGGCAGCACATGGCGATTTTGCTTCCCTCATTGGCGTAAATATTAAACACGCCTTTGGAACTATTTGTGCGGGCCACGAATTCCGTAAAGTCTTTGTCCTGGGGTTCCCTGTTTTCGTCTACCGATAAGTTAGCGGTCATTACGGGAAAGCGGTAAGGCAGTCCCGTCGTTGGATCACCTTGAGCGTGAAATTCAGCTATAATTTTTTGAACGTGCATGATATAGTCCACGTCTATAGCCGTACCGTCTGGGTAACGGTATTCAGCAAACAGTTCTTCTAAGTTCACACGGTCAAAAATGGAAATATTACTGAAAGGGCTTTGGCCCGACACCCTAAATTTATTGTTCATTACATGGGTAAATTTTTGCCACTGGTTACGAATGTATTTACGGTCGGCCATTTGTTTGGGGTTTATACCTTCCCGTTTCAAATACCAGCAAAGGTTCACGATAAAGTCCCCAGGGGCTACAGCCCCGACGAATTCCTGTGACAAGTCCATTGTGGTTTCGATTACCTGGGCCACAAAACTATCCGAACGGTTAGGAGGCGTGCTGTGTAGTTGCCCGTAGGGCCGTCCTTCTATCATCAATAGGGCCGTGCTATAGGCGAAGCAATAGGGCACTTGTATTCCGTAGCCGCTTGCGTCGTGAAAGTATAATTCGCCCCGCCATATAGCCGTCAGTAATTCATTGGCCCTGCGGGTATTAAAGCGTTTCTTGGCATACCGCCACAATAAATAATAGCCTTCCAGCTTTAAAATGCCTTTCGTTACCTCGGCTTGGTAGTTGTTGGCGGAGAGTTCCTCATTGGCGTTGGCGTTCATGTCCACACTACTATCCGCCAGCCTCATGGTGAAATAGTCGTGGGACATCTGGCCCGCATCAACTTTACGGGGGCTAATACCTTCCAGCCTTAACAGCCTGCGGCCTACCGGGTCATTTACGAATTTACGGTATAAACGGTCAAAGCCGTCCTCAAATGTTACATTAATAATCAATCCTCATGCCTCCTTACAACTCTTTGATTACTGCTCGCCGGGAAGCCCTCTGCGTGAAGGTCCTGTCTGTACGGCCCCGCCACTATAACGTCCGCCAGTTCTTTAATTGTGGCCGGTATTTCGTCCGGTTCGTACCCCGTATAAAGCCAGCTTTCAATATTTGTTCCCCGTAGGAATTCCAAAAGGTCTTCCAAAGCTTCAGGCTGTTCCAGCGGCTCTCCGCCCGCCAGCACGACGGCTTCGTACCAGTCGCGGTTCCGCCATATGCGGTCTTTAATTTGCCGGATGTCCAGTTCCATGCCGCCGTCAAAAGGCTGTAGCTCTGGGTTATGACAGCCGGGACAGCGTTTTTTACATCCCTGGAAGAAGACCGTAAAGGCCAGTAAGTTACCCGCATCAATGGTAGATATGTCGGTAAAGCCGCCTACGGTAATTCTCATTTTTATAACCACCCCCGCAAAACAACTTCTGTGCTAAGGGTTTCCAATAAGGTTAAAATCTCGGTTAGTTTTACTTCCAAATCTAGTGATTTGGTTGTTAAATTATTGATTAACAAGTAATTCATTGATCCGTAGCTAATTTGAGTCTGGGCCATTACTTGATTAACTCGTATTAGTTCTACCCGAACCCGTTCCCCCTGAAGGGTTAACGTATTCATCAGGCCAACAGCGGCGTACCTCAACAAGTCATGGTAGGATACAAAAACATTTATTTCAGGAAAGTACATGCCTTCCTCAGAAAGGGTCATTTCTTCGCCGCCGTCGTTGCCGTCTTCGCCATCCCAGTTGAAACCTATATCCTTATATGCCATATTAAGAAGCCCCCTTTTCTTTTATGTCCTGGCCCGTTATGGCCCATTTTTTAAATCCTTGCCTGTCTACCCATACCCATAATTCGAAGTCTACATTGTCCAGACCGTATTCAAAAATGACACTTTGAATGGCGGTCACTTCCTTTTTATAGCCGGAGAAAGAAAGTTTTTTGGTGCGTTTGCTTTGTACCGCAATAATGCGGTCACGGCGTAGGCCCAGCACGTCAATTTTGCTGTGGCTGCCAGCGGAACGAAGGACTAAAAAGCCTTGTTCCGCCAGTTGCTCCATAATCTTTCTTTCTACCTCGTAACCCCTCTGGTAATTAGTTCGGGCCATTACGAGGCCATCTCTTCGCACTGGGTTTTATAAGTGCAAAAAATACACTTGTCAAATTCAGCGGGGAGGATTTCGCCGTTATATCGAGCTTCCGCCACTTCTGCATATTTGTCCAACAGGGCTTCCCGTTGGTTGTCCGACACCTCTACGCAAAAGGCCCGGAGGTCGGGTTTGGCGTTTTCGTTTTTTGTCCAGCTGTCTTTGGCCAGGCTTTCGTAGACGATTAAAAACTCACGCAGGTTAAAAATCAGGGAATAAGCTATGCACTGTTGTTTATGGCTTTCTTGGGCGTCCCTCATTTTGTAATCACCTATGCTTGATATGGTGGTGGATTTCGTTTTGAATTCCAAGCCCAGCTTTGTGGCGTCGGGAGTGTATTTAAGCACGCCGTCCATCATGCCGTATATTTGGAAACGGACGCCCCGGTGTTCAAACTGTTTTACCTGCCTGATGTTCTTTTCCCAGGCCGGGCGGCCAGCCTTTGTTCTTACCACTTCAAAATTTGGTTTTTCTAAGTATTTTTCTGCATAAAGCAAGTCTTTTTGGGTTGCGGCATGTACAGCACTTCCGTTTCGCATTTGCCGCCGTTGGAACGGGTAAAAGGTTTTCGGGTCGCCTTGCAGCTGGCACGCCTTGTAAAACAGTTCCCGTTTACATTTAGAGGCCCCTGATGGGGAGAAGGTCACAAGGCCGTTTGTGAATTTTAAGTGGGAAGTGTCATTTTCCAGGGCCAATCTTTCATCCTCCAACAATAGCCGTTCAATTTCCATATCAACGGGCGGGTTGATACTGTGAATGTCGTTTAAATGCCTGACTATATCCCTGGCCAAAACATCGCACCGTTCAGCGTTTTGTATCTGTTCACGAAGAAGGGCGGCCCCTTCTCGGTTGGTTAAGCGGCCCATTTGTATTCCTCCTTTTTAATGCCGTCGCCCCAGCGGGTCATTACTTCGGTGTCCACTTTGACGGGCACGGTTAATTTCGTGGCCTGGATCATGCAGGCTTCCAGCTCGTTCACTTCGGCCAGTGTTACGGTGTTATCCACTAACAGCAGGGCTTCGTCGTGAACAGTGCCGTTGATGGCCCAGCCTTTGGCTTTACAATAGGTGTACAGGTTCAGCAAGGCTCGCTTCATAATGTCGGCGGCGGTTCCTTGAATTCGTGCGTTTACAGCCATGCGGCGAACACGTTCCACATCGCCTTTAACGGCTATAAAGCTGTGTTTTAAATCCCTGGGAATGTCTTTTCTTGTCCAATAGTCCAGTGGTACAGTTGCAGTCCCGGTAATGGCACATATTTGGGCGACCAGCTTATCGTAAATAACGGCCTGCTCACGGTGGCCGGGGAAGCGGCGTTTTCGCCCGTAAAGTGTCGTAACGTATTCCCGTTCTTTTACTTCCTGCCAGGTCGCTTTAATGAATTCGTACACCTGCGGGTATTCACGGTAAAAATCTTCAATGAATTGGTGGGCTTCTTCCACGGTAATGCCCAGTTGTTCGGCCAGTGTCCACATGGAAGTCCCGTACATTACCGCCAAAAGGCCCACTTTCATAGCCTTTCTGTATTTTGTGCCGTCACCACATTCGGCCAGCGGCACTTTAAACACACGGGCCGCCAGGGTGCTGTAAAGGTCTTCCCCGTTTAAATAAGGTTCCATGAAGTGAGGGTCGCCGCTCATGTGTGCCAGTACACGCGGTTCGATTTGGGAAAAGTCAATGCCCAGAATTAACTTGCCGTCGGGGGCTATGATTAGCCGTCTTGCCCTGGGCGGAAGGTTTTGGAGGTTGGGTTCACGGCTTGCGAAACGTCCTGTAACGGTCGCTACTTGATTAAAGGTGCCGTGCAGTAAGCCGTCCGCCTGTACGATATTGGGCAGAGCCTCAACGTAGGTGCCCAGTAATTTGGTGTATTCACGGTATTTCAGTAGGACTTCAATACCTGGATGCTCGTTTTTAAGAGCTTTAAGTGTCTTTACATCGGTGCTTCTATCTTTGCCCCGCTTCTTGCTGGGGGGCAGGCCCAGTTTGTCGTATAACACTTCGGCCAGCTGCACGGGAGAATTGAAGTTAATTTCCCCGAAGTGTCGTTTTAACTGATAGCCCAGGTCTTCAATTTCTGCCTTTAGTTCCGGGCCGTATTCTTGGGCAAAGTCCTGGTCAATTAGAAAGCCCGTTTGTTCCATATCAACGCAGACTTCTACCAGGGGGTTTTCTATTTCGTCATAAAGCTTTTCAAGGTCAGAAAGTTTGGCAAGGTGTTTTTTCTGCCAATTGTAAAGTTCCCAGGTTAAATGCGTGTCTTTGGCCGCGTATACCAGGGCCACGTCCAGAGGCACTTCATCAAAGGTTTGGCCTTTGAACAAGTCTTCGAAAGTGTCACTATCACCGTCGAAGCCAAAATATTTTCCGTATTTGGTGGCCAGTTTTTTCAATGCGTTGCTGGGTTCGTTTTCGTTTAAAATGGCCATGGCCACCATTGTGTCATGGGCCAGACCCTGTAGGCGTACCCCGTAGCGTATCAGCATATGAATGTCAAATTTGGCGTTATGCAGCACTTTGCCCAGGGCTGGGTTCGTGAGGTGCCTCTTAAGACGGTTTAGCACGTAATTTGTGCGAAGCTGGGGGCCAGCCTCCATATGCTTTACGGGAATATACACGTGGTAATCAGCCTGGGGCAGGGTCAACGACAGGCCCACCAGTTCGTCTTTGTAGACATTAACGCCCGTGGTTTCAGTATCCAGGGCTACAATAGTTTCAAGGTCAAGGTCGTTGATTAATTGGTCAAGCTGTTCTTCCGTCCTGATTAAGTGATAATTGTCAGGCTTGGCGGTCAATAGCCTTTTTATTTTGTCGTCCCGCTGCAGCCGTTCCAGTTCCCTGTATTTAGCTTCAATTAAAACGCCGCTTATTTTTTCCGGTGGGGTTTCCATGCTAATGGTGCCAGCCTCACAGGCCGCCTTTACCTGTATAGCCCGTTCCCTTTTGGCTGCGTTGTTTTTAAACTGGGCTTGGCCGAATAACTGTGCCCAGCGGCCATCCCAGTCGGTGGCTTTTTGCCGGGCTTTCTTTTTGGTCTTGGCATCTTGCACACGGGCGGCGGCCTCCTTTTCCTTGAAAGCCGCCTTTTCCAATGCTTGGGTCATGTCCAGATTTAATACCATGCGTTCGCCCCCTATGCTATTTTCTTATATTCCCAGCTAGGCAGGGCTTTAGGATCTTTCACGTCGTTCACATAGTCGTCCAGCCGAAGCCGAATCACATTTCCATTCAGGTCTTCAACGGGAATGAAATAGAAAGTGTCATTTTGGGGGTCGGAAATGGCCACCACATCAATTTCTTCTTTGCTGTAGGGCCGGTTTGATTTGGCCACAATGGAACGGTTTTGATTTTCCACACTTCCGGTCTTTACTTGCACCCGTAGGACATGGGGCCATTTTACGGCAATAAAGTCGCAGCGTTCCACCGTTGTGGGATAGTACGTTGACCAGCCTTCTTTTAAAAATTCCAGTTCCGCTGCACGTTCGGTAATTACGCCAATGTGGTAAGTGTCACGCACAGCCATTTAAAATTCCCCCTTCCAACTTCTGTACGGTTTGTATAACGTCGTCGGCATGGTTTGAAAGCCATCCACGGTAATTAGTTTCAAGGCTATGGAAGGCAACCATAGGCATGTTTTTGAAGTGTTCCATATAAATTTCAAACGGGGTAAGGCCAGCCACCCGCCTTAATTTCCGGTTATCATTTTGGCGAAGGCTTCCCAGTGTTACCACTTTGCAGTCGTCATCACAGCGGGTGTAAGCGGTTTGCAGTTCTTCCAAGTCAAAGCTTTGGGCTTCGTCTAATATCACGTAAGCCCGCTTCCAGTTGAGGCCCCGAATAAAGGCGGTGCTTATGGCCTCCACCTTTGGGGGTTCCCTGCGTGTAAAGTCGGCTCGTGTCCACTTCTCAAACAGTCCAGGCTGTACTTGTTCCAAAGCCCCGATTAACGGGGTCATGTAAGGCAGTTCCTTGTCCCCAACCGTACCGGGCAGAAAGCCCATTTCACGCAAGGGGATTGTGTTTCGAACATAAACTAGCTTGTCATAATGGCCCACTTCTACTTCATACGCCCCGCATAGTACGGCCAGAGTTGTTTTTCCGGTGCCTGCCCTTGCTTCGCAGAAGACGGCTTGTACTTCTTCAACAGACGCCCACAGGCTTTGCACAAAATTAAATTGGCTTTCGTTAGCTAGAACATTTACACCCCGTTCTTCAAGCCACTTGTATTTAATGTCGCCGCCTTTTCTTTTTGCCACTTTTCGCCCTCCCGTCAATTAGAGAAAAAGAAAGGGGAAGTAGTCGGCCTTCCCCAGCGGTGCATTAATTTTTAAAATACATTGTCAGGGTCATCATTAGTATTGGTTTTGCTTCTTCGGTCTCAAACGAAGGCACATCTTCCAGTTGATTGATTGGAAAGCCCGCCTTGGCTAGGTCTTCCAGTTGTTGTTCGCGGCTGCGAGGATTTAGCACTGTATCAAAAAATTCGTCATCCACTACTTGGCCGTCAAAGTTGGCCCATTTTTCTTTATCTTGAGCCTTTAGTTTTAAAATGGGATTCAGGCTATACACGGTGTCCATTTTGTTTCCGGTGCGTTTAAAGGTAAACGCCACTTCGCCCAGGTCGTCCTTATAGCTTTCAATAGTATCAATAAGGTTTGCAGCTTGGCCTTTGGTGGCGTCAAATATCCTAATTGTGCCATCGTCAATATCGGCCATAGCAAACAGGTAGCGTTTGCGGGCGTATAGCTTTTCGAATTCTTCCAGGCCAGAGTTTGCAGCTTCGCACAGGGCACATTTTTTGCTAGCTGGGTCGGTACAGGGCTGGGTGTAAATGCCCAGACCATAATCACCATGGGCTTTATATTCAACGTAATCAATGGGGCTTAATAATCTTACCCGTACACTGTCCCCGTCTTTCAAACGAATGTATACCTTTTTAAAGTCAACGCTTTGGGCTTTCTTTTTGGCACTTTCACCAGCGGCTTGGCCTCTTGCAGTAATTACTGACATGATTAAATCCCCTTTCCTTATTTGAAAAATATTTTGTGATGGTGTACTATAAAAGGGACAGGATACCTAACTTGCTTTTAATAATTCCGCTTCACAATGCAGCCTATATGTTTTTTTGGCCCGTGAAACGGTTTTTCTAATCTTGGGGCTGTAACGGTTGCTACCCAATACAGCCGCTATTTCTTCGTTAGTGTATCCGTCAATTAATAACAGAATTATTTTGCTGTATTGCTTGTGGGCTTTCGCTACAAAGTCCGCAAGCAATTTTTTTGCGTCTAAACGGTCTATTATTTCATCTTCCAGGCTTTTTCTTATGAATTTACCACTTAGTCGAAGGTTTTCTAATCGGTCAAGCCCAGAGGTGTATATGGGCGGTAGTCCTTCTTTATATCTACGTTGGGCCTTTTTTCTGTTTATTTCTTTTATCAGTTCTCTATTGCATTTGGCTCTATAGTTTCTTATAAACAGCCCGCCTCCTTTGTGGATCAATGCTTCTTCATATAAACATTGTAAAAAAATGCTCTCTAGATCTTCGTACGCTATTCCGTAAATTCTTGTGTTAATATAATGTCTTTTGGCATCCCTCCTTACGATTGAATACATAACATGGTAAAGTTCATCAAAGGTATCGGTGTCACGGGTTGCGGCGTACCGGGTGGCCAGTTTATCCGCCAGATCAGCTTCAGCAAGTCCCAAGTTTTGTGCCTCCTTATTTGTGTTTTGGCTTGTTGCCCTTTCGGAAGCTATCTACCGGAAAATTTTTAAATTGTGACACCTCATTTTAAAAAAATAAAAATACCTCCAGTTTAGTTGCTACACCTACGCAATCAGCTCATATATGAGCCGTACTCTGTACGCTGTTAGCGTATGTATTGTAATTATTAATGTGCAGGATGTCATTATGGAGTGTTTGGCTGCCGCACCAATAAGCCACATATTGGGGGTTTGTAATCTATTGCGTAAGTCTGTGCTTTGTTTGGGAATAATATATAGTTGACATAATTAAAAGAGAGTTTTCATGTTACGATTTTCTTGGGGTGGGTTTTTTATATGGCTATTTCCGCTAGAGATAAAGCCGAGCAATTATTACGACAAGCCGAAGCCGGTGAATTATTGCAGGAAAAGAGGGCTGAAAAAGGCTGTTCATTAGCACAGGTGGGGGAAATAGTTGGCTGTAGTCCCACCTATTTATCAGAAATTGAACGGGGCCTTAAATTACCGTCTGATATTTTAATTTCCAAGCTTGCTAGGTTTTATGAAATGGACGAAACGGAATTATTTCATAAATACCGAAAAATACCACTGCCCGCTATTGAAGAATTAGAGAAAAATACGGCTTTACAAAAGACACTATTGGAAATAAATAAAAATAAAAATTTGACAGAAGAACAGAAGCACAAGCTGTACGACAAGCTATATGACATTTATAAGGATTTTGTCAATAAAGGGGGAGGAGGACAAGAAGAAGGAGGGAGTTAAATGCAAAGTATTTGGCAAGAATCTTTAGCGGTGGAAAAATGGCTGGTTGCAAAATTTGGGTGGCCTTTTGTTTTACGACTGGAAGACACCTTATTATTCATTGGTGGCGTGATAATTGGTGCTTCAATAATGGCCTGGTCATTTGCCTATCTAATACTTCGGGTACGGGATAACTGGATTAAGTACCACGACAAGTTACAGGACTCAGATTTTGCAGCCCTCCGGGTTGTAGGAGAAAGTGAACACGCCCCCGTTAAGGGGCGGCCATCTATTTATATTGACGGGGGAACGGTAACTGATGTTTTGGACTCCTTTACCTCCTATTGGTTGTTGCTGTTGTTTCCTAAAAGATACACCGTCTTTAAAAGTCGCAGGCGTGCAAAATACCTTATTTGGCTGCTGTGGGGCCTGTCAATCATCTTTGCAATTCTTTCCTTCGTTCTGGCCATGCACATATCGGTAATCGGGTATACAGCAACAGCAAAATAAAAGCCCCCCGCCTTTATCAATTAAAGTGGGGGATCACTGGTTGGATGGCGGCGGCCACGGTTAGAAGTTCATTGCTAGTCAGGTCGTTTACGTCTTTAACAGAGGTAGGTAACGCAACGGCCAGGACTGTTTTAAAGCCTACTAATTCGGTAGCTATGGTCTGGGCAATACGACGGCCCGCTTTGTCGTTGTCTGTGGCCAATATGAAAGTTTCTATAGGGCTTTGCAATAATAATTCCCGCTTTCTGGGAGTCAGGTTCGCCCCGCCCAGGGCCACAGCGGGGAAGCCTGCTTGCCAAAGTGTAATGGCATCAATTTCGCTTTCTACTATATAAGCCAGGTTCTTGCCCGCTTTGTAGATGAAGTTAAGGGCGTAAACATGGTTTTTAATTGGTTGGCCGTCGGCATAATACCAGAAGCGTTTATCCGTGACACTTCGGAATTTGATGTTTATTAGTTGGCCCATTCGGTCATACCAGGGAAAGGTTACGGCCTTATGTTTCCGGTCGTACCCGACGCGAAAGGCCCTTTGCCACTTTTCTTCAATGCCTCGCTGCTTATCAAGGTAGGGGTGGCGGTAATTGAATTCATCTAAAACGGCCATGTCCAGGGGCTTGTTTGCTTCTTCAGCCAGGGTCAGGTCGTAAGTTAATTTTAGCCTGTCCAGGTTGCCCAAGGTCGGGCAGTAAGTTTCCAGTAAATAGTCCTGGGTTTCTTCGTAAGTTTCGTTTCGAAGGTAGGCCAACAGCTTGACGAAGTTACCCTGCCGCCACTCGTCGCTGATGCTTCCGCTGTCTATAAAAACACCCGTTTCCAGATGAACGGCGAAAGAAGGGTGCCATTCGTCCCTAAAAGGGGAACAGGCTTGAAATTTCCTTTCCGTCCACCTGGGCCGCCGCCAATCGTATTTGTTGAGTTCGGCGGCTACGTCCACGGGGGTTGTATAGCCTTTAATCCGCATTAGAAATTACCTTTTTATACTCTCTTGCCACTTTATCGCCTTCTATTTCCAGCCATTTTATATACTTGTTACCGTCTGCATCTTTGACGGTGTAAACTTTTTTACCGGGGATTACGCCCCGCACGCCACCCCTTGGGTTCTCAACGTCGCCTTTGTAACGGGGTATCAAATGGACGTGACAATGGGGTACTGTTTGGCCAGCGTCCCTTAAAACATTAATTCCAATGTTGTACCCGTCGGGCCTGTAAATGTAGTTCAATAAGGACTTGACCACTTCAACCATGGCCCAAACGTCTTTCTTCTCGCCGAATTTTAGCTCAAAATAATCTTCAACATGCCGCCTAGGTATTATTAAGGCATGGCCTTCACTAACTGGGTAGTTATCATATATTGCAAATACACGTTCCGACGTGGCAATAATACTTCCGGTTTCTTCGGGGCTGCAGAATGGGCAAGTGTCATTTTTTTGGCCTTCCCAAAAGTCACAGGTTTTTTGCCCGTCCATGCCATAGATGCAATAAGTGTGACAGGTGATTTTGTTAACGGTGCCAGGAAGGGGAATGGGTTTCCAGTTACCACCTTTTTTTGCTATCCAGCATTTATCCTGCGGTTTTGCCATCAGGCCCCCACCTTTCAATTTTCTTCAGTAAATAACGGGCACACGGTTTCGTCGTCTTCAATAAACATTGAACACTCGGTTATCATTTCGTCGTCACAATATGCACAGCAAGCGTCCGTATATACGCACACTTTGCAAATACAATTTTTACAAACGCATATTTCACGTACAGACATAAACAGTCCTACCTTTCAAAGTGTTATTTTAAAATATGTCGGTCAGTTGGGTTTCCTTGATATAGCCCAGGTTAAAATCACAACGGAGTTCAACCACAAGGCCCACACTTGGTTCCCTTGCTTTCTCTATAGCCAGCCGTCCCACGCCTTCAGCCTGATCGAACGTAAGGGCCGTAGCGGCGTCCTGTATTACGGCTATGGTTTCGCTGTAGTCCGTCAGCTTCGGTGGCTTTACAATTCGAGTGCCGTCTTCATCTTTGTTCTTTTCCTTTTCTGCGGCTCCAGGGGTTTGGTGTACCACCAGGCCCGCCACGTTATAACGGCCAAAGATTTGGCGGAGGCGGCGGCTTGTGTAAGTCATACCGTCCCGCATTTTTCCCCTGCCGTGTGCCATAAGGTTAAAGCCGTCTATTATCACCAGTTTTGTTTCCTTATGGGTCTGCAGGTCGCTTTCAACTGCTTCCAGAGTTAGCCCGTTCGGTAGGTCTTCCATTGTTTTAATAATGTAGCGTGCTTCGTGTTCGCCGTTAAATTGGCTTAAAAAGTCCATGTACTGGCGTTCGTTGTCCAGGTTGCCCCGCCTTAACTTCACATTGTCAAAATGGCCCGCCAAGGTGTCTAGGCGTAAAGCTTGCTGTCGTTTCGACAACTCTGGGCTGTAGTGCAAAACGTCGAAGCCATTATTCCAAGCTGCCAGGCCGATGTGTGAAGCCAACCAGCTTTTACCTCTGTTCGTAAAGGCCATCAACAGCACGTAGTCCGAAAGTTCTAGACCGCCTCCCAGGGCGTCAGTCAAACTAGGATAAGGAGTCGGTATAAATTGCCGTGTCCTGTTTTGTTGGGCCTCTTTGTACCAGTCAGCCCGTTCCAGACCGTTAGCAGCGTAATCAGTGCCGTCCTGATCGCCCAAGGCCGCTGCCTGTTCAATCTTTTGGGCTTCTTCTCGCAACCATTCCACGAATTTGTCCCCCGGTAATTCTGAAAACTTCTTTGTGGCATGGTGCTGTAACAGTTCAAAGGCTTGCCGCTTGGCATACTGGGCTTTGATTTTGTGGCAAAGGTATTTAAAGTCGTCGGCTACTTCGGGTATATATTCAAAGTTCTCAAATTCGGCCACTACGGTTCTGTAGTCGGGCGTTATATGGTGTTCTCGCACGTAGTCCCGAATAAAGCCATATACAGGCCCCAGGGTGGGGAATTCATTTGCCGTTACGTTGTAGCGGCGTAATATGTTGAGGTCTTTTTCGTCCAGCACCTTACTTAAAAGCTGGGCTTCTATCATTCAGTCCACCCCGCTTTCCGGTAGTCCTTACCGAAGAATTTTACGGGAACGGTAAAGCCCTCAATGCGGGAGGCCGTGCGTTCGTCATATATATTTGCAATGGTGGCCAGGGGTTCGTTACTGGTCAGAATTGTGGCCCGTGCTTCTACAGCCCGTTCGTCAATAACCTCGTAAAACTCCCCGTTAAAAGCCGCCGTGCTTTCCCTAATTCCGGCGTCGTCCAGTACCAATAATTCAGCTTCCATCATTAATTCTTTCAGTTTGTAATACTTGAGGCTGGCTTCTTCATGTAGATCCCTGGGGCCACGGAATTGCTTATTAAACACATTCTGAAAACGAGGGACACTTATGAAAAGGGCAGGTACTTTTTTGATGAGCTTTTCCCTTTTGACATGTTGTATTACGCGGGCCACCAGGAATTCATTTACCACAGCCACCGCTGCCGTTGTCTTTCCGGTTCCGCTGCCTTTTGGGTTATCTTTATTAGGTACTGAATACAGGTAAAGGCCCATATGCTGTTCCTGTACGAAATCCAGAACGTGTTTGCAATAACGGCATATAACTTCCCAGGCCGCTGGATTAGCTTTTCTGAATGGGAGTTGGTCAGCTATAATAAAACGGTACGTTTTCGGTATGTCCGCCAGCCCCCATAGCCCACCCGTGCCTGTTTCGCCCTGTAGTTTGGTGTAAGGAAAGCAAAGGCGGTTGCACTGTCCAGGTTCGCCCGCCTTTTTACATCGCTGGGCCAGCAAACATTTGTCATTTATTACGTCCATCCTTACACCTTCTTTCTGTTAAGGCGTGCCATGATTGCTTCAACGTCTTGGGGTTGTTCCTGTTCTGCCGCTTCCAGGCGTGCCTCCCGTTCTTTTACCTGTTCAACCAAAGCCATAGCTTCGTTACCCAGCCAGGATGCAATTTGGCCCAGGGTGGGCCGTGGGTATTTGCTATTTTTCCAGCGTTCTTCATATTCGCTAAGAACAACGTCAATAATGTCTTTTAATTGATCCGGGGTAAATATCCTTAAAAGCTTTTTGCCGTTCGCCCCGTCGCGGCCCCAGTTAATTGAATAATTGACATTGTAGGTTTCACGGTATTTATGGGCAAAGTATGTGGCTACAGCCCTTCCGTCTTTTAGTAGTTCTTTATCATTACTTACCGTAGTATTAGATATAAGCTGTATATTGTTAGTGTTAGTTTCTTGCGACGTTTTACCGTTTAGATAGTTATATGGCTGTAACATTCCAGGGTTAGAAGTGTCATTATTAACTTGACCGTTGAATATTGCTATTAGGGCGTTGGGTAATATGGAATAAACATTGTTATTATTAAAACCGTTGCCGTGTTTTTCTACGGTTATAATGGGCTTACCGTTAAAGGTGAAGTCTTTTAATAATGCTATTAGCCGTATTACCGTATAACGGCTTACCCCCATATCCTGGGCCAGTTGTTCCTGGGTAGGGTAGCATTTACCGCTTTCGTCCATATATGAGGCCAGAACGGTTAGTAATAGCCAGCGTTCCTTCCCCAGTGCCCGCACGAGGCCGCTTCTAAACGCTTGGGTATAGACACGGAAATAAACTTCACTCATTCACCCCCGCCCCTTCCCCTGGGTTTTACGCCAAAGCCCCAGGTTTTGTTAGCCGTCCTTACCCAGAAGTCATTGTCACACATGGTACATTCGGGGCATGATTTCGTCCCGTAAATATTCCTTTTAAATACCCGCCACTCGCCGCAATAGGGGCACCACATCGCGTTTTTGCGATGTCTTCTTTCGTAGTCCGGTTTCTTAAAAGGTGCCGTTGTAAATTTTTTGTGTGTCATGTTTTTAACCCCTTTCGTAATGCTTCTACCGGGAAAGGCTTAAAACGTGACGGAGTAAATTATGGTAACAAAAAAAATCCCGCCAGCCCAAAGGCCAGCGGGTAGAGTGTAAATTCTATTGTTCAACTTTATTAATCCAAGTAATAACAACTTGATAAGCAGCGTCTTCCGGGTTGTCTTGATACCCAAAAGTGATCTCATCACCTTCTTTTAGTTGATCAGGGTTGGCGTCCAGTTCGGCTTTCAGTTTATCCGACAGGGCATAGGTGGAAGGATATTTGTTAACTTGAATTTCCACGGTGTTATCATCTGCACGGCCCATGTAGACACCCTGCCCCTGGTGCGTATCTTCATCAGTTGTCCCACTGGGTGGGACCGGTGTGTCTTCGGGTGGGGTCGGCTGTTTAGGTTGTTGCTGTTCCGGTACTGGTTGCCGTTCCTGCTGAGTTGTTGAGGTTCCGGTGTAGCTTGCTGTTTTTCCGTCTTGGGTGCTTCTTGTTTTTGCTCTTGCTGCTGTAGTTGTTCCGCTTTCGGCTTTGACACTTCTTCCTGCGTCACCTTTGGCTTTTCGGTTTGAACCTGTTTCGCCGGTGCATTAAAATGGGTATGAGCCACGGCAAAAAGCAGGGCTATCGCCAAAGCAACAACTACCAGTAAAATGCCGTTCTTCTCTTGCAATTAATCTCCCCCTAAAGTGTCATTTTTTAGTTTTTTATTTGGGCAAAGTGCTGGGTGAACATTTTACCGTATGGGCCGCCGTCCACAATGCCTATCCCGATATGAGTAAAGTTAGGGTTTAATATATTGGCCCTATGACCTTGTGAATTCATAAGGGAGGTGTGTGCCCTATCTACACTTGCTGCCCCCGCCAAGTTTTCGCCAGCACGAGAATAGCTCACGCCCTGGGCGTGTATTAAATCCCACGGAGTTGTTCCTTTTGGTGAAGTATGTGCAAAATAATTACTATTAACGAGATCAGAGGATTTTACACGGGCTGATTTAACGAGCCTCATGTCAACAGTTAGCTGTTTTAGACCAGCTTCGGCCCGTTCCTGATTGACCAGGCTTACCATTTGCTGCTCGTCAGCAGTCAACCCGCTTGCCGGTGCTGGTTGAGGTTTGGGCTTTGGTTGGGGCTTCGGCTGAGGTGCGGGTTGCGGTTGTTTCGATGCAGGGGTTTCTTCGTTGTTCTTATAGATTACGCGGAAGCCGCGTTCTTTAAGATACTGGTAAACAGTGAAATTAGTAGTGTAAAAAGCTACTTTATAAGCGTAATACTTTTGAACAGATTCGCCTGTGGCAGCTTCGGCTTTGGTCATATACATAAAAAGTCCAGCTAACAAAACGGCTAGAGCCAGTATTACCGCCATTGTTTTCTTATTCATTAAAGGTCTTCCCCTTTCGCAAGTAAAAATTAGCCCGCCAGCGTTGGGCCAGCGGGCTTGTTATAACAGGTAATTATTAAAGAGTCGTTTTGTGGAGCATCTTGGTAACGTCAAACATACCGTTGGCAGACAGAGCAATGATAACGCCATTCATAATGCCTTCCTGAATGTTCGCGGCGGGAAGGTAGACAATACCAGCAACAATACCGAGTACCAGAGTTACAAGCGGGGCATATTTACCGGGAATGTAACCTTTGACAAATTGGGTCAGTGCCATGATAACTGCTACAACAAAAGCGGCTTCGTACATTGTTTCACCCCCTTTCAACGAGCTTCGAAAGCTATCTACCGTAAAAGTTCCGGCTTGTGACACTAACTTTTTAAATTATTTCAGGACTTCCAGCCTGTCCAGCAGAACGAGCAGGCGGTAAAAGGTAACGTCCCCCTGGGGTTCCGTGATATATCCCTTTTGATAAGCCTTTAAAACGGCACCTCGTGCCCAGTCGGGCACGCCAACCAGCGGATCGGTGGCTGGGATCTGGGTAGAGGTCATGGGCATTAATACATTTAACCTAGTACCGACAGCTACAATATCGGGATTTGAGACTTTGTTAAGTTTGATAAAGTCAGCCAGCCCAATATTAAAACGGCTTGCAATTTGGCCCAGGGTGTCCCCAGGCTTAACGGTGTAAATGCCTGCCACCGTGTCTATAAATTCGTCCCAGCGGGGTAGAATTTTTTCCGGGCAATACTTCCCGCTCCAGCGTCTGTGCGGTACGACGTTTTCCAGTGGAATGTTATACTGTTCCATCAGTTGGCGAATTAAAAAAACGGCGTTGGAAATAGCTTTTTCCAGGTCGCCGTCTTTGTTTTGGCAGATTTCTATTCCTATGGAAGTAGTGTTACCGGGGCCGTCTTTGCCGTCGCCAGCATGGTAGACCACTTCGTTAGCCGGTATGTGTTGAATTATTTCTTTGTCGTCTATAGTAAAATGCCAGCCCGTCGAGCCGCTGTTTCCACCTTGTAAATACCTGGAATGTCCTGCGGCGTTGGCCCCTGGATTGCTGTTTCCGGTGTTGTGGATGGTAATGTATTTCGGTTCCATTGGGCAGCCCGTGCGGGCTTTAAGTCCTTCGGGCAAAATTTCCTTCTTTATAATCATTGCTATGGGTTGCCCCCTTTTTTACTGCTGATTGATACCTTTATGTCGTTTACGTCGTCGGCAATTTTCCGGTATTGTTCGGTCAGTAATTCAAACTGCTTGGTAATGTCGTGGATAAATGCAGTAAGCTTGTCTTCCCGTTGTTTGGCTTCATCCTGCAGTCGGCGGCTTTCTCTCAGCTGGTAATAGTAAAGAGACACGAACAGAACAGCCCAAAGCCCTTCTTTAAAGGCGTAGTTGAAAATGGTTTCTTCTACTCAAGCCACCCCCTTTCCCAGTAAAGAAGGAAGGCCAAGCCCGAAGGCTAGGCTACTAACGTGCAAAAATATGGTTGCCTATTTGGGTTGTTATTTCCCTTGTCCATACCCAGTTGTAAGCTCCCACCAGGGAGGGGTTCCAGAAATACAAGGCCCCGTAAGTCGGGTCGTAGCCGCTCACGGCGTCCTGGGCAGCCTGCCTTGCGGTATCATTCGGGGTATTGTAAAAACTACCGTCATAAACAGGGGAGAAAGCCCACGGTTGGTAAAGCACATCGGCAATGGTGTTGGGAAAGCGGCTGTCTTTAACGCGGTTTAAAATAACAGCCCCGACACCAACTTGTCCTTTATACGGTTCGCCTTTTGATTCGGCGTAGATCATACGGGCAAATAGATCCATTTCTTTAGGGGTGAATTCCGAGGCGGGTACTAATACAGGGGCAGGAATATATAGAATTTGGCCCACGTATAAGTAGTCGCTATTCAACCCGTTAGCTAGTTTAATAGCCTGAATGGGTATGCCCCCATAGTTCCGTGAGATTTTCCAAAGGCTGTCCCCTGCACGTACTCTGTAAGTGTCCGGTATCAATAGTTTTTGACCAGAGTAAATGATATTGCCTCCAGCCATACCGTTTACGGTTTGTAATGTATTAACAGGCACGCCGTTGACATTGCTTATTCTCCAGAGGGTGTCCCCTGGTTTGACTTGGTGCAGGGTCGAGGCATCGGCGTTGACCACAAAAATAAAAGCCGCCATTATAACGGCAGCTAGCACCAGAACACGAATCCAGGTTTTAAACACTAAATTTTGCTCCTTTCATTAAGTATTAGGCCCCCCTTCCAACTTGGCCAGCTTGTCTTCCAGGGCTTGCAAGCGGTCTTCAAGGGCCTTCATGCGGTTAGCCTCTTTTTGGGCTTTGGGGATTTTCCGGGGTTTTTCGTCGTTTTTCATCCATTCGGGCTTCATAGCGTCGCCCTTTTTTATCTTGTCGGCCACGTAGCGGTCGTCAATAACAACAAAAGGATGTTTAATGTCCCTGATTTCCCCGAATTTGTGACGCACATTATTTCCATCCACTTCCACTTCCCAAAGCCCATTTGTGGCCTGCAATACTTTTGGGCCGTCTTTATCATTTGAATAAATAATCAAATGGTATTGATTCCCCAGGTTAGGCAATTATAATTACCTCCTATTTAAAGTCCAAGGACTGCCTTATATGTAAGGTATTCCTTGTATTTGGCATAATGGTCGCCGTTCGGTGAATATAACGCAAAGCCTTTAGCGTTGCCGTTAATAATCTGGGTCAGCGTCCAGGTCGGCACTTCCACCCACCTTTCTTCTCCCCAAGCTAGCCCAGGCATTATTCCTATTGGGAATATTAACTGGGGTTCTCCTTGGTAAGGTATGTCGGTGTAGTTGTGCATATATAAGTAAAGGGGTTCTTCTTTCGGGTAGCCCCCTTCGGCATACCTTGTTAGCCGTAGAAAGCATTTAAGCACACTTTTAGGGTTAATTTCGTACCAGTTCTCTTTAATAAAGTCTACTGGTAGAAAATACAATGATTTGTGGTTTCCTGAATTATCCCAGGCCCCCTGTATAGCCCCTTTATAGTCCCCGTTCCAATTTTCGTATTCATTCCATACGGCCAGTTTTGTGGAATAATGTCCCATAATACAGGTGTTACTTTCAAATTTAGTGTTTTCGTTGCCAGCTTCAGCGGTAAATACGCCTGTAATTTGGCCCCCATTTATAGTTTCCGTGTTGGCTGTGTCGCCCTGGGGTGCAGTTCCTCCTCCGGCTATGATAGAAGGCCCGTCTGCCCGTAAGCCCGTCGGTGCTGTGCCCGTACAATCGGTTATGTTTACGGTGCTTCCTTCACCGGCTTCGACAGCCACGTCTGCAGCCCCGTAAAATGAACATCGGTCTAAACTAATGTAACTAGAAGCCGCCAAAAGGCCCCATTGACAAAGGCTATTTGTGTTTACGTCTATACGAAGGGCTTGCAGTCGGCTGTCTGTAACATATACCGTGGCCGCTTGACCGTTTAGTTCCCCGGCCAGGGGCACATCATTTATGATGCCGTCTTCTAAAAAAACATCCATACCATTTGAATGAATGGCTATATTACCGTTTAATACACTGCCCTGTAATTCTATTGCTAATTGACCACTTCCGTAATAGCCCTGAATGGCTATAGTTTCGTAAAAGGTTTGGCCAGCGGCACACTGAATGGTCACTACTCCAAAGTTGAAGCGAGGCACTTTGTCGATGGCCTTTTGAATAGTCCGTAAAGGCTGCGAGGGATCAAGGCCCGTGTTGTCGTCCCGCCCGTTTACGGCGTCTATATAGTAAATGTCGTTGTCATAATTAACCTGTATTGTGTTACTGGTTAGCTTGCCAACATAAAGTTCACGGAAACCGCCTACCCGTGCGTCCAGGTCGGCTATAACGTCTCCGCCTTCGTTATAAACTTGCAAGCGGCCATACCCGTTCCCTGGGCCGCCTAGTACTAAAGTTCCGCCACGGGCACGGTCAAAGGACATAGTTCCCGCTGTTATTAGGTCAGCGGTAAAACCGTCGGCGGTGCCAAAGGTCGTCCAGTTCCACTCCCCCGTCACGAGGTCTTTACTGTTCGCTATGGCTAAAACGCCGCCTAAAAGCCGCATGGCCTTTGTCGGGCTGTAGTCGTTGTCTGTAATTAAAATTCCGTTATGATGCGACAGCTTAACGGTTCCCTGTCCCGCCCGAACTTCGGCCCGCAAAGTGTCAATATAGCCGTTAGGCGTCCCCACTTTGCTATCCCATACTCCTTCTTTGTCATTGATCTTCTTTTCCACCCGTTCCAGGCGGGCCAGGGTGTCCGACACTTTCGGCAAAAAATTGCCCAGCTTAACTTCGGCCTTTTCAGGCTCATCCAGGTGACGGGCCAGTTCAATGACACGGGCCTCCACCGATAGGGGCGGGTTGAATTCATTATCAATACATACAACATTGTCCCCCAGGCGGACTTTTTCGGAGGCGTAGCCCGTTACTTTTTCCAGGTCAACAACGTCCATAACGTATTCCATCAGGGGCGTTTTGTTTTGTTGCAGGGCTTCCCAGGTTTCCCGCAAAAGGGCTTCAGGATCGGTTTGTTCTTCGTTTTCGTAGATACCGAAACGGTGGCGTAAGGTGCCGTCATAGTTAATGCGGCCAAAGGTCGCCAGGGCGTCGGGGTCGCCTACCCACTCCTGGCCCATTGGTTTGTCCACGGGGTATCCGTCGGCTTTTTCCCATATCACGTCGGCAAAGTTAATACGGCGTCCATAGCCGTCCCCGCTTTCTTCGCCCTTGCCCCGGCCATAAAGGGCCGTTTTTACCACTGTGCTATCCGCTGTGCGTGTTACCTTCTTCATGTCCCTGGTGTACTGAAAGCGGCGGCCTGTATTGGTGCCCCTGCTTTGCAACAGGTCAACGTAGCGGCCCGTGATTTTACCGCCCGCCAGTTTCACCCGGTAACGCACTTCACAATTAAAAGTGTCAATAATTTTGTGGATACCGGAAAGGACACTTTCGTAATAAAAATTTAGCTGGGACACGGTGCCCATTTCGCTTACAATACCCACTTCCCAGCGGGTGCCCGAAAGCATGATCGCCAGAAGGTTGCGAGCCGTTTCGTTTTCGGGCCGCCTGTCTTCCACGATTTCATCCACCAGTTCCAGGGCGGCGTGTTCGCAAAAAACCCTCTTATATACTGTGCTTTCGTGTGTTTCCTCCACTTCTTTGACTACGAATAACTGGTAAAATTCTTCGTCCAGGTCTTTAATAGCCACGAGGCTTTCTGTAGCGACATATTGGGTGTCTTCGTGCTGTGCGGGCATATAAAATTCCAGGGTATTTTCGCCGTTTATTTGTTCCTTATGCACGGCGTCGTAATAAGGGCATGCCGTAGGGCTTCCGTTAGTTAGAACCGCCCGTATGATTTCGCTTTTATCAAATATGAATAAATGGCGGTCAGGGTTTATAACGGTGTCCCGCTGTTCCAGGTTCCTTACGAATTCGTCCCAGCGAGGCAGCAAAAGTTTGGGACAGTCGGCCCCCTGGTCAAAGTAACGGTGGGGCACCACATTCTTTGTGGGTATGGAATAAAGGGCCTGTAAATACCGGATTAACCACAGGGCGTTTTGCTCGGCTTGCCCACGGTTGCCTCCAGCGTTTCGGCAAATTGTGATACTTATAGAAGTGTCATTCCCTGGGTCGTCGGTGGCCGTCGAGGTATTAAGCGTCATTTCGTCGGTTGGCACGTGTTCAACTATACCCAGGGCATCTACGGTAAAATGCCAGGAATTTAAGGCAGTGTCGTCGGTGTTCAAAAGGTTGGCGTAAAAATTGGCGTCTGCGTAAGCCGCCAGGTTGTCGGCGTCATGTATAACAATGCAAGAAGGGTTGATATATAGTTTGGGTCTGTTTGGCCGCCCGCCAGGAATATGGTTTTTTGTTATGGACGCCATTTATCCACCCCCTTAAATTAAAAGGAAACGGCATCCCAAAGGACGCCGTTGTTACAGCCATTTTTCTTGATATTGTATGGTTACGTCACACTTTGCAGCTGGTTCCAAAGTAAATTCATTCAAGCCACGGTCTAACATAAAGAAGTCAGAAGACACGTCCAGGCAGTTCATGGCCCGCAGTCCGTTCACCTCTATAGTCGCCCTGTCATTGTCAATTACAAGTATGTCCCCGTGTTGGAAGTCATAAGTCACTAATACGTGCTTGCTTCCCTTCTGTAACTTGACGTAAGGGATCGGGGCTTTTACTTTCATGGTAAATAACGGGTAAGTCCTTGCGGTTCCGTTATACGTCAAGCAAGGGGATTCTACGGCCCCCACGCCCAGGTTGCCGTCAAAAGCCATTAGACAGGAGGTGTTTTCGTCCAGCGGCAGCGGGCCGCCTGTATCATTGGCCGCCAGTTCTGCGGTTGTGCGGACTATTTTAGAAGCCCTTACTTCATCAATGGTGTTGTTCCATTGTTCGGAAGTGTCAAAACTGCTTCCCAGGAATATGGTTCCCTTTTCGTCTATGTTGGCGGGGGTCGCCAGGGTCGCGGTGCCCCACTCCACGCCGTCAATCAAAAGCCACACCTGGCTCCCGTTCCAGCGGGCCGCAAAGACGTGGCTGCCCACCATGGCAATGCCCGAAGTTTTAATGACCAGAGTATTGTTAAAATGCAATTCATAGGTTCCGTCAGTCAGCTTTTTAAATAGGAAGCGGCTTCCTTCGGCCCCGTGGCTGTCCCATAAAAAGGCGTTGCGGTCAGTCCGCCCGTCCTCAAAAGCCCTGACTTCGAAGGTGCCCTGGTCGCTTTCCAGGCCGCCGCCCATGTCCAGGGTCAGGGTTTCCGGTTCACGGGTGCCCACTGTCCAGGTCGTTTGATAGGGCTTTTCTTCAAGCTGCCATTTGGTCACGCCGCTGGGGGTTAGCTTTAATTCCGCCGTGGCCGGGGTCACGGTAATCAGGTTTCCGGTTTTGTGGTTTGACACTTTAAAGATCAGGCTGTGTAAGGTCGGTGGTTCAGGTGACGTTACTGTTTTAAGGGTAGCTCTAGTCATAACGGTTATACCTGAAAGACTTTGACCGGGGATTAGCCCGGAAATTGCCCCTCCGTTGGTCGCCGCCTGCCACGAAGTCCCGGCGTCCACGCTGGTTTCTACGGTAAGGGAAGCACCGGCGGGCACGGTGGCCGTCCATGAAATGACACTTGAAAAATAGGCTTCCACGTTGGAAATATCGTAGGCCGCAGAACTCCTTGTGCCGGTGTTGGCCTTGCTTATATTTATAGCTAGGTCTGTTAACTGAGGCGTTTGCTTTTGGTCGGCGGTCGGGGTTAGTGTCGCTCGGTATTGCAGCTTCGCTCCGCTTGCAATCACGGAACCGCTAGGCAAGCCGGGGACGGCCCCGCCTTTGGCTACAGTTTGCCAGCCCGCCCAGGTCGTCCCGTCTGGGGCGTAGTTGGTTTGCACGGTCAGGCCCGCCCCGGTGGGCACAACGCTGCCCCAGGTTATGGTTGAAGTCATAACGATGGACGGCGAAAGTGTCATAATGGGGGAGGTATAGGTGCCTGTTAATCTGTAAACGTCTTTAGCCGCGATTTCCACGGTAATATCAGACACTTTCGGGGTCTGCGTCGGATCGGACGTGGCTAGCGTTACCCTCCATTTAAGGCTTTTGCCCGCCACGTCAGTGTCGGGGGCTAGGCCAGGAATTTCCCCACCGTTGGTGCATTGTGCCCAGGTAGTCCCGCCGTCAAGCGTCACTTCTACCTTTACGGTTGTGCTGGCGGAAGGCGTTATTTCCGTCCATGCGATACGGCTTGTCGCCACGGTGCCCACGGTTGAAATGTTGTAAGCGGGGGACACGCGGCTGCCCGTGGATTTATACTGGTCTGTGGTCGTGGTTTCGTCCCACTGTACGGTAAAGTCGTCCACATAACAGCGGTAGCCGTGGCCGCCGTCTTCCCAGCTGACGTTATAGCTCCGCCCAGGGGTTAAGTTATAGCTTGTAAATGTCCAGTAATTGGCCGCCGATAATTTTCTGATCAGGGTGCCGTTCACGTAAATTTCCGTTATTCCGCTACTGGGATACGTGGGGAAATTCATTTTTGCGTTCTCAGCCCCCGCCGGAATGACAAAAATAGTGTACCCGTAATAATTTGTAGTGTAAGAATAATCGCCACTCCAATGCTGATTTGAAGAATTGTCGAAGTAATACCATTGAAAGAAATTACCCACTGTTGTGCTTTCGTCATCTTCAAAGGTGGCCTTTTTAATTATGTGTTGCGTGCTTGTTACTTGCTCGGTGGCCAGCTTCAGTTCACCGTTTGCGTTGGCCGTAACGTCTGTAAGCGTGCCCCCTAGAAAGTCGGCCTGAGTCGTTTCGGTTTTAGCGTAGTCGGTGCCCGAAGGTATTTTGGTTAATTCCACAAGGCCGCCCGCCGTGGCCTGGGTGTTGCTGTGGGTTCCGTTAAAGTCGCCCTGGATCGTGTCGGCGTTGCTGAAAGCTGGTTCAAGTGTCAATTTTAAATCTGTATCATCGGTATGAACTCCGCTTTGGGTGCCTGTGGCCAGGTCGTCCATAAAGACGTGTTCGAGTGTCACGGCCTGGTCTGTCCCTTCGGTTGAAAGGGTATAAATTGCCCCAGGTGTCAACGCGGTTAAGGTTTCTTCCGCCGGGGCTTCTGCAGTTTGCATATGGTTTGTGGTTCCTTCTTCAATAAAGACGGCCTCCCCGTACTGGCCCGCCTTATAGCGTGGCTGGTTTACAGAGTAGGATGTGCCGTCTTCCAGAAAGGCTGCCGAGGCCCTGGCAAACACCGGGTTAGGTTTGGCCACGGCCACGGTTTGGTTAATCAATTGCCCGGCGGCAAAGGGTTCAGGGCATAAAAAAAGCAGGTTTCCCTGTCCGTTGTAAACGATTTCGTCAATATCCGTTTCACCAGTTACCCGTGCCATGTATATTTTGTCGGGTTCGTCGCTAAAAACAAGCGGCTTCAAGTCGTCCTGGTATAACCAGTCGGCCAGTTGACGGGCCTTTACGCGTAACTCTTCCCATGACGCCGCCTTTATGGTCACGGCCACCTCAATTTGTCTTACGCCCAGTTCCGTGCCAAAGTCTAAGGCCCCCGCCCGCTTTGGTATGCTCACTGTTTTAGAGGCCACAGGAGGTAAAATGCTTTGCCTAACCACGTTTACTGTCACGTAGGTTTTACTATCTATTCCATTAAAAGAAAATGACACTTTATAGTACCCCCTTCGCACGTTGGCTCCGCTTGGTCAGTCTGTAAAGTTCTGCGGCTATGCGTTCTATGTCGGCTTCTTCACGTACTACCATTTGCTGCACGTTAATGTTGACGCCGCCACCTCCGCCAGCTTGTTGCATTTGGTTGGCGATTTCCGCAGCAAAAGGCCGCATACGGTTTCCCTGTAATGGTATGGCAGCTTCCGGGCCAGCCTCACCTATGATAATGTTTGAAGCACCTGTGAAAATACCGCCATTTGCGTACCCTGGGGGGTTGCCGTTATTTTTGCTACTTCCGCCGCTTACAGTACCTTTGGCGGCACTTGCCGAACTTCGGGCGGCGTCTGCGGCTTTGGATGCTGCCTTGCTTGCCAGGCTTTTAGCTTTGTCGTAGGCATCCTGGGCTTTCTGTAACACATTTTTAATAGTATCCAGAACACTATTTAAGGCCGATTTCATACTATCAACGGCATTGGTAACGGTAGACTTGGCACTATTTATGGCATCGGAAATGGTGGTTTTAATGCTGTTCCACGCGTTTGAAACGTCTGTTTTAATAGCCGTCCAGGTGCTTGAAAGAAAAGACTTAACGCTATTCCACACACTGGTTGTATTGGACTGGATATTACTCCACGCCGTTTGTATAAGCTGTTTAATAGCGTCTATGGTCGTTTGGATGAGCTGTTTAATGCTGTTCCATGTTGTTTGCAGGAAAGATTTAATAGTGTTGTAAACTTGTTCTGTATTGGACTTAATAGCGTTCCAGGCATTTTGGATCAATGCTTTTAGGTTGTTCAGGGTTGTGTCCGTTAACTGTTTAATGCTATTCCAGGTTGATTGCAAGAAGGACTTGATAGCGTTCCACACGGTTTCCGTTGTGGACTTAATCGCGTTCCAGGCTGTTTCCACCGTGCTTTTAGTCCAGTTCAGATCGTTTTGGAACATTTGTTTTATAAAGTCCCATATTGATTGCAACATGGTCTTAATACCGTTCCACACGGTGTCCGTGACACTTTTGACAGCGTCCCAGCCGTTTTGCACTACATTTTTGACACTTTCAGCAGAAGTGTTGGTAACGTCCGATATCGCTTTCCATGCTGTTTGTATGGAGCTTTTTATAGCTTCCCAGCCGGTTTCAGTAAAAGCCTTCGTATCATCCCAGGCTTTTGAAACAGTATCCTTTATGGCGTCCCAGGTTTCGCCTGCTTTATTTTCAAGTTCAGCCCAGGATTTCTTTAAAAACGCGGCTATTTCGTCGGACTTTGCGTATAAGGTGCCCAGTACCATAATTAAGGCCGTTACCCCTGCAGCGATTCCCGCCATGGGCAAGGTCACGGCGGTAAAGGCCGTCACCAGAAGTCCCATAACTACCAAAACAGGGCCGATTGCGACGGCGAGTGCGGCCACTATAGCAATGACGGTTTTTACTTCCGGTGAAAAGCCGCTAAAAGTGCGGGTTAGTTTTAATACAAGTTCTGTAACGGTTTCTATAGCGGGCCTCATTACGTCGTAGAAGGAAAGCATTAACCCTTCCACGGCGGAGGATAGTTCAATAAAGCCGCCTTTGGTGTTGTTGGTTATGGTGTCGGCCATTTTCTTGGCCGCCCCGTCGGAGTTTTCCAGTTCCTTTGTAAATTGTTCCAGGCCGTCTCCACCTTGCTGAAGAAGTGCCAAAAGTCCAGGGCCAGCCTCAATACCCACCAGTTCCATAGCGGTGGCAGTATCTATGCCCGCCCCTTTCAGCGTGGTTAATATTTCGGCCAGGGAATGGGTCTGCGGGTTCACGTCGTCAAAGGTCAGGCCCATTTTAGCTAAGGCGTCAGTTGTCCTTGTGGTTGGGTTCAATAGCTGGGAGATGATACCCCGAAGGGCCGTGCCAGCTTTTTCACCCTTAATGCCCGCATTACTTAAAAGCCCGATTGCAGCGGACATTTCCTCCACAGACATTCCAGCAGCGGAAGCAATAGGTGCTATATATGAAAAGGCCAGCCCCAGCCCTTGAATGTCGGTGTTAGATGCGGCGGCGGACTTGGCCAGCACGTCGGCAACGTGGGCCGTTTTGTCGGCGGACATTCCAAAACCTGAAAGGATATTGGAAGCAATGTCAGCGGCGGTTCCCAGGTCAACGGCCCCTGCCGCCGCCATGCTTAAAAGTCCAGGCATAGCCTTCATAATGTCGTTTGTGGTGTAACCGGCTTGTCCTAAAAAGGTCATGGCTTCGGCGGCTTGCGTGGCACTAAATTGGGTTGTTGAGCCGAGGTCTTTTGCTTGGGCGGTTAGTTTATCCATTTCCCCGCCCGTGGCCCCCGTAACGGCTTGCACTTTTGACATGGTGGCGTCAAAGTTACTGCCTACGGCCACAACAGCCGTGCCCAGGGCTGTAAGGGGGGTCGTTACGGCCAGCGACAAGGTTTTACCTATACTTGTTAATTTGGTGCCCACGTCAGATACGCTTTGCTGAGCCGAGTTCAGTTGTCGCTGTAAGTCGCTGATGTCTGCGGTAAAACGTACTAATACACTGCTTAACGCACTCAAAAAACACCCACCTTTCTTGGGGCAATAAAAAAAGGGCCGCCATTCGCTACCCACCATCGGAATAGCAAATAGCGGCCCCTTTTGCCTCTATGCTTTGTTGAATTTCTTCAACAGTTCTTGGAATTGTATGTCCCGTTCTTCACTGGTAATAGGTTTTGCGGCGGCGGTCTGTGTTTTGCCTAAAAGTTTTTCAGGCGTAATTAATGTTCTATAATTTCCGGTAGCGTTCATAAGGTTGGCCGCCAGCCATGCAGTTCGGTGATATGTTGCTTCTTCGGTTTGGTGTTTGAATTCGGTGTAAGCCTCTAACATTTCGGCAAATTCGGTTATGGTTAATTCCCAAAATTCTGCGGGTTTTAACTGTAACGGGCCGAAGGCCAGCATTTTAAGTTCGCCCCAGCCCGCTTCCATTAGTTTTTTCTTGTTGCCATTTGGAAGGCTTCGGCCAGTTTTGCCTGGACATATTCAAAGTTACCGAAGTCCACCAATTCGCCCACTTCTTCTTCCGTTAAGCCCTCATGGATAAGGCCCGCCCAGAGCATTACCCGAACGGCTTTCATAGACATTTGAATGTTCCCCAGTTCGGCCAGGGGCACGCCCAGGCGGTCTTCGATTTCAGCTAGAGAATTTAAAGTGTAACGCATGGTGTAGGTCATGTCGCCCAGTTCCAGTTCAATCATATGTCTTTGTGTGTTTGCCATTTTAATAAGTACCCCCAAAAGGTTTTTTAGAAGTGTCATTTTTTCCGGTCAGTTGTCTATCTAATTAAAAGTGTCATTTTTTAAGCGGCAGGTACTACGGTTAAAGCCCCGGTGCCGGTAAATGAAAGCTTGTAGGTTGCGGCGTCTTCTTGCGGAAATTCAGCAGGGAAGTCGGAAATGATACACTCACCGGTGTATTTCTTGCCGCTGGGCATACGAATTTCAGCTAAAACGGTTTGACGGCTTGCCCAGATAGTTTCCATTTGGTCAAGGGCAGCGTCAGAAGCCATAAGGTAGCCTTCACATTCCAAGCCCCAGCTGTTGATACCCGCCAGGTTTGCGGCCCAGCCGCCGTCGTCCTTGGAAGTGGCGTTTACAATGTTGGTGCTTCTGTTTAAGGTGGCGTTGCTTTGTCCGCCTAATACGGTCAGGTCGGTATCGGTCGGGCCGGTTTTAACGTAAATAAGCACGTCAACGCCAGCAATTTTTGTTCCTGCCATTTGTTGTTTTCCTCCTTATCAAAATAAAAAAGAGGCCGTTTAAGCCTCACATAGGGTTCTAAAGTTGATTGAATAAAGGTGCCGCCCGTTTTCGTCCGTACCGATATACAGCGGCGTACTTTGGGCGGCGGTACAAAAAATAACGTGGGTTGTGCCCACGTCAAAGTCTCGCTTTTGGTGCATAAAGTTATATATTTCCCACGCCTTAGCTTCCCCTTCCCCTGGGTGCGTGGCCCTTAGAAGTACCTGGAAAGCGGGGCGGGTAATTTGGCTGTTACTTGCGGCCCCGCCTGTCAGGGATACCGTTGCACAGTCAGGGGCGGCGGTTGCAGGGATGGTGTTGGGGTAAAATGTAAAATTCAGCCCTTGCTTAATGACACTTATAAGGTCTAATACCCGCACGGTTCACCCCCCTTTATCCTGCCACAAGTCTTTGCAGTTCGGTTTCAATATGTTCTTTGTAGGCATCCTGTTCGCCTGTTAGCGGTCTTTCCAGGAATTTCGGCCCGACGTTGTAATGGTTTCCACTCATACCCGTTCCCCCAGGCTTGGCCTGTGAGCCAGGGCCTAAGTTGTAGGTGCCCTCATGCATTTTCATAGCGTAGTTATAATTGCCGCCGCTATAGCTTTCCCTTACAGCAAATTCCACGGTGCCTTCGGCCTTTGTTCCGCTTGCGTTGACTTGCTTTTCGTAGGACTGTTCAAGTATTCCCTTGTCATGCGGGGCACTTTCGGAAGCGGTGCGGGCCAGGTCGTCAATACAGTCCTGCACGGCCTGTTTTAATGCGTTTTCAAGCTCTCTTTCCAGGCCCGTTAGTCTGCCAAGATCAATCCTTACTTCTACGCTAATATTAGCCATTTATACCGCCACCTTTGTAAATAGTGGCTTTCCGGTAAAGTCCCGAACGATAGCCACGGTTAATGGGTGAAGGCTGTATTGGTTGCCCGTTTCGTCTTTCCACTCTAATAGGTCGCTGTAGTTCACCGTTACAAGCCCGTTTAATAAAATGGTTGCACTTGTGACGGCTTCTTTGCCGTCTTGGGTTTTCACTAGTTGGCTGTGTTGGTCTATCCGACATTTAAGTGTCATTCCACGGCCTGGGCGGGGTTGGCCCCACTCATCCAGATCACCGCCTTTGGTGATTTTGACACTTTGATTTAGAGGTATGAGGGCCATTAAACAGCCCTCCCCACCCGGCGTCCTATGATTAGGACGGCCTGGGGTGCCACGGTCTGGGCTGCTTTATCTACCGCAATTTGCACACCAGCCACGGAAATGATTTTCACACCCATTTCTGCTTTCCGTAGTGTATCGTCAATTCGTAAAAGCCATAAGGATTGTTCAAAAACGGCCTCATCTGGTAGAGGCTTTTCAGCGTCGTTGAAGTTTCTATATATCCGGTAAAGTTGGGCTTTGGCGTTGGCAAGTGCCCGCTGTTTCTGGGTCGGGTCAGCCGCCACCCATTCGTCGTTGTGTAAAACTTGAGTGGCAAAATACGCCTCAGCATTGGCCACGGTTGCCGCCATTTAAGCCACCTCACTTTTTTGTCGCTGTTAGGTTGTTATATGCAACGGATCAATTCAGTTGTTTAATATCAAAAGTTATACGTTTTTAAATTAAAGAAATTTATGCTTAAAAATTATGATTTAAAATTTGTGAACTTATAGAGGGAAAATTATTCTTCTGCAGTAATATGTTGTTAGAAGTTTTTAAGTTAATAATTTAGCTTTCTTTGGTAATAGCTAATACCAATTATAAATAATGGAGTGTGCCAATGAGAATTTATTTACCTAATAACCTTGATCTCTCTAACGCATTAAGGTTCTGCAAAGAATTAAATACGCTTGTTAGTGAGTATACTGATTACCTATATGATTACAGTTTATTAAGTCTTGTAGAACCTTTTGGGATGTTATTAGTTGGTTCAGCAATGAGGAAGTTCATTAACAGTCACACAAATTCAAATCACCAAGGCTGTAACTTTTCAGGCAAAAACTATGCAGCTCATATGGGGTTTTTTCAGAGTATATACTTGGATTATGGTAATAGACCTGGAGAGGCTAATGGAAATACAAGATATATACCAATAACAGAAATTAATACAAATGCCTTAAAAAAAGAAGCTATTGAAAATTTTGAACATGTAGGAGAAACTATTGAAAAAAAATCTCAAGATCTGGCATTAGTGTTAGCAAGACAGGACTTTAATTTGACTGAATATCTAACATATTCAATAAGAGAACTTCTAAGGAATATTGTTGAGCATAGTGAATCTAATAGCATATGGATTGCAGGACAATACTGGCCGTCAAGGGATTTAGTAGAAATTGCCATACTTGATGAAGGAGTTGGAATTAGAAACAGCCTACGCAATAACCCGCACCTTGAAATCGATAGTGATGAATCCGCATTAATACTAGCTTTAGAACCAGGGATATCTGGTGTAGCTTTTGGAAAAAGAAAAAGACCAAACGACGTCTGGAGTAACACGGGATATGGCTTATATATGACAAGTCAGATTTGTCAACAAGGTGGTAGTTTTGTTATTTGTAGCGGCAGTAAAACACTGCTAATGAATAAGTTTACAAAAAAAATATTTGATACTAGCTTTAATGGTACAGCAATTAGGATGAGATTGATTGCATCTAGGATAGGCAATTTAAACACAGTATTGCAACATTTAGTTAATGAAGGAGAAAAGAAAGCTAGAGAAAATAAAACACATTCAGTTTTATCTGCTTCAAAGGCTTCTAAATCTTTATTATCTAAAATAAAGCCTTAACTAAGTAGTGAAAAATAATAGTTTTTATATTTAGAAGCTGCGGACAAAACTAGCGTAACTTTGCTCCTGCTTTGGCGTGACGGAAATTTACCGTCACGCCTGTGTATTAATGTATCTTTTTTAAATTAAATGGATTTAGTTACGCCCATTAACCGTGCAGCAGCCCTGGGATGAAAAACCGCCATGCCGCAATAAAATTCAATACGGGTTCTAAATACAGGCTTGGCATCAATTTCACCCAGGTCACGGACGTTAATCATGCCGTTGCGGAGGCCGGATACGTATTCTTCAGCCCCGAATTTTACGGCGTAAATGGAAGCGGTGTTGCTGGAAGCCCCTTCGGTGAAGCCAAGAATCTCATTACCGGAGGCGTCAGTTTCAACAATGCGAATGGGGATACCACCATAAGTGGAAACGGGGCGGCCAAAAGCATCAGAGCCATTTTCAATGTAGTGCTGGGAGCCTTGTAGGACTTTCTTAACTTCCCGACGCATAGCTTTGGACATCAGCAGTACGTCCGGTTCGCCTTCAACGGCGTCAATCAGTTCGTCAATCATGGCCAGGGTCAGGTTAGCGTCACTTGCATCAATTATTTGCTTACCAGTTAACCGTTTTTCCAGTCCGTTGAATTCTTTGGTATTTGTGGAATTATCACCTTTGAAAAAAGACTTGGTGTAAGCCAGGGAAAGGGCTTTGGCTTTCATTCCGGTATGAATGGCCCTAATGTCCTGAAGGTTGCCACGAGTTGCTACAATAAATTTGTCCACATCAACGTCGCCACCCAGGATGTATAAGCCCTCGGAAGCCTGGTTGATTACACCAACACTTTCGGTGTAGCCTTCGTTTTCGCCACGGAAAGCGATACCGGGCAGGGTTCCTTCCTGATTATATTTGTAAGCGTTACCGGCGATTTCTTGGAAGGGAAGCAGTTCGAAAATAACGGAATTGCGTGCAAAGGTTTCAATTACGCCTCTTTGCAGAACGTCATTGGATAGTTTAGAGGCTTCAAGTATAGTCAGGGCCATTATTTATTTCCTCCTCAAATTTCGTAATTACGTACATTGTGGGCAATAAAAAAAGCGTGGGGTTTCCACGCCTGTGAAGGTGTTACTTTTGGCCGTAAGCGGCTCTTAACAATTCCATTGGGGAGAGTTTATTTAGGTCAGCATTTTGGCTGCCCTGGGGGTTCGTCCTTTCACCCAGTGGGGTGTCCTTTTTAGTTGTTTTAAACAATCCTTTCTTTTCGGCATTGGCCAGCCATTCCAGCTTTTGTTCGGGGTTCATGTGCTGGGGCAGTAAGTCTTTGAATTCTTCGGGCACGTTTTCCAGCCGTGCTTCCAGAAGACTGTTTATTACCCCCTCAAGCTGAACCACCCGTTCGGTAGCTTTGGAATAGGTTTCTTTGGTCTGGTTCAATTCATCCGAAGTGGTCTTATACAGTTCCTCGAATTTGCCTTGCTGTTCTTTGGCTTTCTTTTCCTGTTCAACCGCTTTTTTGTCCCTTTCGGTTTTTTCGGCTTTCAAGGTTTCAAGGTCTTTCATCAATTCTTTGTATTTACTGTTCACTTCATCAAAGCGGTGCTTGGGTATCATGTGTTCTTTATCCTGGTGGCCGCCTGAATTATCCCCGTCCTGGTTTTCCGTGTTTTTCGCCCCGTCAGGCGTAGGGTTTTGGGTGTTCAGGTTTTCGTTTGGGTTGGTGTTGTTAGTGTTCTGTTCAGACATTACTTAAATCCCCTTTCGAATTTCGCTTGTTTTCGTGGTTGCGTCCACGGTGTTAGGGAGAATAAAAAAAGGCCCTTTTGGGGGCCAAAGTCTTACTGATCTAATTCAGTCATTTTTCTGTTGTGTTTATCTTTAAGGGCGGTGGGCAACAGGTCAAAGTCCCTTAATGCGTGCACGGTGTGTTGACAATTCGGGTGAAATATTTTGCCGCTGTCCCTTAACTCGTTATAGGTTAAATAACTTGGGGTCAGGCCGTTCATGGAAATTACCATACCTTCATAACTCCGGCAAGCGTCTTTGGCCCCGTGGGATGATACCACAGCTAGGTCGAGGCCCCTTTCGGTAAGTTCCTCCCGTCGGCCTTCTACGTGGGCTTGCTGTAGCTTTGTTCTTACCACCATTTCCGCGTAAGTCGAAAGGTTCCAGCGGCGGCCCGCCTTGTCAACTATACCTACCCAGGCTTCGCTTTCCAGCTTCTTGGAAAGGCCCGCTTTGGTCAGTTTGTCTATAATTTCGTTGCGGGTGGTACGGCGGCCCAGCTGCTCAATTGCTTTCACCCTTAAAGTGTCCCCGACGACACTTCTTACAAGCTGTTTAACTTTTCTTTCTGTATTTTGGGTAGCCATTAAAAGGTCGTTGTAAGTGTCATTGACGAGTGCCTCTACTTGTTGGCGGGCCAACAGGGAGAAAGACACCCCTGCTACCGCTTCCGCCAGTGTGCGGGCTTCCCCCAGTTCAACCAGGGCCGTCGCTTGGCCGTCACGGTAAGCATGGGCCACCACATCATCAGCCCATTGCCGGGTGTTGCCGTCCAGTTCTCGTAGTATAAATGCTATTTGATTAAGCAAAGAAACGGCTTGTGCCGCCTCAATGCCGTTGGTTATGCTTCCTAGCTGGTAAACTATTTTTTTAAAAGCGTCTTTGTAATACTTCACCAGTCGCCTTTCGTCCCGTTCGTAACTGGGCTGAGGAATAAAGCGTGGCATTATTCACCACCCGCCTGTTTAAAAGTGTCATTATTAAATATTGACGGGTCGGCCACGGCTTCCTCGGCCCTTATGCGTTCCAGTTCCTTTTCTGCTTGTTCTTCGGTTAGGCTGTCCAGCCACATAACGGCGGACTTCTGGGAAATGGTAGCTTTACCGCCTGTTCTAATTGCCATAATGTTGGCCATTTCGGTTTCGTCATCCGGCAAGCCGTCCCTAAACTTAATCAGCGGGGTAAAAAGCTGGTAATTCTGTTTACCGCCCCGTGCGTGTTCCAGCATTTGAGCAATGGTTAAGACGCGTTTCAATCCCTTATTGTAATATTGCCGCTTCCGGTTGATTTTGGCCAGAATACTGTTCATTCGCCATTTAATTGACAGGCCGCTGCTGCCGCTTGTGCCGCTGTCCCCTTTGCCCAGGGCCACGGCGGGAATTTCAGCGTTGATAAGTAAAATGTCTATAAGTTTTTCCAATTCCTGAAAAGCCGCCTGTAATTGGCCGTCCCATGTTATATACTGGGGCACGACGTCTTCTTTGCCCATGATTTCAAAGATTTTATTTAAGCCCACACGGAAAACGGGGTTTCCTTCTTCGTCCTCACTTAATAACCCAGCGGGAACGGCCATTGCTGGGTCTGCGTGCTTGTCCAATATGGCCGCAATTTGCGAGAGCCTGTTATTAATTTCATCAAACAGCGGCTTGTTGTCGGAAAGGTCGTCAATGCCCTCCCAGATTTCGTCTGTGGCAAAGTTGGGAACGTGCACCACCAAGGGAAAGGGCACGTCAGTCTCCACCAGTTTATAGGCGTCTTTGATTTCCGAATAAATACGCCATTCCGTTATCTCGTTATCATAGGTTATAGTCACAGGGTTCAAGTTGAATTTGCGGTAAATAATCCGGCCAGGGAAGTGGCTTTCCACGTTTAATATCCAATAGTCACCCTTTTTGTTGTCGCGGATCAGAAAAGGGACGGCGATATGGTAGGCCATGATTTTGTTCGCGTCCCCTGGAAAAGTTTCAGGGAATACGTATTCCGGGTTTTGGGCTTCGATTATGGCCCTGAAGGGGTCATACCTGGCGTCTACCATGCCGTCATATTCCTGGCCCCAGCGTATCTTGTAAAAGCTGTCCCCACGGTAAGCGTTACCCAGGGCACTTTCGTAATTAATAATGTCCAGGTTATTGTCCCCGTTTATTCGGTCGAGGGCTTTTTGCTCGTTGGAATTGTCGTCCTTGCCCGCTGAATAAGCCGTGGGTTCGCCGAAAAGAAAGTCCGCCGATTTTTTGCAAATAATGGCGGGCAAGTTTACTGATATATAAATAACGTCATTTTGGCGGCTAGTCAGCCGGTTCTGTACTCGTTTGAACACATCGTAATGTTGGCCCATGAATAACTTGCGGTTGTCCCTATAACGGGCAATACGTTCCTTGTGCGATGGTGGCGGGAAATACTCATTTATAGCAAACAGCGGGGTAGGCGGAAGGTAATACTGTTCCAGTTCTTCTGCATAGCCGATTACGCCCAGCAAAGAAAGCCCTCCTTTGTAAGATTAGATTCACCTAATACGGTAGCCCGGCCCGGTATTTACAAGCCGGAGGGCTTTTTGTGGAATGTCCTCCTTTTCCCGCTTCCGCACAATTCCACAGCCATTTGCAGGGCATCCGGCAGGTCGTCATGGTCATGGGTGGGAAATTGTTCAAGCATTTCAATCAAGAGCCGCTGGTGCCTCATCAGCCGCAGCACGCCATTTTCAAACAGTGGTTCCAGGCTTTCAATACGTTCTTCCTTTTTGGTCTTACTAGTTACGCCTTTTAGCCTGGTAGTGTATAGGGCTTCTTTTGCCAGCCGTTCACGCAGCTGGCGGAAGAAGTCAATCTGGGCCTGTACTGTTTCCACAGCAAAAACGCGGGGCCGGTACTGTGCGATTTTGTCTACTGCCGTTTCAAGGGCTATGTGTGCCGGGCATTTTTTGGCCCAGACGTCAACACAATAAATAAGGCCCGTCCTTTTATCACGGGCCACTATTACTATAGCGTTATAATCTGAACGTGAATTTTTACCGAAGGCCAAGTCCCAGGCCCCGAAGTATTCCAGGGGCAGGGGTCTTCCTTTGTCATTTTTCAGGTCGCCGTAGTCAAAATAAGTGAATGTGTCGGGCCTAAAAATTTGGTCTTCCTCGCTGATAGGGTTGTTCATAAATTCAGAGCCGAAAGCACGGCTTCCGATGTTTACTTTTTCTAAAATCAGCTTTGCGTAATCAAAACGGGCGGGCCACAGCACTTCCACGCCCTTGTCCATTTCTTCTTTGTTGGCATAATAAAAGGCCAGGGCGTCTTCCATGCGGTTCTCATTCCCCTGGTCACGGTAAATGTTTTCAAATTCTTCCCATAGGTCTTCCCGTTCCGGCGGGTTTACTATAGCCGCATAGACTTTGCTTTGAAAGTCGGCCCGCTGCAGGATATGGGGCAATAAACCGGACCTATGCACAATGGTTCCCATGTAAATAAAGGCCGTCCGGTCTGGGTCGCCGATGGGTATTACCACGGAATTAAACCAGTGCAGGTTTTTGTCCCGAAGTTCGGCGGTGTTGGTGTTCTTTTGGCTTTCCAGGTCGTCGCAGATTACAAGGTCAGGACGGTAAGAGCCGTTCCTTTTGCCTCGAAGCTGTTTGCCCATTGAAGCGGCTTCCACCACTACGCCGTTTTTAGTCAGAAAGGCTTCTTGGTTGTCCTTGTCGTTAAGGGACTTTTTCGGGCTTAGCAGGTCGCCGTAGTCATCCCGTAGTTTCTTGTTATATTTTAGCTGCAGGCTGACCCATTCAATAAACTTCTTAGCGGAAGTGTCAGTTTCAGAGATCACTAAAATATATTTTCTTTTACCGAAGACAATTTGGTGAATGGGGAAGGCGTTTGACAAATAAGCTGACTTGGCGTGGCCCCTGGGGGCCGCCCAACCAATACGTGCCGTTATATTAACGTTAGAAACCTCATCCAAAATGCCGCATAATTCTCCGTGAAAGGTTGGGGCCATTTCCACGTTTATTCCTGCGGGAATTAAGTTCTGTTCGTTTTCCGGGTTGCGGTTATCGCTAAAATATTCGTACATGAAATAAAGCACGGATTCTTCCGCGTGGTCAATTCTTTTTAGTTTAAGCAGTTCGGCCATGTCTGCTTTTTGTTGGGTCATTTGGTCGGGTGTTGGCCGCTTGCCCAGCTCAAGTTTTCGGTTAATAAGACGAACTTGCTGCTCCAATAACTTGATACGGTCACGCCGTTGGCCGGTGTTCGTGATGTCCAATTGCTCTCACCCCCTCACACAACGCACACAATTACCCTTATTACGTACATTAGTACAAGGGTGGGGCGTTTATATTAGGCATTAAAAAAAGGCCCCGTAAAGGGCCTCCTAAGCGTTTTTACAGTTATTAAGTTTTAGTCTTCCAGCGGGATTTTGCTGCCCCCTGGATGGGTGCAACAATCTGTCCCGTCGTTATAGATGCAACAGCCGTGGCCGTTCACGCACCACCATTCGCTGTCTACCCGTTCCCGTTCACACGCACCTTCCGTGCTTGCGTCGTCGTCTTCCCAGGTTACTGGCCAAAAGTAGGGGTCTGCCGCCATCCGTGCCGCTTGTAGCGGGGCTACGTCCAGGCCCCAGTTTTGGAAGCCTGATAGTATGGTTTCATAGTATTCCTCCCAAGGCGGGGCTTCAACGTACTGCGGCCCCATCCGGTAAACGAAGGCTGCCTTCTTTTCGCCGTAAGCGTTCACCACCTCAACTATGTAACGGTTATACAGTCGAGGGTAGCCTTCGTACCTGTCCAGGGCTTCCAGGTCTTTAATGGTTATTCTGTACAAGGCACCAGCCACCGCCTCGCCCTGGGCGGGTTCTATGTCAGCCACCCCGTTTCCCCGCTTGTTTCCTTTGAATGTTAGGCGGTAATCATGACACTTTACAGCCTCAAGGGGCTTGGCTGACGGGCAACGCCGCTTCATTTGACTCAGGTGTAAGTTTGATCCGTAGGCGAAGTACGGAATTAAAAGGTAGCCTTTCTTGTCTATATGAATTTTTTTGAATGTGTTTATTTTCATGCTGCCGCCTCCCGTGATGTTTTATACTTGTATTATATTACGGAATGGCGTACACATCAACTATAAAAAAAGCGGTAGCTTGTACTACCGCCTTTTACCGTTTAGTGTTGAATAATCTGTGTTATAATGCCCGCACGTTTTAATTCCTTGACGAATTCCTCGCTGTCCTGCCAATCAATTTTAACCCCTGTTTGAATTTCGGTGCGGCGGGCCAGTTCCTTCATGTACTGTTCCACGCTGTCCTCCGGTTTCCATGACGAATCACGAAGTCTATTTATAATTTCGTCCCAGTCTTCTCCCGTCAAGGTGAGCCCATCTATAAAGTGTACTGTTAGCAATGGTAACAAGCCGCCTTTCACGTCGCCCAAGTATTCCGGCATCATATATATTATTCCCCTTTCGTTTTATTCTAGCCGAACGGCCAGGGGTTTTCAATCCCCCTGGCCCCCGTGGTCTTAGGCGGCTACGCTTGCAAAGTGTTCTCTGCGTTTCATTTGGTATTTGAAGGCTTGTCCGTATTCGGTTTTTAGGCTGTCCCTTGTTACGTCTCCGAATAGGATACGGCGAAGGCGGCGTTCGTGGTCGATGGAAGTATGGGCGTCCCTGTCCCAGTCGCCTTTTGCTATTCTCATTTTGCCGCCTTTGGCCCTTTCAACCAGGGCCTGGGTGAATACTACCCAATTAACGGCTTTCTCGGCTTCGTGAGTGCCGCCATGTTGCCTGAACTCAATGGTGTTGTGGCGGTAATAAGCCTGGAAATTTAGTTTTTTGTAACGGTTGAACATAACTCGGTTAATGTCGTTTAAGGTTTTAGCCGCCAGCAATGCTTTTAATTCCTCGGCGTTGAAACCCCTGCAATATCTGTTACCGTTTCCCCTACGGCTGGGTGGTAATATGGCGTCCATGTAATTCTCAAATTTGTAGTAGATTGCGTACAGGTTAACAAAGTTTTCTACTTGGTAGTCTGTTACATCGTGATGGACGTGAAGGCCGCAAGTCCGGTCAACTTTGGCCCCCGCCTTGCCCAGAGCGTTCATTACGGCTTTCAATTCTTTCAGGCCCTCCCTGCCCTTCAGGATGGGGCTTACTAATTCGTGGCCACCCCGTGTTAGGCCGGTGCCCTTGTTGTTTACGGAAACGTCGTAAATTAATTTCCAATGGCGACGGGTTGTGTGGTTGTAAGTTTCGTGGTGTACGTTAATCCCCGCCTCGTTTAAGGCTGCCAGGGCTTTTGGGGCTGTGATGCCGAAAAATTCGATTTCTACGCCAAAGGTTCTTGATTCGTTGAAGGTTACTCGGTATTCCTGTTCTCTCATTGGCATTTTGTCGTGTCCTCCTTGATGTCGCTTGATGTTGGGTTATTGCTGTCTCGCATGTGTAGCTTATTACGTAATCTAGTACAAGTCAAGGAGATTTTGACACTTTATTTTTTGCAGAATGACACTTTATCTAAAAAACAAAAAGCCCTTAAATAAGGAGCTTTATAATACAATAACCTTCATAATTCTTTGACAGACCAAGGTTGAATAATTCTTATAATACGTAACTCAACTTTCCCACTTGCAAAATAACCTTAATCCCAACATTTAAGCGGCCTTGCTGGAAAATAAAATAGCCCTTGACAATCATTGAGAAAAAATAGAAAAGACACCAATCCTTTTGGTAAAATGGAATTGCCAAAAACCAAAATTACCAGACCAAGGAAGGTGTCCATGATCATGATAATAAAAAACGCAGGGGTTAAGCAACTGCCAAAAAGTCTCCAATCTACGTTTTTAGAATTAAAAATATCAAATTACTTACGTAAAGCTGGCATAGTTAAAGGATTGGGATTCTCTTGTCTAACAGTTTTTTGTTTGGTTTTCTCGAT